CCATGTGATATCTTATACACAGCAATTCTTCTTCTGTAAGATTAATAAACTGTGAAAGAATCATAACCGACTTAGCTCCATGTCCTTTAAGGAGCAGCTTTGGATTATATTCATAGTGATACAATCCTTTGCCGTAGATCAGTTCGTCTGTTCCTTTAACTCTCTCTCCATCAGCTTTAACATACTGATCACACTTGCAAAGATCGTGAAACATTCCAACAATAAACGGACTTTCCGGTCTCTCCCATTTCAGGTTATTATTAGTAGTAAGCCATTGCAGTCTTGCGGCAACAGTCTTGCTGTGATCGTATAATCCGCCTTCATATGCTCCATGATACTTAGTGCTTGCTGGAGCTGTGAAAAAGCCATCGTAAATCAGATATGACATAAGCTTTTCATTATCGATCACAAGACTGTTGTCAAACTTGCCACTGCTTACTTTATTCCACAGCTTTGTAAATTCTTCAAGTCTGTTCTTTTTTGTTGTTTCACTCATTTATTTTTTTCACTCCTATTCCTGTGAAGCGTAAGATTTCAGATATTTTAGACGTATGATCGCCATTCAAATAAATAGTACTTGTATCCATAAGTACAATTCTTGTATGAGAACCATCAAAGAAAATACATGTAATGTATTGTGTGTTAATCCAGCGTTGACAGCCGTCCGCATCTGTCGCAATAAACCACATATAATTCACATCCTTTGCATTATTTTACATATGTTTTTGGAAAATAAGATTGGTCGAGGGCGGCTTTTGAGGCCGCCCTCTCCAAATTAATCATTTAGAATATCCATAGCACTACACAAGATATCAGTCTTCTTTTTGATATCTTCATATTTTTGCTCTGCTTCCTTATACAGAGCTTGATATTTTTCCATTTCCTTCTTGAATTCTTCTTGTTTTCTCATCAAATCTTCAAGCTTGGATTCCAAAGAAGCGTCCTGTGCAATAATCGGCTTTTCTTCTATTTTAATTACCGGTCCATTTTCAACTCTTACTTCTTTGGTGTTTTCTGTTTTGTTTTCTTCTTTTACTTTGTTCTTATACCATTTGTGTTGGTAAATCTTTTTCTTCGCTTGTGTCTTTGAAAGATTCGTGCGATCCATAATCCACTTGACCTGATCTCCGGAAGCAAGCGATTCCTCCCACCAGTTTTCGCCAAGATCCAATTTCTTTCTGGTGGTTTTCTTTTCAGTCTTTTCTGCTTCTTTTACTTCTTTGATTGCTTTCGCAAGTGAAGACATATTGGATTTTTCCATTTCCTGACGCCTTTTCATGTTTTCTTCCTTTGCACGCTCAATCAAAGTTTTTCCACCATACAATGGAATTGGTGGATCATCGTATACCTGATTTGCAAGAAGCTGAATAGCCCTTTTCCCCTGCTTGCATGGAGACTTACATTGTGAACAAATAGCAACATTTCCATTTGCCTTACCGCAAGTTTTTATATGTTTCTGAACGATTTCTTCAAGACTCATGTCTTCCAATTCTTTAATTGGAAACGGATGACTGCCTGCAACATTTTGCACATAAGGAATGTCATACTTCCTCATCGTCATTTTCTCCTTCTTCTTGTACAAAGATGCCTTGTTCGACTTCTATTGCTCCCAAATCGATTACAGCACCATCTGGTACTTTTTCATTATCAATTGTTACTATTTCATCAGTTATTTTCTTTAACCAGCATTCTTCAGGCTTTTCATCGTATATTGCTTCTTCAGTAAGATGCTGATGTCTCATAAGACACTCTTCATCGCCGTCGTAATAGATACAACTTAAACAAATCCTTGGGTACGGCATCTGAAATATAACCATTTCCTACTCCTTTTCAATGTAATCTTCGCCAGTGGCTTCTTTATATGCAGCTCGCAGCTGTATTAAGTCTTTTAACAATTCGTCTTTTTCAGCTTGGAGCTTATATATTGTTTTATACATTTCTTCCACGCACTCTTTAAACTCTGCAGTATTCAAATCCTCTGGACAATAACAGCAGATACGCATGCACGGTCCTTCGATGTTTGTAAGCTTTACAATTAATTCATGCGGAGTCGTATCGCATCACCTTTCTTCAACAAACCAATGATCCACAACGTTTTGTTGTCCTCTGTTTAGAATTCTGTACATTCTTTCCAGAAGATTTGCGTATTTTTTATTAGATCTTCTGTAATCAAGAACCAGTTTAATAAGTCCTTGCTGATTCTTATCCTGAGTTTTAATCACTCTTAATAAATCATCTATGTAATCAGCATAAGAATTCATATGGTGTGTTCTGAATAGTTCAGACATCACTTTGCCATTCCTGATTATTTCATGATAATCGTTTACCATTCATGCCACCTCACATCATTCATGTTTGTAAGGATACACGAATGTGTAACATTAGGATGTCTTCTGATCCAATCGTTAACAGCTTCTTCGTCATCCATATCATCACGTACTTTATCAAGAATATGGAGACCTTTTCGATCAAGCTTTTTATTCAGATATGTTCCATCAGGAGTACATTTATCATCATGAAAATCCCAGTCTTTTTTCCAGCTGCCGATAAGAACAATTCTTGCGCCGGATTCATTAACCAGTTTTTTCAGTTCCTTTACCTTTGATTCAGCTATTCCCATTTTGCCAGACGGGGCAATAGCATCAGATCCTTCAAAGTTTAAAACGCCATCTACTTGAAAAAAAATAACCTTCATTATGATTCAACTCTTTCTGCGTAGGCATCTGCCGTATAATATTTTTTTAGCTGCATGCCCTCGAAATCTGAGATTAAACGCATCTCTTCAGGGTTTTTTGATATTCCAACTTTTATAGTTTTATATTTATTATATTTTTTATCCTTATATATATTTTGCGCATATTTAATTAAGCGCTTGCTGTTACGCGCATAAAAAAACTCAATAACTTCTGGAAATTCATTATGCGCATAGCCTGCTTCAAGTCTGTATATATATGTAATTTTGCTCATGGTAACTCCTTTATTTGTCCTTGTTGGATCAGCCAGGCAATTGCGACAGCTGTAGCATCTGATTCATCGTCGCATTTATATTCCTGTTTGCCGACATACTTTTCTAAACCGTCAGCTACTTCTGATTTTTCAGCTTTGCCTGAACCAGCTACGAGTTTCTTTATTGTGACGGGGTAAATGCTTTGCCACTCCAACTGTGCAGTTTTCCACAATATCCAATCCATTAATCCTACAACTTTGGAAACGTTCCGTTCAGAAGGGACTTTCATGTGCAGAACTTCCGTTTCTCGTACAAAGAATATTGTTTCATTTGTTTTTCCGTACAGTAAATCAGTAAAAGCTGTTCTGATTTCTTCCAACAATTGACCATGACTTTTTTTCTTGTCTGTTTTATTATCTACAGATAACAATTGATTCACTTTGATTGTGCCATTATCTACAGATAATAAACAAAACCCGGGTCGTTTAAGGCTCAGGTCTGCTCCGAGTACCATATATTTTTCAGGAAAAACTATACTTGGCTGTGGACTCTCCTTTTTTTTAGCCATGAGGTTTTACCTTTTCTCCACACTTTGGACAGTATACAAATTTAGGTTTGTTTTCTATCCAAGTATTTGTTTTAGGTTTGATTGACCATGGTGCATCCCCAAAGATGGGGCGGCCGATGCAATCGATTTGAAGTCCACAGCCACTGCATCGCCACCCCTTTCTTGAGGCATCCAATTCTAATTCGACATATTCCACATTAACCACTCCATTATTCTTGTTTAAGAAGGTATTTGTTGCTGACTACCTTCATAGAGAGCGGTCCGCCTATCGTGCTGTTGTAAATAGGTTCTGTTGGCCGAACCACAATACCCTCTTTTCTTCCGCCCGTTGAATAGTTGCCATCTGCTCTTTCGAGTAGACTTTCAACAGTCGGATATTTTGAAGGTAGATCAAAGTCAACTTCTTCAATCGGGACCGTCTGCATACCCATGAAAGAACACAGGTTGCACATTCTTTCCAGTCCGACTCGTTTGCCATTTTCTCTGATGGTAAATACATACCATTCAGGTTTTGTTAACCGTAAAGGATTCTTTTGTATTCCAGGTGCGCAGAATTCACCTTGAATAGTAAGTGTTTTAATATTGAATCTTCCCATAGCATGTCTCATGTTATATTCATAATTCTTCTGTTTGATATACTCATAGAATGAACTGGCACCATCATCTTTGTATTCGTAATTATGTCCTGTAACATGAAAGCCATCTTCATCGATGCTGATAGAATGGGAAGATCCGTCCATCTTAGTACTGATATAGTATTCCAGCCCCGCGAACGCCTGGATCAAATCCGGATTCTCCTGTACACGGGTTTCATCCGTGTGCGGAACATCATAAGGGAGTCCACCGATAATATTTCCACCAGTCGTTGCTCTTTCTTCTATCTCCCATTTTCTTACTCCAAGTAATTCTGTTACATCTGTACCTATTTCAAGATCGGGAGACAGTTCTTTGAACATACTCAGCGGCAGGATCAACCCTTGTGAAATCTGACCTTTAAACTTCATAGTGCGAAGTTTAAAACCTTCACCCATAAGATCTGAGTTTCTATAGCTGTTGCCTCTCAGGAATTCAAACTCCGGTCGAACAGGCAGAAAGGAATCGATTTCGAAATAAACGCCTAAATCATCTTTTTTGAATTCACCTTTCTTTGCAACGCACTGCCAACCCATAACTTTTACAAGTTCTATAGAATCAGCACCATCAATAGGTATAACATCCCATATTCGCTGTATACTTGCAAGTTTTCTCATTTAATCATCAGTCTCCTCATCGTCAAGGACCCAGCCGAATCCAAGTTCACGAATCTCATATTCGTCTGCCACTGCAAATAAAGCATCTGTAATATAATCTTTATCCGATGCTTCATAATCGTTTTCAACATAATTCTGAAAGATTTTAATCACTTGTTGTTTTGTCATAAGTCTCTCCTATTATGAACATCCATAATCATTAATGTAATGAATATACTTACTGATTTCTTCATCGCTCAGGTCGATTACTTGTTGCAATATGTTTATCATTTTATTCTTGCATTCTTTCTCTGTTGACGGCTCATTTTTCTTGGCTGTCCAAGGGTATATTGGTGCATATATGAAATAGTCCCTATCATGACCATCAGTGTCATAGGAGAACAACGAATTCTTATCGAGTTCACATAAGAACTCTGCAAAACTGTTGTATGGGTTTCCTATAAAAGTATCATCATCAAACACATCATCTTCAAACTCAAGGTTTGGATTGAGTTCTCTTACTAATTTATTGACCTTCTCTTTATTTATATGTCTGTATATATCCTGAATCTCAACCCCATAACCAATAATTCCCCAATAATCCATACTCATTTAACAATCATCCTCATCTTTATGCAGTGGTATAACAAATTTGTCTGTAAAGTCTTCTTTCTCAGAATCATTAAATAACAGGATTTCAAACTTATCTGAATCGAATACCACATTGTTATCTTCGAATTTGTATGTTGGCCGAACAATAACTAAATCTTGAATATATAATCCATCCGGTGTTTCAATCCCAACATATAATTCTTTATCAAATTCTCCTGTATTTCTTTCTGATACCAGTTTATATCCATTGGAAAGTGGAATCACAAATCTTTCTTTATTCATTATTATTCCTTCTTTCTTTATAATCAAAATAAAAAACAGGGCAGAGTTTTTATACTCTGCCCTGTGGAGTCAGTTACTGATTAAACTCTTCATCAAGAGCTTCATCCAGTTCCATCTCGGCAGAAGCTAATGCATCTTTGGCATCTTGAATAGCTTGTTTATAAGTTTCAACTTCATTTAATAAATCCTGAATCTTACTCATAGCGTTCTTTCCTCCAATTGTATTACTCTTCTTACTGTTACCGTCGATGCTGGATACAATCAATATACATCCACTCCTTAATTGAAATTCAGGCTGCTGCTGTAGTGTAAAACACCATGAAGCCATTTAACTGAACTTACTGTTCAGCACCATTTCTCCTTTACGGTCTTTTTCGAATGTCTTCAAATTTAGGTACCTAATTATATATCATCATAATCATCATCTTCATATGCTTCGGCTTGGTCGTCATATGAAGAGACATCAGAAATTTCTTCGTTATCTTCTTCTGGTTCATCATCATATACATCGTATACTTTCATTCGTCTTGTAATGTTTGTTTTTGCTTTTTCGTCTGTTTTGTTTATCATTTTTATCAGTCTGTTAACTGACATAGGAGAAGAAACAACTGTACCATTATCTAAAAAAATAGCAGACTTTGCTTTTGATAATCCGCATGCATTTATCAGTGTTCCGTTTTTTCTTTCATCTGCAATCACTTTTCTGGCTTGAAACATTTCTGTACTCATAATAGCAACAATTCTTGTTGCACAAATTGAAACATCGAATTGTCTATTGTCACTACGTTTTGTTGAAATCCTGATAAACCTTAATGGAACTGTATAACCCATGAGAGCAACTCCTTTCATAATTAAGGAGACGGGCGGCTCTTTTACCGCCCGTCTCAAGTAGTGCTCTCATTTAAAATGCGTCCGTATCAATTTCTCCAAAGCTGCCGCCGTCAATAAGACTATCAATTGAGTAACCGGCAAATCCGTTAGTATCACTGTAAATGTTTTGTCCATTTCCAAGGACGCTGTCAATTGTATATCCGCTATGTCCTTTGTCTGTGTAGATATCTTGTCCGTATCCAAGTACACTGTCTATTGTACTTGCGACATGTCCATCTTCTCCGTAAAAGTTCTGTCCATTTCCTATGACGCTATCTACTGAATAACCAGCGAAATTCCCATTTTCGTCATAGTAATCCTGACCGCCGAATATACTTTTAATTCCATAGTATTTCATTTCCTTAGTCCTCCTATTTTGTCTGTTGTGAGAACACTACATATTCTTTTGCCCAGATATCATATTCATTTGGTACTATAGTTTTAGCACCGCCTTTATAAATACACCTGGGGCTTTTATTGTACTTCAGAAGTTTTACGCAATCTCCTTGTACGAATTTATGTTTTGCGTAATCTTCCTTCTTAATTCGAACAACACCTGTTGTTCCACGCTGAACTGAATAAAACTTTGCTTTAACTCCATATTTCTCATCAATTTCTCTGATGAAATATAAATCTGCTGGTTGATTTGCGTCAGCACTTAAGCAAAGCCCAACATTGTTCAGTTCAGATGAAAGTCTTTGTCCTATTGGCAGATTTTCATCTGACAAAGACTTCTCATATTCTCGGCTGGCTTCTAATCGTATTTCATATGATTTAATTGTTTTAGTAAGCTTTTGTTTTCCTTCAAAGAAATTCTCATATACCTTCATAAGCTTACCAGCCCTGCCGAAATCCTTAAAATAGTCCAATTCTATCAGTATTTTAATCTGTCTCGTATCTAAACAGCTATTCATTTGTAATTCTCGTAATACATCTGTGAACGTTTCAAATCTTGATTCCGTTCCTATTCTGTACAAATCTCTGGCTGCCTGTTTAGACATATATCTGATAGATGATAGTGACTGTGAGATGGATTGATTCTCCTTATCTACAACCCAGTCTCTGTTGTCCTGACCAAACCTCCCGGCTGTAAGTGAAATGTTCTTATATCTTTTCATTTCAGAAATAATGGCAGAGATTTTGTCAGTATTTTTCTTTTCATCATACAGTTTTAGCATTGTAACATATAGTTCGTATGGATAATGAACTTTCAGCCATGCGACATAGAGAGAATCGCAGGCCATTGAGAATGCATGAGCAGCACAAAACATGTAATTTGCTGCATTCTCTATGATTGTCCATATTTGTTCTACGACTTCATGAGCTTTCTTTTCAGAAGCTCCTTCTGTTTCTTGCAGAACTTTTGTAAATCCAACTTTAAACTTTTCTTTTTCTGCTAAAACCTTTTCAGTCTTTTTCTTCTTTATGGCCTTTGTGGTTGCGTATGCTTCTGGTCCTGGAATTCCAGCTGCCTTTAGTATCTGAAGTATCTGCTCATCAAACATAAGAAAACTATCTGGAATCTCATCTGTTTTCAGAAGCTTATCCAAAGAAGGAATTCCATACTCAAATCTTTGCCGATTAATAAATGTGTTCAGCATCGACTTGAAACCTGGGCGGATGGCAGCAATGAAAGCAGACAACTGTGCAGCGCTTTTAGGTCTATAAATACTGCATCTTTCAGCTGATTTATCTCTTTCAACTTGATTTAAACCCATAACAATTTTTCTTGCATATAAATCCCATATTTCTTTATCGTCTTTAACAGCTTCAAGAAGTTCATTAACAGACATAATTGGGACACCTGCAAGCTTAAATGTTTCTGCTATAATCTTTACAACATCAACACGCAGGAAGTCTGCCTTCAAATAATTGTATGAGTCAGCTGTTTTTCCGTCGATATAAGCTGCATAAACAGCGTCTTTTGAACCACTCTTGGATTTAACTCTTATAACACCTATTTCTCTGCGGAGATCTTTGTCCGACAGCAGATGAGCACATGGATGTGGACTCAGCGAAGTAATAATACCTTTATACTTTTTTGATTCTTCAATCAAATTAAGATATCGTTCTTCGATGTAAGACTCAATCTGGACATCATCATCTACATCATAATCTGGATCATCTGCGTTATTCTCTCTTGCATGTTTTACATCCAATTCGTAATTCTGAATCTGTTTTGCAACAGCATTTGCAGTTTCGAAATCAAGATCTCTTGCTCTTGCCAAAAGCTTAAAAGCAGATAAGGTTTTCGCTGTACCATAAGCAATCATAGGAAGGCATCCATATTCGCCAAGGATTTCCTTGCCAGCTGTTTCGAAAGCTTCAACGTTTGCCATGTTACAATCCAGGTCCGGCAATCCATTTGCCAGTCTGTCTGCTGAGATAAATCTTTCCGGATACATTTTTACAGGACAATGCAGTCTATTAATAGAAGAGAATCCCATAGCGAAGTTTGAAACAAATGAAGCACCTGAACCTCTTCCGGTTTTCGTTAAAACTCCGCCAAGTTCTATCCCTCTGTCAATTATCTTTTTCATTATTAAAGGATAATCTGCTGTACCTGTGCTTGTCATTGTATCCATTTCAGCGTGGATTTCAGCAGCTTCTTCTTTTGTAGGCATTCCTGCTTTACGAATGTATTCATTACAAACGGTTTTCTTATATAGGAAATTTCTTTTGTCTAGATCCATATCTGGATATGGATTTGGTATTTTCTTTTCATTCGTAAAATACAATCCTTCAAATTCTCTAAGGATTAGTGTATTCTCCATAGCCTCTTCAATTTGAGCTCTGTTTAACACACCTTGATCTTTTAGCATTTGGTATGCTTCTTCAGAGGTTGGTAGATGCAAAAGAAATTCGTCTTCATTACCGTATGTGATTTTCGATGCAAGCAACAATTCACGCCGTAATTCTTTTTCTTCCTTATATATATAATGACTGTCTGTTCCATATATCAGCGGCCACTTATATTTCTTATGAAGCTCTATCATCCATTTGTTTCTGTCAATTTGTACTTGTTGAGGATGACCCTGAACTTCAAGATAAAAGTTTTCTCTAAAGATGTTACTTAATTCCAGGAGCATTTCTTCTTCTGCAGGCCCAGCAACACATGCAGAGGTACATAAGAAGTTTTTATAATCCAGCTGTCTTAATAAATCAAAATCAACTCTTGCATGATAGTAAAAACCAGTAAGATTTGCTTCTGATAATATTTCATTCAGCTGGTAGTACCCATCCATGTTCTTCGCCACAAGAATGAGATGATACCCTCTGTGTTCCTTTACAGTTCTGTCAGGAACAAAGTAAGCTTCAGCAGCCGCGAGCGGAACCATCTTAAAGTTTTCATCAGAATACTTATTTGCCAGTTCAAACTGTTGCCATACGTTTGATCTGTTTCCGTGTTCTGATATACAGAGTACATGATGTCCTCTTTCTTTATAGACTTTGGCATAGTCTTCTATAGCCATTGTACTGTCAGGTTGCGTCAAGCAATTACTATAAGACGTATGGATGTGATATGGTTCATATTCATACAAATAACATCACTCCTTAAAACGGAAACGGCTCATCATTAAATCGTGCTAGTTTTTTTACTTTATATTTAGAAGCTTCTTTCCATCTTGCCTTTAATTTTTCTTTATCTGTTGCGTTTATCCATTTACATGTTTCGTCGCATAAAAACTCATCAGGAAATAAATATATTGCTTCATCGTATTCGTATACGCAGTTATAAACAATTACTTTTTCCAAATAAGAAAGATAATGTTCTAGTTCTGGATATAAATGTCCATATTTAAGTTTTCTGCATTCTACTGTAAAATCTTTATCTGCAAGATAGTATTCATATGGTTCTGCTTCCGAATCTCGTATAACAACTTTAAACTTTCCGTGATCCAGATCGTAAACGTCAATACATTTATCATATGATAAAATTTTAGATAACAACTCTATTTGTTGCATAAATCGATATCGATCTTTTGGATTATATACAATATAATCAAACTCTGTTATGTCGCCTTCTAATATGCTATCAATATAAATATATTCACTTAACTTATCTGGGTCAGGTCGTGGAATTAAATACGGATCAGGCATTATCATCCATGCAATAACGTCGTTATTTAAGAAATAATCATAATCATCTTTATAAAATATAGTTTTATATATAATTTCCGATCCAAAATTTTGAGCAATTAGCAGTCTACAATGTTCTGTTATATCTGTTGTTGGTAGTGTATTCTTGGGATTGTTCCACATTTCATTTTCAATCGATGGAATTTCCATCCATGCAATTGTTCTATATGTATAATAAGATGCTGTATCATCTTCAGGATACATTATTGTTTTGCCAAACCCTTCTCCAACAACATATTCCGCTATTTTGGTTGTATATTTATAAGAATAATTGTAATCAATAGAACATAATACATATCTTAAATTTTTTTCTGGCACTCTTTCAGATACAGGAATCCATTGCATAGGAATTCACATCCTTTCTAAGAAAACCAGCAATCCTTTCAAACTGCCGGATAGGATCTTACACTTCAGATGTCGAGTAAAATACACCATTGGGTGTATTAGTCAAAACATTCTTTGCAATATCCTGTGCAAGAGCAAACACATACCCATGAGGATCGCTAAGATTATCATCAAAGAATTTAATTACTTCTTTCTTAAACAAAGCATAATAAATAGGCGCTTCCTTGGTAATACCAACTTCATAAACATCGTCGAAGATAGGATTACCAGCAAAAGCCTTACGAATATAATCATCTGGTTTCCATCCATCATTAGCAGGAATTACAGAGATGTGAAGTATAACATTTCCAAACGAAATTTCAGCAGGCATAAGTTTAGTCAAAGCTTCAGCCTTGTCTTGATTTCGAACAAAAAGCTTAACTGTTGTATTTTCCTTATCGTATTCTACAGTAATCTCCGGATCTTTTTTAAACAAAGCTGCAATCATATGATAATGCGTGATCCAGGGGGCTGAAATATTAGTGTTCTCCATAATGGAACTCTCCTTTTTCTTTTTGATTTTTATGGATTTTCGCATAAAGGATTCCTCCTGCTTCTGCTAATTCAGTTTCCTTATAACCTCGAAGCTGCTTATAAAGCTGTTGAATATTTCACATTTCTTTCTTTACGTCTTCAATAGGATCAGTAAGTAATCTTTTGAATATGCCTGTGAATTTTGCCTGTTGGCTTTCTACCCATACAGGATTGTTGTTTCTGCCTTCCCGGATCTGTACAGCAAGCCGTGCCATATGCTTCCACTCTTTTGTTACAGCGCCGACAGCATCGTCCATGATTCTATTTTTATCCATTATTATTCCTCATTAACTTCAACGTTTTTCTGATCAAGTTCACATGATGCCATTACGTAATCACCAGCAGGAAGCGGAATTTCATCAAATTGATCATTGATATATTCAATTACTTCATCGATGTTTTTATCATCAACATCATCCGGAAGAGGAATAGTTTGTAGACCGTATTCTTCCCAATACATTCCAAATGTTACAGTTTTACTCATGCTACAGCGTCTCCAATCGATTCATTCTGGAGCCTGTTCCATCTTGCATTACCCATTCCCATAATGGAATAGCCAACCGATTCCAGAGCAGTACTCCTGTCATAACTATCCACGTCCTGAGCGTATCTGGTAGTAGCATTAGCCAGACCATAAAGACTAAGATCTCCGCCTCTGATCAGATAATCAAGAATACCTTGACCCTCCTGTTTGGAGTAGCCAAAGTCTGAGCCTGCAAGCTCTACCATTCCAGGAATATTAGCGGTAGTAATCTTTGCATTCTTAGCATCGCGCATCAGATTAACCACTTTATCAAATCGAGTCTGATCAACTACAGACTTCACAGTATCCCTAATTTTCAGCTGCAGAGCTCGATCATCTGCTTGTAAAGTTTCATTGCTGTAGATTGTAAAGTCTTCCAATACTTCATTTCCTTTGCCGACATGATATTTACGAGTCTTTGCATCATTAATAACCATACCATTAGAGCAAACAAGCCTGTACACCAACGGCTGGATTGTAAGAGAACCAAGACCAACTTCTGAATTAGTAATTAAAATACCGGACTGAACAATATCGCCCGGTACAACTTCTGTTGTAAGCCTCGGATTAACTACTTTGATATACAATCTTTGTTCTGTTACTTCAAATGAATTCTCTTTTGCTCCAATATCGCAGATTTCATTCAGCACAGGAAGAACAGACTGAGCAATTTCATAGTTATCAATTCTACGATACTTTTCAGAAAGGAAAGCCCTTGCTGTACCATCTAATGTTCTGATCATTTTTGTCTTTGGCTGAGCGTTAAACCAACTATTAACATTAATAGCAAGGAGTTCAGGATTTTCGGCACGCATTTTATCATAATACTTTGCCGGAATTCCGAGATTAGTCCCAATCTGATTATGTGTAATTTCATTTACCTTAAGAATGATAGATTCACCTGTAACACCATTTTCAAGTGTCAACTGAGTCATATTATGATCAGCATCCATATGCATATATTGAGTAGGAGCAATATAATCTTTCTTTGCGCTGTTCTGTCTGTCAAGTTCTTCTGCAAGTTCTCGTAATGTTTTGCCGAATTTCATTTTTTTATCTCCTGTTTTTTTATTGTAGTAATGTATTTTCTTCTATGTCAGAATAATCAACCTCAATGAATGTGTGCAGCTGACCGCATTCATTGCATACAAAATGTCTTGCTGTCATTTCCAATCCGCTATCCCTGTTGAATTCATAAATAAAATCATAAATATCCTTAAGAGTAAACTTTGTTGTATCTACTACTTGAAATCCAATGGGGAGAGCATCGTTCTCAGCTGCTTCAAGCGCAACTTCAAGAAACAATTCGTATTCATTTCCAGGTAAAAATTTTTTTGTTCCTTCAAGCATTAAGCATCATTCCTTTCCAGATACTCATGAAGAATGTTTTCCTCGTCTTTTTCTATTTTGATTTTGTAAGCACCGTCTTCGTAGTAAAGATCGTATTGTATATTTTTTGTTATATTGTGCTTTATAGCAAAATCATATAAATCATCTGCCAAGGATTTTGCAACGAGCTGCATTTCATCAGGTTTTGTATCCCTCATACTCATCATCACTCTTTTTCTTTTTGAAGATATTCACAATTCCGTTAGGACAGTTCTTTCTTGCAGAGCATAGTTCAGCACAGTAGTAGTCTGGCTTTTCTTTACATTCCAGCCAATCAATAACAGTGCATTTTTCTATACTGAGAATTTGTTTGGTAGCCCATTCAAGCGCATTGTTATATTCTTCCAAAGAGAACAGCCTTTGAGGTTTCACGCCATTCTCATTAAAAAGATGAAAGAGTAATACGTCAGGATACGCACCATAATGTTGTTTTACATATGTTGCATAAAGCAATTGTTGCCGATACATTTCATCTTCGCTGGATTTGAAAGATTTCATGGATTTGGATTTGTGGTCGCAAATCACCAAATCGCCGGATTTTTTTTCGCGCAACATTAAGTCTATAATTCCAACGAATGGACGAGTATCACCATTTGTTAAAGGCAAATCTAACTTAAATTTTTCTTCTGCTGAAAGAACTTCATACCCTTCGAATTCATCGAAGTTTTCAATGAATTGCAATCCATTTTCATAAGCTTTAGCAGCATACCCTTTGCTCGCAAGCATTCTGGGCCACGCTGTAATCACTTCTTCTGGATAACGTCTTTTATATTCTTCAGCCATTTCATCTTTTGTGAGTGTTTTTTTTGCCCATTTGTCGAGCAAATCATGTATGAGCGTTCCACGTTCCGCAAAAGCATTGCTTGACTGTTCTTCAAGTCCTTCAATTCTTTGCAAATAAAAACCATACTTACATTCATCAAAAGAGCTTAGTTGGGAATATGAATATACATGATCATCTCCAAGTAATCCCAATGGAATCATTCCTTTCTTTGCGTATAGATAAAGCTTCCGACTTTGTTCCAATTGTTATCATATTCTTCAACGTAAGTTGTGTATTCCATATTAATGTTCTGTTCATCAAGCCATCGTAGAGCGGCAGCCTGACTATTAAACATTAAAGTATGAGAGGTATACCCATAATCAATGGTCGCAAGGTATTTCATATTCAACACCCCTCTTATCGACTTCAAATGCGACAGGCGCACCATCGCACATCTTCAACATATAAAACTTATTGTCGTCAAGATTAAAAAACTTACTCATTTTATGTCTGTCCGTATTACGGTACAGCCAGTCCTTCAAGTCCAAACCACTCATTGATATTTCAAAAGGACTTAATTCTTTCATTCTTACCACCACATTATTACAATTCCTTGATAATATTGCCTTCTTCGTCTTCGATGCTAATCAGTTTAGAATCTATGTCTTCTGCATCTCCAAAGTCAGCTTCGTATAATGCATTCCATCCAGCGTTTTCAATTGTCTTGAGATCTTTTCCTGATACTTCAGCACAAAAACGACCGCTAACTGCAAAATTCACATAATATTTTTTATCAGTATCAATCTTCATATACTCTCCTGGTTATATATGTTTAAAAATTATTAGCAATATTGACGAAGGACTGAAGCATAATCACTTCAGTCCTCCGTCTTTTTTCTTTTATTAAATTGGCTGTGTCTGAGCTCCATCATCAATCTTGAACTCTTCAAGACTTTCTGCTGCATTCTCAGGAACTTCAATTCCATTGTGATCCCAGCCGTAAACAACACGATCTCCAGTATTAAGCTGAAAGATTCTCCTGTTGGCAGGATCATAACAGGTAGGAATAAAACCAGTAATTCCAAAGTCCCTGTTCTTAGTGACTCGAATTCCCTTTGGAGATTTCTCAACATTCAGCACTACATCAGCAAGATTTGTGATCGCTGAACTACCGCTTACATCATCGGATGTAAAGGTTGTACCAGCTGCAGTCTTTCTCGGATGAGCAATTACAATTACATGAGCCTTATACTTATTTGCAAATGCCTTCAACTGAGCCGTAAACTTTGCCTGTGCTTTATTCTCTTCATCAGCAGAGACCAAAGCGCTCATAAGGTTATCACAGATAAACGTCTTGGTTCCGTAACGACGAGCGCATGCTTCGAATACTTTAAGAATCGAATCAGTTTGCTTTTCGTCGGTAACAATCGAGTTATCATAAAGATAGAACTTGCCTTCGAGCCATTTCTTAATCCTTTTCTGAATTTCAGCGCTGACACAGCAAATATTCTTACCGGACCTTGCATCAGTTTTATATTCAATATACTTCCGCTCAGTAGCCTGAAGCATAATCCATTCAAGGAACTTATATGCATTCAGTTCTCCGGAATACACACAGACGGTTTCACCCTGTGAAATTGCGTTCAAACACAAAGGACCAGACAGGGTGGATTTTCCCTCGCCTCTCTTACCGGAAATGATGCAAAGACTTCCTTCGCTGAATCCACCAATCATATTATCAAGGGCCGGAATCTTTGTAAGAAGTCTCGGCACGGTAGTAGGATCAACAAACGGAATCTTGGACAGTTCAAGCACGCCCTTAATAGGAGCAGGCTCACAACTGTCAACTAAGTTCTTCAGAAACTCCGGACCATAGCACATAAGGATTTCATTAGCATCTTTGCAGATCCTGTTGTAGTCCTTATTGTTATAGATGAATTCCGGATATTCAGAAGGGATCATGCAGCGATCTTCTCCAAGCCGCTTGGAAAGAGTTGCAATCATTTCCTGTCCAGGTTCATCTGCATCTCCGAACAGAATAATCTGATTGAACTTTTCGAGATATTCCCAACAAAGATTAACAAATTCAAGATTGTTACAGCCGCAGGGAACTGAAACAACATTGGAAATACCAGCTTCATACAGAGACAGTGCGTCAATTTCACCTTCAGTAATAACAAGAGGCTTATTGAAATCAGTCATATCCATGCCAAACAGAATCGGCTCTGTGTTTGACTCCTGCCATTCTTTCGGCCCATCTGCCTTTTCATGCCTCTTAGGTTTACGATACTTTACATAAACCAGTTCGTCGTCACGATAGAAAGGAAAAATAATATTTCCCTTTTTATCAGCCGCAATCTTCCAATCGAGTAAAGTCTCTTCAGAAATGCGACGTGTAGCCATATATGTAACAATATCCTCAGTCATAGGATACAGAATATCTTCATCGAGTTTTGTATATATTTTCTTCTGCTGCTTTGTCACTTTGGGAAGAGAGTATCCAGTAGGTGCTTCTTCTCCAAAATATTCGCACAGCTGTTTGAAGTTGCCTTTCTTCCCGCAACTTCCACGAAGGCACTGCCACAGTCCGTTTGCAGTTCCAACAGCGAATGTTTCCTTATCTTTATCGTGGCCATGACAGAAAGGACAATATTCAGCAATAACCTGACCATTCTTAACCCTGAAATATCCGAGATGTTTATCAGCCAGCTCGATAACTGCACTAGTCATAGAATCCATGATTAACTTCCTCCTGATGTTTTATAATTTCTTTAGTAATGTTTTGTCTGTAGTAAACATCCGTTCGGTATTCGCTAACTAAATACGTGAGTATTCGTCTGTTTACAGCTCGCACCTTGATGGCGAGCTGTAAACAAGCCGATTGTCCCAGCTGCGGGCTCGTTGGCGAGCCAGCAGCTGGGTAAGATCGGCAATTCTTTCCCAATGTGAATCAACCTATAACATAGACTGAGCCTTTGCAGCTTGTCTTAGCGATTATTAGAACGGAGGCGGATCGTCATTAGTATCCGTTTGAGTATGGGTTTCTTCCTTCTTCGTCAGCGGAATTACGTCCGTAGCCCTTACGGAAGGCGTTACCCTTTCAACTCCATTGCTATCCTTGTAGGTTTGGATAATCTGTTCTCCGTAAACCTGCACGAGAGAACCCTTTGAAATCTTGGGCAGTAAATACTCTCCTGTCTTACCCCATACGCTCACGTTGTAGAAATCAGCGATATATTTATCGCCTTCCTTTTTAGTCGTGCTGACAGCCACAGTAAAGGAAACAACCGTTGTGTTCTGCCACGTCTTTTGCGTCGGGTCTTTAGTAAGTCTGCCAGTTAATCCGACTTTTGCATTGTTTGCCATTGTTTTTTACCACCTTACATGTTTTTCTATTTCGTCATCGACCTTTTTCATTAGTAATGTTTTGTCTGTGTTTGGTCATATAAAACACGGAGAGTCGACGATAACTCTCCGTGTACTGCAAAATCAGCTTCAGTCAATGCAAAGTCACTGCTTATGCTGATGTTTGAGCCTTAAGCAGCCTTCTTTGCCATAGCAAGAAGTTCATCCAGAAGTGCTTTGAGCTTATTCATATCTTTACAAGTCATATAATTGATTGTACCGATATGCTTCACAATTACATTCTGTGTAAACTGGTCCTTTTCTTCATCGCTCATCTTTTTGGTTACAAGCGCAACGCCTTTCTGAATACGTGAAGTGATCTCCCTGTAATCTTCAGGCGATGGAGCATTGGAGTTCATCTCATCTTCAGGAAGAGAATACTTGGTTCGATCCTTCTGATAATAAATATCATGACAGAAACCAAGAGATTTACAAGCAATAGAAAGTGCATCTGTATAAGCCATCTTCATAGCTTCGTCATTGCAATACTTTCCGTTACGTTCATTCGCAACAAACTTATTGCCGCCTACGCCGCTGATAGGATGGCTTTCCTTTTCTGTTTCCGGATCAACAACAACCAGCTGGAGCTCACAGAATACAGCAACTTCTCCAGTTTCACAAGGAGAGAAAGTATACTTTTCATTCTGCGTCCACCAACCAAATCCAGCAGGACCGAAGACTTCTGTCAACCTCTTGATACGAAACATCGGATTAATATCCGTATACCCTTTAAGTCTTCCAGCCTGGATTTCTTTCCTTGCTTCGGCAGGAGTATCCTGGACTTGACCATAGAATCGCATATTAGTATGCAAACGTTCATCTGCAAGCTCTTTTGCTACATCAGCTTTGACTTCATCAATTGTGCTTTTTCTTGGAGGCAATTATAATCATTCCTTTCATTTCATATTGAATCGTGGTTTTTCGTAATTCCATTGTTCTGTATCAGGTTTTTCTTTTGCGAACTTTTCGTTTAACGTTAATTTACGATTCTGATCTTGCAATAGCTTTCTCATACCACGTTCTCGCATTGGCTTTTCAAGCAATTTTAAATCTGGAACTTTCCTGACAATATATATTGACCCAACGGGGTCACCATACTGATTTGTTTCCAACCAGCACAGTGCCCCGCTAGGATAATAATGGACACCATACATCTTATCTTGCGTTCTGTAATCGGACAGATAATCCAACAGTTCATCATGCCCATATATAGATGTTACAAGTACTTTGGGAAGATAAAATTTCTTTGATCCTTCAAACTGTTTTATTACTCTGTATCCGGATCGTTTATCAGAAGACGATTGAGCATAACATAATACATACGAAGGCCAGAAAGAGCCATTTTTCATGTCTCTGTCAAGGACGATTGCAAGTGAGAAATACGTGCTGCAACAATCGCTTTCTGTTCTTCTCTTTTGGCTCTTCGTGAGGCTTTCTTCTGTATGCTCCTATATTGCTCCTGACATTGTTCGCATCTGCATTGTCTTGCATTTGCTCGTTCACACATTACTCCACAATCTATACACTGATAAAACCCTTTGGAATTCTTTACGCAAGTATGGTGTTTAACCCAACTAGGAATTTTAACCTTACAGTCTGGACATGTATCGCATGTTGCAAGGTTCTTCTTTAGATTAGCCAGCGCTATCTCTCCGAAGACTTTCCAGAACATTTGTTTATGTGCTGACTTATTGATTCCTTCTCCGGCAAAGAGATACTTTACAATATATGGATATGCATACTCCAATGATCCATATTTTTCTATTATTCTTGCCGTAATATCTTCTGCAACAATAATACTGCCATTTAAAAGTTTCTTTTCGTTGCTATATGCGTCATCCCTGTTTTCAATGACACTTGCAATATTGGAACTATCCATTTCACAAAACAGTTCAGGTATTTCCGGCCGTGAACTTGCGCAAGGTTCAGATAATAACATTTGCCAGTTAAATGGTCTGACACCTGCATAGTTTAAATTAATGTTTCCAATATCATCGAAAGATTTACATATGCGATTCATCGTAGAATTATTAGCATCAGCATATTTTTTCTTACGATTCTTTGGTGTATCTTTACGCCCATTCAAACTGAACTGAAACCAGAATGGCATTCTTCCGTTCTTTCCGCCGGTAGCTTTGCCAATTCTCTTAGCTACAGCAGGAATATTCGCATATTCATGAACGACTCCTGTTTTCGCACCATCAATGCGAAGGTTATTTAAGTATGTTAATAGAGCAGCCGCGACTTTATCTGGTTTGTCCTTATTCCACAGCCGCGTTAACATATTGGATATTTCACCTATATTGGAGTATTCATGAGCTCTTAACAGTCCATGATATAAAGACTGATTATTAATTGGTTCTGCGTTTGCTTTTTCAGATTCGTAGAACAGCGGAACAATATCAAATTCTTTTACATTTCGTTCTGCAATTTCCACGAAAAGTGGATCTACTATTACATTAAGCTGATCTCCATCAACATCGAATTGTAAAATTCTGGAAATCATACTTTGCACACTTGTATGAATTGCATTTGTGTAGAACCAATCATAAACATTCTGATCATGGGATATTTTCTGAATAGAATGTTCAAGATACAGATGAGGAGACCTCAAAACATCAGCTTTATCATGTCTTCTGAATATCTTACAAGCAACCTCATCTTTAGCCAGCAGTCCTTTTGGTCTTTCAATACCCATAAACCAATATTCACAGGCTGCATAGAAGTCAGGCAAGACAAATAATCGTTTATTTTCACATCTTATTCGGCCCGACTTAGCATCCAGCAACATTCTTTTACGGATGTTTTTCATAGATTCTCTTGTGTATGCTTCTCTTAACAGCTCAGGATATAACGCTAATGCTGCTTTATAAGGCTGATCCGAGTTTGGATTTGCCTTCAGTATTTCCAGCATTGATTTCTTATCCTTAGTAAGGTTTTCTATTCTGTTATGTTCATTCTTGGTGAACTCTTTTATTTCAGCGTCGCTGAAAAGCACACAAGTTTGAATCATCTGATATGAAATTGTTGTATCTTTTATATAATCTTCTTCATAGTTTGTTCTGCAAAACCTGCAATCATTTTCTTTGAAGAATTTCTTGTACTCATCCCATGATTTATAAAGCTTATACAGCTTAAACATAGATGTTGTCAGGATAACATTGATTTTTTCTTTCACAAGATCATGTGTTTTTCCCCAAGCATCTTCAATTACAGGACTTACATTATTTACTTTGCAAAACTTCATAAAATCAAAGCTACCAAGAAGACCTTTAATCCAGCAGCTCCTCACCATAAAATTTGATTTTGAAACTTCAGGAAGCATCATTCCACATCCATCTGTATGATCAATCATTACGGTGCGAACACTTGTTTCATATGTGTAATCAGGTTTGATATACATCATTCTGTCTGTGACAGGCCCTTCAAATTCCTTGATCACAATACAGCGGTCAATATCAAAGTCTGCCCATTCTTCAGTAGCGGAAGACCCAAGACTTAAGTATGCAAGATACTTATTAGGATTCAACGATCCTCTTTCGTTAATTAAATCCCAGTTCATTCCACATTCCAGTCTTTTGTGTACCTTTTCCCATGCTTGATCAGATATACATTGGATTTTATCTCTTCTCAGTTGCCCAGCGCTGGCTGTGAAAAATCTGTAATGCCGGTTTTCTATTCCGTTTTCAGTAAGAAGTGGCATATAGAATCCGTTCATTACAAGCTGACGAAGTATTTCGGTGTTTTTCCATTTAACAACAATCAAATCCAATGTTGAATCAAGATTCTTTAAGCCCATTGCTCTGGACAGCTCGCAACAAAACTCAGCAATTTTTTTACCGCTTTTCAGATTACGATAAGTTATTCCTTCCGGAAACGGATAATCAGCATCTTTGGGATGATAAATAACTGATTTCAGCCGAACCGTTCTTGGAGTATCTTTATGCTGAAGTATAATTGTTTCAAGCTTATGCTTTAATTTTGCCTTTTCATCGATGATTGGTTGCTTTTCTTGTTTTGTTGCGTTGTTATTATCCAATTCGTCCAAATGATTTTTGAGTTCAACTATCTGCATATACAGATCGTACTCTTCATCCGTAAAAAGATCGTAACTGGATAGGGACACCAGCCTTATCTGCTCAAGCAGATATGTTTTTACAGACAATAAGAAATCTCCCCTTTCAAATTTTTGTTTATATAAACTCCTTACGGAGACATAGCTAAAGCTGTACGTTATGTTTCCTTCCGTACAGCATCACCACGCATCCCCATGAAACAGTGGTTTTACTCTTCGGGGCTGCCTGCCCTTAACAAAACTGTTGCAGCGAGAAACGATTGCACTGCAGAGGGTTCATGCCTGAGAGAGCACTCGATAAAATCCCAATAGAAGATTCGTTTCTTATGTATTGGAAAGGAGAACAAATGTTTGCCACAAATTGTTTTCTATTAAGTATTTTATCTCTCAGAATTTAGTTACACAGCCAAGAATCGAACTTGGATTTACTTGTACGTTGTCCTTCCGTTGGACGACTGCGCATAAAAAAATAGGCTGAAATTAATCAGCCTAAATAGCAACATGAGAACTTACATTGTTAGCTCTGGATGCAAGAGAGATGTCGCTATATAAGATGATCCTGAAACCACTAAAAAAGCGATTTTTTATGTGTGTTGGGAATCTACTCTTTTTATTAAATTAAAATGGGAGCCGAAGACAGGCAGAGTCTTCATTAAGCTTATTGCGAGCAGCTCCCGACCGTATCATATTGTCTCGCAATATATTAATACGGCCTTTCCTTGTAAGCGCAAAGCCACGCATTACAAAGAAACGTTCCTACAAAGGTTTTTAACATCGGAACGTATGTTTTTATAAAGGAAAGAGTGCTACAGGAGAGCGATTCCTACCTTTCTAACAACACTCTCTCCTTTACGTCAATTTTCGAATGTCTCCATAGTTCGGTACCGAACTAAAAGATTAGTTTAAATCATAACAACTAAATACGAAGTATTAGTTTAATATTATTTATTATAATGATTCCTGAAGGCTGCCACTTGTGGCCGCCTTCAGGAATTCTTATAATAAATTATATTATAAAAGGATCTTCTTGTTTCACTCGATAACATCTCGTGAGTCTTTTCAGACTTTTCTTGTTATGCTGCTAAACTACCGTTCATATAACTTTTAAACATTTCGTGTACATCAACTGAATACTTTTTGTTATATTTTTCAATAGTCTTCATAAAGTATTCTTTTTCAACCATCTTGTAATAAGACAGCAAACCATTCAGATGTACAACATCTTCCATGTTCCACAGCTTATTATTCTTGGTATCCAGAATAAACGAATTAAGCGCTGCCTGGAAATATTTCTTCTTCTTATCTCCTACGCTGATATTATTTTGTGCATTGATCAGTAATCCAAGGCACCAGTTCTTACCCTTTCTGTTACCATAATGCGTCTTTTCAGGTTTCAGCTCCCAAGGAGCTCCAAACTTTTCAAGCGTTTCATTGATTATTTGAATTGCTTTCTCTTTTGGAAATTTGCTTTCTGCTGAAATATGCATATCATCTGCATATCTTGTGTACACAATTTTCATATCAGAAAATCTATTAAACAGACGATAATCAATAGGAATACAAATTATGTTTGTAAGTGTAGGCGACAATACCGTTCCTTGGGGTAATCCACCGTTCAGGAATCCTAAGCTTATAGCCTTTCTTAACGCTTTATAACCGTCATTCCTTTTACATATTTCAGATAAAGGAAATATCATTTTCAGCATTTTCATAGTAAATTCCAAAGTAGTATTCGGAAAGAAGCCGCTGAAATCCGTTTTAAGAAACCAGTTCGAGTTATTTCTCTGATGTTTTCTCAAGCAATCTACAATACTTCTTCCTTTAACATACGCAAATGCTGCAGTATGATACAAAAGTCCACAGTCTTCTGTCAGAAATGTACTTAATTTCCTTAAAGCGTTTTGTAGTTTGTCGCAAGGATTATCAATGCGTCTAAACCCTCCAGTTGCTTTTGGGATCATAAATGAAGAGTAAAGATCTTGTCTTCTTGCTTTGAATAATTCCTCATTTTCATTATTATACGATTCCAGCCATTGGATCATTCCGTCTATGTTAATCTTTTTTAACATTGCTGAATCAATTTCCGAGAGTTTTCTTGTTATTGTGCCTGTGTAGTTTGAAACATCATTAGCCATGTCATTAAAAACAATTTTATCAGCAATGACATCTTCCCATGTTATTGTTCTTGGTTTTCTATGCTGATGTGAAGTAATATAAATCATTTGTTATCCTTTCTGTTGCTTCATAAACTCTCTACAGTCTTACCTGGAAATAGTCCGGATCTTGCAGCATGTTTAAGTGAATTTCCCTGCTATTTGGCCATTTCCAGTCGTCTTACCCGTTTCTATTTATTGATCTTCATCTTTCTGACTGTTATTTCCTGAATTTCCCAAGAGCCAGACCGGCGGAGGCGTCGGTCTGGCTCTTCTTCTTCTTCTCCGAGCAAAATGATTCAGCTTATAACATAAACTGCTAATGATTGAACATTTTTGGTCTTTATGAATCACAGAATTAAAGTTTCGAAATCAAAAGGCTTAAGAATCATTGCCTTTTCCAGTTTTCCTTCTTTTACGAAATTAACGAAGTTCACAACTCCGGCCATTGCCACACTCCATACGGTTGGCATTACGCACAAAGATACCTTACAAGCACTTACTGGAACATTCTTTTCTGCTTCAGCGTGGGTAAAGTCCATCGTATCAAGAAATGCAGCAATGTCTTCGTCCTTGCTCCAGTCTGCCGCATAATGCTGCGCTGAAACAAGAGCCGTCCTAAAATCAAACATAGCCTTTATGTTGATGTTATACTTATTTTCTTCAACGATTCGTTTGCGTAATTCGATATTATCTACGCAAAGGAATACATATCCAGAAAGTTTCTGGCCGTCCCAGCCATCCCCAAATAGCTTGATGTTCTTAGCTGCTTCAGGGTTGATTTCAGTCCATCTGTCATAAACACCTTCGAGCTTAGGTTTATAAAGATTCTTCGTTGTGAACATCTGATTGGAAAGATTGTGCTCTTCTACCGTGTCAAAATCATAAAGATTGACACGAGTCAGTCCGAACCTTGCAAGAAGCTCAGCAACGGCAGATCCAACAGAACCACATCCAATCAAGTTAATTGTTTCTTTAACGCTTTCAGGATTGAAAAACTCTGCACTTTTTGTAAGATTCAATTACCAATCCCACCTTTCGTTATAATTGCATCCATCCCAATAATCATTTAGATACGGACTTTTTTCTTCGTTTTTTTTAGTTGTCTTCTCTTTTTGATTTACGGGAACAGGATAAGGAGAATATTGATACGGATATGTCTTTTGTTCTATAACCAGATCATCTACAGATAGGATAAACTCATCAAGTCCTTCAATTTCAGTAACAATATCATTCCTATCATAGAAAAGGTTTTCATCAAGGTTATACAGGAAACTGTTTATATCTCCTCGCTTATTCCAGATCTGGAACAAATAGAATCCTTTGTTGCCCATATTTCTGACAACATCGGACTGATTCTGAAGATCGGTTCCGGACGGCATTGTAGACATATTTACATGAGAATGCGCCTGAAAATGCATATCCTCAATTTCTTCATCCGTCAAAGAATCAAAGAACTTCAGCGTATCTTCATCTTCTGTATCAACCTTTCCGCTTGTAACATATTGCTTACAGACTTTTACATCATAAACATAATATGTGTTTTCATCCAAACGTTTAACAAATCCATACCAGCCGACTTCTGTGTCGAAATTCTCTACAAGTGCCTGCATTTTAAGATATGCAGATTGAGAATAACGAACAGTAATCTTCTCTTTCGCTTTCTGTGACATCTGAACAGAGAAGTTGAACTTTGTCTCGTTCATATTCTCTTTAAACTGAGTCCATTCTTTCTGAAATTTCTGAATAAAGTCTGAAAGAATCTTTTCTTCCAGTTCTTCTGTAATTTTAATTGGTTTCATTCTTCTTCTCCTTATCAATCAGCCAAATCAGCGCTTCTTCTGGTGTCATATCTACACCATCCCGCCTGTGCATAATCTTTTCACGGCTTGTCAGAATCCATCCAAGGAACGGACGAAATGTCTGTGCAGTTTCATCAAGATCTACAGAACCTGCAGAGGTACAGCAAAGTTCAACAGCCGCAACATAATTACGATCACGAAGCGCACGATTAATCCTTGTTTCATAACCGCCAAGACACGAGAAAATCTTAAGATGCGGATTAGGAATATATGAAGTATAAACAGGATCTGCGGCAATATAATTATATCCTCTTTCGCTCCTTACATTGCATCCATAAAGATCAAGCCTGTAATTACCAGCGATCTTAATCGCAAAGTCAGGCGATTCAGAGAACACATTATCAAGGAAGATCTTGCGATTCGTTTTATCTTTGAATACATCAAGAAGCTGAATGTTTGAAGGATTCGCTTCCGGACCATATTCTCCGTCATAAATAGAACCACGTTCAGAGAATATCCTCCACGCATCTGCATTGTAATTATTCAGTAATGTTGCAACGCTGAAAGTAATCTCCTGACCTACAACACTAAGATTATGCAGCTCTTTCTTGGTAGAGAGATATTCAATCAAATCTTCCTCAACCTCATCGAAAGATTCAGTTGCTTTCAGTCCTTCATAAGTTACAATGAGGGTTTTCAGCCGTTTCATAGCTTCATCATAATCGTTTGCTACCTTTTCAACATACTGACGCTGTCCTGCTACATCATGCTTTGCGCTTTCGATTTTAGTCTGATGAATATTCTTAAGCAGTGTAGCAAGCATCATCTTCCTGAATTCAACAATGTAAGGTGCGATGCTTGTCTGAATTTGCTGGATAAAAGTGTTCTTGTCGGTTTTCCCAAGAGCCTTGACAATGTTATAATCCTGTTCTGTTAAAGGTTTATCTTTGAACAGGCTAGGCCAAAGCAGAGAAACAAACGAGATTAACATATGATAGAAACGAATATCGTTAGAATTCACAAATAAGGCGGCGCAGTTCTTTACAGGATGATACGCAGCAATACATTTCACATTTCCTTTTGTAGCCATAAGCGTGGAAATGTTTTCCTTAAGTTCAAAACCACTTTCTTTAAGCAGCTTTTCAGAAGCGCCATCAGCATTTTTATTCCTGTAAACATAATAACACAGCATTGGTGCATTATCGAGTTTCGGATACTGATTAGTCAGAAAATCGTTTACACAAGCTGATTCCTCTGAAAGAGTTTGATAGCATCCAGTGATGCCAGTATAATTTTCAATTCTCGGCCGAAGCATGGCAATACCGATATGAGTTAACGTCATATCAACTTCTTTTGTCGGTCTGCTCAGCGTATTGATATAATCAATCGGGATGGGATCGATGGGATTATTAAGTAAATCACGAAACATATTTTTTAATCTCCTTAGTTAAAAAAGGGGCTGGATCATAATCGTTCCAGCCCCTTGTTGTCTTTAGTTTTGGAGATTACTTCAGCGTAATAAGCTTGTTAATCTCCGCTTCTTTGTCAGCAATATCCTTCAGCACAGTCGGCAGTTCCTTCTCGATCTCGTTCAGATCCAGCAGAGCGGAACCCATAACATCCTTCACAGCGGCAATCTTATCTTCAACTTCATAATCCAGAATCACAGTAACGGTCGCCTTGCCGCCTTCATTCGTATGAGAACCGAAGCACACACCATACTTATTAACAGATCCTCCTCCGCAGCCAATCTTTACCTTGAAGACTGCGTTACCTTCATCGTCAATCATCTTCAGCATTTCAGGCGCATACTTCTCAACACGTTCCCAATCTTCCCTGGAGACATCAGATACCAGGACAGCAGAACCACCGGAAATGTCGATATGAGCCGCATTGTCGATCTTAACAATAGAGGACATACGGCACTCATCCTTCACTCCCCAGTCACGAAGAGACTTGTCCATCCCGGCAGGATCAATCCTTGTACCGTCGATAGTGTTTGTCGCAACGGAATAGTCGATATCAAATGCATCAAACACTTCACGCAGCGTCGTGCCTTCGTCAAACAGATCACTCTTCCGTCCACCAGTCGTAGTCACATAAACCTTTACCATCTTCTAATCACGCTCCTTAATCAAATTTTTTAAATAAGATGGTTAGCGGATAGCACGAGAGTTTCAAGAGTTGCTATCCAAACTCTTTATGAATAGGAGGTGAGTCTTTAACAAGGCACAAGGCATTATTAAATTCTCACTATTGAATTGTATGAGGCTCAAACTGGCGAGGTTTGAATTAAGTTTTTACGCAACACCCCGTATATATAAAATTCCTTTTTCTATCCTGAAAATACTGGGAACGTGAAAGCAGGAAAGAAAAGGAATATTATGCGAATAAGCCGCGGCTTGCCGCGGCCTTTCACTATCTTATTCATGCATAATCGTCACATTCTGTAAATTCAATGTTCTTAATTTTTCCGTGCAGCTCTTCATCGAACTTACTTTTATATTTATTAATGAGTCTTCCGTGTCCACCAATAAGAAATCCTGGCCTTGTAGTGCTGATATTGATTTCGTTCTTTAAGTAATTAACCTTCCAAAGAACTGGAGCCGTAACTCCAGCTTCTGCTTTCCATTCGGTTATTATTTTTGCAATAGGATCTACGTAATAATAAGCACAGCAGTCTCCCTGGCATGTCCTGTCACAATCAGGAACATTTCCTTTTATTGCTTCGTACATACAATAGTTACTCATTTGTCATCCCTCCATTTCATTATTTTTTTAATATGATAATCATTGATTTAATAATCTGGCTGGGGATGAAGGTGCCGCCCCTTCGCTCCGAGAGTCAAAGTCTCGTATACTACTGTTATATGAATCCCCATTAAGAGAAGCCATACCTTTATCGCATGACTTCATGTGTGCTGTATTACCGTCGTACTTGTCTTCCTCGGAGTTAACAGCTGTTTTATCCCGCAAGGCTCGGAATAATAAATAGAAAGGCGAAAGCTCTTTTGATTAGCCCGAGTTTTCTTTTATGCTAAGTTTTTGTGTACACTCTCGGTGTTCTCTTATCAGGCATAGGCGTTGGAGCCTGAGCATTCTCGGATTGCCGAACTTTCTTTCTGACACGTCTGCCATTCGCTTACCTTCCATTTGTATAATAACAGCCGAAGCTGATATTACCTACTCTTTAGTTCTTTCAATTCTCTGGTAAGTTTGATACCAACATTTCTCGTCACAAATAACTCATCATCTAACGAATTAATTTTATCCTGCTGGTGTATGATATAATCTTTTATATCTTCCCAATATTTTTTCATTTCAGGATGCACGTCAAAATATTTATCCAGTTCTTCTATAGAATTCATATTTAACCCTCCGGATAAACAGGCGTAATACCAACAGGTGTACTCCAAGCCCATGTCACGTATGCGAGTTTATCATCATCCGGCAAATCACATACCTTTGCCATGAGATTGCCCCATTTTCTCATAGAAACAGCGTATATATACTTATTATCAATAACAGGACAGCCGAAATCACCCTGCTGATGATAAATACCATTGAATTTATAGCCCTTGCTCTTCATTTCAGCGACGATAATATTTTCTACTTCTTCTTCCTGTTTCTTTGTAAGTCTGGGGTTTCCAGGAATACCAAAGACATCTTCATATTTGTTAGTTTCAAAATTTGTCCAACCAGTAATTTTCACAGTGACACTTCCTTTTCTTTTAATAATTATTAATCTGAATGTATGAAAACGTGCTTCCGCCAGGACTCGAACCTGAATTACCGTTGACATGTGTTCCGGTTGTATCCCACTATCTCAGGGAGCACTCCAAACTTTCCCATTAAGTTACAGAAGCAAAATGACGGTCTATTATGCTCCCGGCCGTCAGGGAGCAAGAAAGGATATTATAAACGATGTCCTCTGCGCTATCTGGTAAAAGCACAGAGGCAGTGCGGATAGTGGGACTTGAACCCACACGGGATTAACCCACGGGTTTTTAAGACCCGAGCGTGCTGCCTATTTCGCCATATCCGCATACAGCTATGTGCAGTCGCACCTACACACAGACAAGGAGTTCAATTTATATACCGCCCACTTGCTTTCGCAAGGCTGGCCAAAACGTACGACACTCATCGGCGGTTAAAGTCGAAGATGTCAGAGTTGAACTGCTACTCGTCGGCCCAAGCGACGCGTGTTACCGTTACACCACATCCTCGATAACTACGACGTCAAGTATGTCAAACATTTGCCGGCTTTTGACAGGGACTTGTTCAGAGTTTATTTTACAACCGCCCTAACGTCGCCCTCGGTTGTGGTGGAGCATAGCAGAATCGAACTGCTAACCGTTCCTTGCAAGGGAACCGTTTTACCGTTGAACCAATGCCCCGTTACGCCAGTAAACCGCATTGTGTGTAAACCTGGCTGACACGTCTTACATTCTGCCCTGCCGCATGTCTTCTCGCCTTCCGGATAACGTTCTCCGTAGATAGAGAGGATGGCAGACTCTCTCTGGCGTTCGGTTTAAAGCCGGTAAAACATATATATATATATAAACCGGCATTTTGCTTCTTCGTAACGACAATCCTTTATGTTACCGTTACACTACATCCTCGATAAATACTACAGATTAACCGCTGTAGCACCGGATATAAACACTTTCATACAATAATTAAAATATTACACTTCAACATTTGTAATATGATAACGACCATAACCGCTTGTCCGACCACTGCCAATTCCAAGGCCGAATCCTGCAAGATTAATAATATTCAGAATCTCATCTCGACTATAAACATGATCCAGATAAGTTACCATAAATTTTGCAGACCAGTTATGGAAATGATTCAGAACAACATTAATCGGCTTACCACGCTTAGGACTCATAAGCCTCTTTTCGGCCTCCCAACCTGCAAACTTAATAGGAATAAGTTCTCTTCCATTTTCAGATGTAACATTAATTGCATTTTCGAATTTTGTTTTATAGTTATCAATTTCATTACGAACAACAGCATCACAGAAACTTCTTTTCAACGCAAACGCACTTAAAGACGGAGCGTTATCTTTGAGTAGACTATGCATAAGTTCTTCATTGCATTCCGTATATGTGTCTTTTACAGGAAGAGGATCGCGCCAATGAATTGCAGTAATAACATCTTCCCAGAAATTAGGTACTTCTTTAATGCTCTTACGATCATCTGCAGTCAGTGCACGTTCATTGCGAGCGTTCATTTTATTAAGAATCAGATCGCCTTCACCTTCAATGGTAACAAGCATCCTTTTAATCTTAGCTTCAATATCAATCAGATTTGCATTTTCTTTAGCTTTAGTCGGCATAATAATCTCCTTATTAATCTTTATTATTTGTTTAAATCTTTTCTTTACGCAATTGGCACACCAAGAAGTCTATTCGTGTTTTATTTTATGCTATAGAGAAATATTCTATTATAGAGCGATATGTTCTATACTTAAGAAGTCATAGACTTCTTAGTATACCAATTACTCAATTAATGTTATAGTATTTTATAATAATGTATCCTGTTCTATTCAATTATTGGCTATGCAATTGTATATTTGTGCCACTGGCACAATAAGAAGCTTATTTCAATAATGTTCTATATTATGATGTGTTAAAATACGATATGTTATCTTAGGACTGATAAGCCACTTATTGTACCAATCACACAAATGGATTGGTAGTATTATTGTGTCCTACGCCGTCATGTATTATTCTTGAATATCCTGTATTATGCTTTGTGCGATTAGCACAATTGAAGACTTGTTTTATACTGTAATGTTCTATTCCATGCAAAGATTTCATAAATTATCCTATCCTATCCTAATCTACGGAGAACAAGTCTCCAATTATGCCAACCGCAGAGTTGGCACAATTGTGTATTAAAATGAGTTATAGTAATCTATGTTGTACTGTTATGATCTATTGTTAGCCTGTCGGCCTGAGTAAAGATGCAATGTTTTGTGCTATTATGTCCTATCGTAACTTGTGTTCAGTTATGATGCACTTTGCTATTTTAGGATGCATTGCATCCTTAATCAGACCGACAGGTATATTTTAACTTACTTCATCAAAAATTTTCAGCTCGATGAGCTTACTATTAATTGCTTCAATCAAAGGATGCATTTCTGTTAAAATTGCATATTTCTTTAAATATGAATCCAATTCAAGCTTTGCTGTGCGAAGTAATTTCTTATGCAAATCTTCGTCTTGAATTATCAAAGGAGTAGGGCGATAGCCAGTTTCGCCATGCAAATGATAAAACATACGAACAGGAACTTCCAATTTCTTAGTTGGTTCCTTTTTGTTGAGACCAATTTCAACTATTTGCAAGTCTCTCTGAATATGACGTACTTGTTCCAATCTGTATTTTTCAGCAGCTGAATTATCATCCCAATCAATAATTTTGTGAATTTCAGTATTTTCGTTCCTTGCCATATCGAGAATTTCCTTTGTATCAGGATTCTTTCCAAGAGCGAAAATTTCATCTGCAACTTTCTGCGCATCAGCAGTATAATACTTTTCAGATTCTGGTCTCCATGATGCTACATACTTTACATTATTCATTTTTACACCTCCTTTTTAATCATTTCAATTATTTCATTTTCTTCGAGGCTGAAATCAATATTATCTGCTGGTTCTAACCAATTTTCATCGAACCAGTAATAATTAGCATATTGTCCATAGTTTATATAGCTACTTTTACAATTACTAAGAGCATAAACTCCATCCTTAGGTTCTCCGCAAATAGTATCTTCATGTCCAAGGAATGATTTCATACTTTCAGCAAAGTAACAAAAGCCTGATTCTATCTTATCAGCATCTTCTTTTATTCTTACATGATCACCTATATTAAACATAACATACCTCATTTATCATTAAGTGCCAATCCCCCTTCTACGGCCCGCTCAGGGGGCATTGGCTGAAAGTCACTGTCCGTTATTAGCAGGCTAGAGATAATGACATAAAGCCGGAAAACCGCAGGGATGTAAATCCGGCAACTTGCTTCTTCGTGTCGGCAGCCTCTCAGGTTACCGTTCACCTACCCCTACTCTGGGCGCAAGTCTTTGTGCGTTTCGGCTGGGCATGAGTAGCATCGGCCCAGACACTCGGTTTATACCTACCTGCAAGACATAAGAGCCCCGTTATCAACGGCCACAGCGTAGGCTGATTGCGTTAACCGCACGCTTTAATACGGCATATGCTGGTCAGGCATATTTTTAACAGTCACGTTCACTGTGCCAATCAGCTTATTTTACTTTGTGCTGATTATACAAAGCTGTCCTAATGGACAATTGAAGAATACAGGCTTTGCTCCCGTCACCTCTGCCGTGCAAAGGCAGTGCTCTGCTGAATGAGCTAATTCCCCTTATTCATCCATATAAATCTTTCTTCTTGAAAGTTCCTTTTCAATTATTTCATATTGCTCATCAAGAAACATACAACGACGCATATATGCTTTATATTCTTTTTCTTTTTCTTTTTCGATATTAAGAATTTCCGTTACCAGCTTTGGCAGTGGCCAGCTGGAGACATCTTCCCAACGTCCTGGTCCGTATTTATTCAGTCCCATATTGCGACATCTTTTCCCTCTCTTGAAATTTAGTTTGAAGATGAGTGGACGAGGATTTGCACCTCGTATGATTCCTTAACGTTTCTTGAAATCAAGAAGTCGGAATCTTACGTTATAAGCGTCTACTCTTGCTGAACCAGCTTTACCATCGGAATCGTATGCATCCTTATCCGATGTCTATTCCGCCACCACTCGCGTTGATCTTCGTCAAACTAAGCCATTCAGGATGTCAACCCGATCATGACTTTACAACCCCGAAAGATCGCCTGAAGCATGGGTCGATCCGTTTATGCCCGGTTTCAGTGCTGACAAACACTCTACGCCGTGCCGTCTCCCATAGTATGCTGTGCGGTTTCAAAAATATTATTTAAAAATTTTTATAAGCGGGTAAGGATTTGCACCTTACATGATCAGTCTTTTGGTTGTTAAAACAACCCCGGATAATAATGACTCAATCTTGCCGTTCCAGCGTCTACTATTACAGGTACAAATCCGAAAAAACCTGTTTTACCAGCCGTGACCTGCGCCCCTGTTATCAGGTGTACTTAAATAAGAGCCACGTCCTTATCTACTCTCCGCAGGAGTGATAGCTGTCTATTCCGCCACCGCTCTATTTTATAGCCCTGTTTTTGGGCAATGCTACTGAGGAACAGTATATTTACGATTAAATTCATCAACTGCTTTCTGCATAGCACCACCCCCTTTTTTTAGATTTGCCAGTTTCTTTACTTACCTGAAATCGTCTTCCTCAAGCTCTTTTGCAATCTGGTTTAAAGCATCTTCTTCCGACATCCCGAACATAAGAACCAAAGCTGCGCCTCTCATTGTAAAGTAATCTTCTTTACTTATTTTTCCAGAATTGTACAGTTTGCTTAAACCGATCATATAAGAGGTTGCAGTTTTTCCAGATCCTCTTGAAACAACAAACTCACTCATTATATCCATTATTGTCATCTCATATCTTCGACAAATACTTCTATATTAAAACAAACCAACTTTTTTGTGTTGTTTTAATCACCTAGTGAATATTGTATTGCTTTTTTTGCCAACGATATCAAATCATCATTGCTATGATCTTCGCATAAATACTCGACCATTAAATCCAATAAATCTTGCTCGATGTCGTAATCTGTCGTTTCGTCCATATAGCACCTCACAAAACAGTAATTCTAAGCGGGTGAGGATTTGCACCTCACATGGATTTTTCTCCGTTTAGCCGTGCACGGCATCAGGAAGCATGTCTCCGTGCTAATCGTGTCTACCTTTTCCACCACCGCATATTATTATTTACTGAACATCAGTCATTGCTTTCTTCCGGCGGTTTGATCGTGGCGTAAATATCACAGTAAGTGGAATCAAATGCATCATCGATCCTGCAGATGAACCACGGCTGATCTTTCACCTCGTTACAGTAATACGGCCAGTTTCCGCCGCCAATTCTTGCATGGATATAAAGAATGTCAGGCCTACCGCAATAACGATTGAATAATTCAAGCTGTTCACGATTGCGCCGATAAGCGTTTTTGATGACATACTTGAACTTCTTGCGCTTTTTACCATGAATACGATCCCATCTAACTCCGACAGGTGTGAATTGATCGGTGTCATACTTCAGGTATTTTCGCTTGATTCGACGGGTTCTGTCTGAACATTCGAAACAATAGGCATTGATCCGAAAGTCTGATTCACAGAGAGATTCACATTCTTGAAGGGCCAATTGATTGGCAGATTCTGAAATATCGTTCGCAGAAATTGCTTTTTCCTGACTCATCAACCTAAGTCCGCGCAGTCTTGGAACGGTGATTCCGTTGTCTACCATGATTTTGTCAAGATCTTCAATTTGTGCGTAGGCTCCCAAATCCATAATATTTTCTCCTTTTTGAGATGTGTTTGATTGATTGAACGGGTGAGGATTTGCACCCCACATGGACTTGCACACACAACAATCACCGGATTCACGGCTCGTGGGCTTTAGTGTGTACCAGCAGGCGTGTCTTTACCGATTTAAGATTGGTGACCTTCACGCCGTTTCAGTCTGCCTTGTCCTTACCCAGCCATCAGTGTCTACCTTTTCCACCACCGTTCATTATTACCACCATGCATGATATTCAACGTCATATTCGTCGAAATCCACAGTATTCAGTACTTCATCTATTTGTTCAATTGTACTCTTAAGTTCTTCAACATATCCTTCATCATATTCAGTGCTTCCAAAGAAGAATCCAGACTGAGTTGGCAGAAGTTCCTCTGCAACTTTTGGATCATCAAGAACTTTCAAATGTTTTGTGACCGTAACATACTGTTTCTGATCGTAATCATACTCCTTAACTGGCACATCCTTATAAACAAGTTCAGAAGATTTCAAAACAGTTTTACAATCTCTTTTCAATTTTTGAAGAAGCGATTTATCAACATAATAAGATCTGCAGTTTTCAATGCCTTTTTCATCATCCGTTAAATGTCTTTCAAACCACGCATGAATAGCATTTGCTTTACGCCAATATGCAATCTCTTCTTTTTTCACCTTGTTAAGATACATATCAAGACCCATACTACTCCTCCTTTACGGTATTTTTCGAATGTCCCCAAAGTTCGGTACCTAATAATTAAAAGTTTACTAAAGAATCCCATTTGATTTTCTTGGGAGTTTCAAAGACTACATCACCGGAGCAATTTTCCTCAGTTCCGTCTTTGTAATATTCTTTCCAGAACATTATTCCATCCTGACAGGTAAGCTCAAACGTCATTGTAGGATGTTCTTCTGACAGAATGATCATCTGACCATAGTGCCTTTCCCATCTTTGCTCGTCCCAGCTTGAAAACACTGCCTGATGATTTTCCGGCTCATATTCTCCATCATCGAAAACATAATTAATCAGATCAAATTTATTAATGCTGTTTAAAAGCTTATTATATTCCTTCAGATTCCTTATATTTCTGATTGTTAATGAAAAATACATATTAAATCACCTGAAACATTCTCATTATGTCGTCTTCTTCAACTTTTTCTTCAGCGGCTTTTGCATCAGCAAGAAGTTTCTGTTCTTCAACGAAGGTTCTTACTGCTTCAAGACTCTCTTCACGGTTGTAGTTTTCATCATCATCATCTTCTTCGTCTTCAACACACGAAACTTCAGAACGATGAATATAAACAGTATCACCGGGTTTAGCATGTCGAAGATCGTACATTGCATCTTCCCTATCGTTATCGTTCATTCGCTCGCAAAACTCGTCACGTTCTTCCTCAAGCAAATAATCATTCATTGAATCCAAAATGTCATAAGCATGGAAAGTCTGTCCGGCAATGGTAATATATCCATATTCATCATTTAGCCATTCTTCGAAGTACTCATCATCTTCATGATAATCGTCTTCAATGCAAGCATTAATTACATCGTCGATATCGTCATAATAAGTTTCATTAACCAAATATCTCATAAATCACCTCATAAAGATAGGGTGACTGGCCCCATCAAACCAGTCACCCTCGGCTGATTAGTAAATGTCTGTCAATATAGTGCTTCTTCTTCTTCTGGAGCATTTTCTTCAGGTGGATTCGCGTTTTTACCGCCACGCAGGAACTGAATACTGTTTGCCCTGACTTCCATAGAAGACCGTGCAACATTGTTCTTGTCAACATAAGTATTCAGCTTTACAGGCCCTTCAACAAGGACTTCGCGCCCCTTCTTAAGGTATTTCATGCATGTTTCACCCTGACCGCGCCAAGAGTTAACCCTGAAATACTGTGTCATTTTGGATTCACCAAATCCATCATCACAAGCAACTGTAAAGTTACAAACCTTTGTCTTGATAATCTCACCGGTAGTCCTATTGGTGTATTCCACTTCTGTGATAACCGGATCTGCAGTAAGATTTCCGCAAATAATAATCTTGTTCATTTTTTTCTCCTAACTTTTAATGTTTTTCTGTAGTGAATGTGAATGGGAAACAACAAAAATTACTGGACATTATTTTTGTAACATTCAGTAATAATTTAAAAATAGTTACTATTTATGCATCGACGCAAGTTTATATTTTACACATAGACAGAAGATCGGCAAATACAGTATAGCGATTACTTGATTGTTCAGCTGTTCCTTAATTTGCAGTATTTTCAGGTTGATTGCAATATACAAAAAATGTGTATTTTTATGCTTTTTATATATTTAAAAATTCAACTTGGATAATACCACAGGATTTTATTTAGTTTTAAACATAGCATCAAGTTCCTCATCAGTAATATTGATTGATGTTATTGTTTCAGGAAAATCATCTATTTCTACAGCTTCGGCTGGCTCAAGCCAATCATCTAGAAACGCAAAACCCTCATTCCATTCGTTTTCAAGCATATAGAACCAATGCCTGCTTCTATCGTTATATACTCCAAAAGTTACCTTGAAAATCTCACCACAATACTTGTTCATTTGATGAGCAAAATCACAGTATTTAGTGTCTTTAATCTCGTTTAAATTTTTAACCCGGACGAGGTCGTTAGTACGGAACATTATTTATCCTTTCACGAGAAAAGAATATTCTGAATATCTTCTTCTCCGATTGCTATTTCTCTTCCTAACAGTTCTTCAATGTCATAAATTATATAATTGTATTCTTCATAGAAGCCCATCGAACCAAAACATATTTTCCTTTGTGCTTCCATTCGTAAACATGCGTCTTGTTTATAAGTCATTATAGCAGTGTTTATTGCTCTTTTATTCTTTTCTGTCATAATTCCCAGTTCAGAAAGAAGCGCAAAAATGTCCTTTTCTTCTGTGCCTATATGAACTATGGCTGAACCTTTTATAAAATCATCAATTTTCTTTAAATCACTCATTTTTAACCTCAAAATGGAAGTTCATCATTTGGCAAATATTTAACTTCATTCACATTGATGTCCGGAAATGCTGTATCTTTATTGTCAATATACATTTCATTGGCATGAATACAAACATCATCATCTTCTTCCGGATAATAATCATGAGACGTAAAACGTCTTGCTTTTTCCAAAGATTCAAACGAAGCCAATAGAATGGTTCTGTCGCCTCGGTTTACACAAACTTTATACATATTTCACCTCAATTTCGTAGGGAAAGGCCAAGAAAGAAAGGAAAGAAAGGCCTAGCGAATCAGTCGCCGCTTGCGGCGACCTCTGGAGTATTTTGTAAAATCAAAGGCTTATTAATTGAAAACAGGAACATATCTCGGATATCCGTTTTCGTTGAAACCTTGAAGTTGTTTTACGTACTCCATAGTTCCTTCCAATTCACGAAGACAGTCTCCAGCTGTCATGATTGTCATAGCTGCAGCTTCATCCATTCCTCTATCCAGAAAACCCTGAGTAAATTCAATAGCTCTTTTGATATAAGTATTCCTGTCTTCAACAAGCATTTTCAGAGCAAGTTTTTCATCAAACATAATTTCACCTCTTAATGATCAGGTACGAAATATAAAGGATCAAGAAAACAACCAACCCAAGATAACCAAGAGCCATTATTGTACTTGTTATATGGAATATAACAGTTTGCGGCGTTGGAATCATATTTTCTCCTTCTCGAAAATTAAGTCAAAGTCTTCTTCGTCTATTGTGATTTCCTTTCCAAGAAATTCATCGATAGATACATAATTTACAGTTCCATACGATTGTACTGAATAAAGAATACGACCAAATCCGTCACCAATGATCCCAATTTCACTGCAATTTTTCAAGAGTTGTTTTACATACGTTGGCATAGTTGCACCACTTGGGAATTTCACATGACCAATTCGCTCATCCAGTTCATCAAGTCTGTCAATTCTATTTCTTGGAATAACGATAAATAATTTATGATTCAAAAATTCTTCAAGCATTTTTTACTCCATTTTATTATTGTCGTTTCTTTTCAAGGTCGCAAAGAAAAGCCACGTTACAAGCAAGGTGCCATAAATGAGGAAGACCACTTTCTTCGTCTATTCCATCCGGGTCCTCAATATAAGCACACATATGACGCATCATTGCATCCCTGTATCTTTTCGGCTCAACTTTCTTCCAGTTATCAGGATCTTTATATTTGATCAAACCAAATTCCCGTACCCTGGCTATATCATAAAGAATCTGCAAAGGTACGAGAGAGAGTTGCGCTTTTCCAGTATCCTTTTTTGCTTCAGTATTCATTCCAGTCACTCCGTTTTAAGTTCTTTTACTTTGAATACATAAGACATAACCTCTTCTGAAGTCAGCCAGCCAACAACATCATCTGTAATCGAAGTATCGTAGCAAACATCTCCATCTTTCATGACAGCGATTTCAAACAAGTCTTCATCACCGCCATAGGAGCCGTTATGCTTGATAATATCGATTCCATATCCGTTCTCGAACTCTGCATAATAATACAGCCCGCCGAACCTATTACCTTTCTCGAAATTCTTGGCATTGGACATAATTGTATCAATCTTATCTTTCTCCAGCGGAGTGTAATTATTTCTTGGCATTTCCGAAGGATCAAGCATTCTGTTCATACTGTTAAGCATAGTAAAAATATCATTCATGGTTTAAGCTCCTTTCACAATCGTTCCATTCTGATTCGCATGGCCAAATCGAGCCGCTGAAGCCGATTTCGTTCTGCCATGTATAGAAAAGATTCCTGATAGATTCTTCAGTGGTCATATTTTTTTCCAATTCGTCAATCAGATCATCAAGGGAATATGAATGATCAGCCATCCATTGCAGCTGAAATTTCTGATATTCAGTCACTGCCGTTTCCTCCATCAATTGTTGACAAAATATCATCGTCATCAATTGTAATTTCTGTAAGAATTGGTTTAATGATATGTCTTTGACTCAGAATATTTTTAGCAGTATCTCCTCTGTATGCATTTAGTTTCTTATCATTATCAATAAACAGAACATCCCAGCCGATAAAACTTTCGTAATAACCATCTGTTGATAAATAATCGATTATATTGCAGTATTCCAGCTCAGGATCGATTAATTTAACCAACTCGACTATTTCTTCATTGGAGCAGCCTCTGATATCCAGAAAAGCCTCACGATTCATAAGCAAGTCCAAATCCTCTTTTGATATAGAAACAAGATTCATTGTTCTTCTTCCAGCCTTTCAATTGTTACAATAGGATAAACGTCATAGTTTCCATTTTCTCCCAGGAATTCAAACAGTCGCTGCTGACAGTCACTGTTAAGATCCTGCCAATAAATTTTAAACTCATTAATTTCCTCGTTATTCATGTTCATTTCCAGTCACCTCGCAAAATAATTTCAAAGTGTCTTGCATTAACTTATTTTCGCAGCCGCATCTTGCATAGTCTCCGTCTTTATAAGGACATCCATTACAGTCGCTGATATCCTTATAGTTGCTACAGTGTTTTAGCCCATTCAGAATATCTTCAGGAGCAGTCATCTTTATTCTGAGCTGATCGACTATCCAGTTAAACCTGTCACTGTGATACTTCAATTCACTTGAGTAATATTCAAACAGTTTTTGATTATGATACACAAGCTGCGCTGTAGTTTTATTTGTCTGATCGAATTTGATTAAGAATACTTCATCAGTCAGCAGCTGAAGCAACTGACCGGCTGTATCATTCTTGTGTATTTCCTTAAAAGCCGTAAGGGTCATATTTAGTTACCTCCCCCGCTGAAAATAAATAAAGAATGGAATATATAAGAGATTATTTATTAAAAGATATAAGATTTATTATAGAGATTGTTTATTAAGAGAAATGATTATTATAGAGATATTATAGAGATAGGATTTATTAGAAAGAATAATTATATGGATAGGATTTATTACAGGGATAAGATTTATTATAGGGATAAGATTTATTAAAAAGAATAGTTCTCTACTAAAGACCAATAAATATCACAAGAATAAATACTTATAAATACCAATCATTCAAATAAATATCAAAACAGTAATTAAGAATAAATAACTACTGAAGGATAATAAATATCAAGATAATAAAGAAAGATATAAATACCTACTAAAGGAAAATAAATGATTAATATTTAAAGGAAAAGTAATTATTTATAGAGTAATTTCTAAAGAAGAATAAATATTCATAATAAAGAGTATATATATATTATTATTATTAATGATAGAGAATAGGTTCATATTTATAGAGTAAAATAACCCTTAAGAGTATATATTACAAGGGATAGAGGTCATTCATTAAGTATACTTTCTATATCATCTTCAACAATATTAATCTGATCATTAAAGTTATACCCAAGAGAAGATAATATAAGTAACAATTCTTCAGTGGGTTTGTCAGCCTTGTTGCAGATATAACCATTCTCTGTTTTCAGAGGACAACCATCACTGCATATAAAATACTTATTACAGATCTCTTTGACGATATCATATATCATTTTCAGCCCTCCATAATCAGCCGAGCAAGCTCGTCTTCTGACAAGGATAATTGACTATCCTCAAGTTTCTCGATTCGTTTAGTAACGTCTCTGATAAAACGGAAAACGTCTTCATAGTCTTCACGGGAAAACTCTGGTTCAGGACATTTTTCGGCATCGAGCAAGTTCTTGCATGCCTTGCATGTAGTAGTTGAGCAAATAAACTTAGTAGCAAGCAATAACCACATTTCTTTATTATTCATATACAGTCACTCTCTTTCTGGAGTAGATTTTCTTACTGGGTTTCAGCCGTGTAACGGGACTGAAGTTCCAGGTTGTTCTTTTCTGGCTGTTGATAATCTTTTTCTGTTTCTTGGACATTTTAGAGTATTCAGTGAACATAGATTCTCACTCCTTTTATTATATTAATAAATATATACTGAAGATTATTACTGTGGAATAATTATTTATTCTCTCTCTTTAGTAAACACTCTTGGTGGTGTTTACTAAAGAGAGTTATATACTGAAGGAGAATAATAAATGCAAATTATCTTTTAAAAGACAATATAATAAATATATACAGTTACAGCTGGCAGTTACTGCATATATATTATGTACCCCTGTTTTTTATAAGGAGCCGTTCTCCCCAATCCTTAAGGACAGTTGGCCGCCCTCCAAAGGCGGCCGAAAAACCTAAAAGATAATTATGGGGAGAACGAGGCTCCTGTTGCAGTCACTCTTTTAATTTATTTTTTTGTTGTCATTGCGGCGACTGCAGCGTACTCCATCTGTGATTCGAACACAGGACCTGCGGCTTATAAGGCCGTCGCTCTCACCTGCTGAGCTAATGGAGCATGAACAGGCAATTGCAGGTTTGCCTGACAGCCCAATACAATGTTATATCTATAAAGAAAAACTATTGGGCCAGATTATTCCTTGTTACGATATTCAGCCAGTCGTGCAACAGCAGCTTCCCGCTGTTCATCACTTAACTTACGTTTAGGCTTGATCTTGATCCAGTCATTCGGCACTGAAAACTCAGTACCGTACTTGTCATCATGTACGATCAGCACATCATCCGGATATTGCTCCTGCATCTTCCACATCTTTGCCAGCATATTGGGCATTGTAGTGTATATCGATGCACGTTTGTTGATCACATTCGGAGCAATGTTAATAATGGTTTCCTGCTCATCGAGCGGGTTGCCAATCTTGCCTTTCACAGACCCATCTCCTTTTTCTTGAGGCCAATCATGTTAGCCTCCTCTATTTTAGCGGAGGAAAAATACCTCTCAGTTTTGAACCGATAAATACTCATCCTCAGATTCAGGCATTCAGAATTGCCCACGTAATTCAGAGGTCTAGCCAGACGATCCACTGGATTTTAGTGAGGGCTCTCGGGTACGTTTATTCGCGGCTGAAATTTTATATCCGCTCCTGCAAAAAAACGGGCATTAAAAAAATCAGGCCGTTTTAAAAAATACCCTCTCCTTTACGGTCATTCTCGAATGTCGCCAAAGTTAGGTACCGAATATACTGTCTCCTGCAAGAAGCCGGGGGCAGTATAAAAAAAGGACCTGGCTTGCAGCGCCAGATCCTCTTAAAGCAGTCACTGTCAAAATAAAGGGCTCCCCCAAAGGGAGAGCCCGATATTTCATTACGCCTCGATGGGATCACCGACGAACTCTTCTCCATCGGCGGTCGGATTCCCAGTCACGAAGGTGATCTGCGGATTGGCGATCTCCATCTGGCAAGCAGGCTGGCCGTTCTTGTCCATGTACGCACGAGCGCGGACACGACCGGTGATCTGCACAGGCCGACCCTTGGTCAGGTACTGCGCCAGCTTGGCACCACGGTCACGCCACAGGCTGACACGGTAGAACTGCACCTTCTGCGTCCCGTCAGAACCGGGATAGTTCTCGGCGATGTTGAAATCGGTAACCAGAACCTTGGCTCCGTTCACATCGACAGTGCGGGTCTCAGCAGCCTTAGAAATGTTTCCAACGAAAGTAGTCATAGTGTTTGTACCTCCATATTTTTCTGTAGTAGTTGTTTTCTGTCGTCACGTTTAAAACGTGGGAGTCATACTGTTCAACCCGTATGCGGCTTCTCATTTTTCGACTGAGACAGTCTATCCGACGGCGGTATTTAGTGTGGGTATCGGACGCCACTGTGTAGGAAATGGGGAGATGGGAACCCCAATCCCGAGCGAATAAGGCGAGGCTTGTACTCGCCGTATACAAATCAAGTTTGAAGGAAAAGGCTTTTGGTAAATTAAGCCAAGAAAACCTTCAAACCTGACAAGTATTAAAAGAGAATTATTTCAGGCGAATCACCCGACGCTTGCGTCGGGGCAAAACAAATCAAGAAAGAAAGGAAAAGGATTACATTTTCTGGACAGCCTTGCCATTGTTCTTAAGCTTGTCCATGAAAGGTTCACCTATAGAGGTGCGTTTTCTGGCGGGAGGAGCGACATAGCCTACTCCCCTTTCCGCCGCTGAAAGCCTTTGTTGATACTGATACTCTGATATAATCTTGTCATGGTATTTATCAGAGATCGTTTTGCCAGCAATGAAAGACCCAACGATCAGAAGCAAGATAATGACATTATCAAGCAGTCCCATTATGCGATCCTCCAGTCTTCCGGATAATCAATGGGTTCATCGTTGTAGTGGAGACGAGCGAGCTCATCGACGATCTCGTTCTCTTCATCGCGATAGGCATTTTCATAGTCGGTAACCGAATCAAAGAACTTTCCGTCTCCGCACGGCATAATGCCATAAACCTGATTACCGACCATGTAATAGCTGAACTCTGCCATTAATACCCCTCCTTGAGAAGTTGATGCTTCGCTTCTTTGCACTTTGCTTTTGCGAGCTTGTCAGCGATCTCATTCAGCCGAACATTGGCATGGCCTTTCACTTTCACAAAGCGAATCTCATGCTTGCCATTCTTCACGGCTGAAATCAATTCCATCCAAAGCTCACGGTTGAGCCGTCCTTCGGCTGTAAGCCATTCCTCAGAATGCTTATAGCCATTGGTCACATACTGCGAGTCAGTGTAGAAGGTCACCTTACAGGGATTCTTCAACGCCGACAGTCCGATGATCGCTGCACGAAGTTCTGCCTGGTTGTTCGTGCACTTAGGGTTAGAGTCATAACCGGATTTACCGAGAACACCATTTTTGCCCTGATAGATTGCCGCGAATCCTATGGGGCCAGGATTTCCTGAGCATGCGCCGTCGATGTAGATTTCAACGCTTTTCATTGTCTAAAACTCCTTTCGAAATATTTTTTTGTTCACATTCAGTCGAATCCAGCCGCACCAACATGGAGGCGTGAACATTGCGGCCAACCTGTGAGTCGTCCCTTACTCACAGGCAGAAAGGAGGAGTCCCATGTCAAAGCCCGCTCGGGCTGAAAATAGCTAAAATCGGAGTAGTCCCTTAAACCACCCCGACCCGTACAAAACTCTGTCAAGCAGAGCTGGCAATCTCCGCAAAACAGAACCTGTATGTAGGACATGTCTGAATTTCAGCTTTTATACAGCCAGCCGCTGAAAACTCAGGTCCTATGCATATAAGTCTGCAGTCCCAGCGAGACTGCAGATCAACATGCATAGAAATCATCCACCCCGACCGGCGCTAAGCAGCAGCCGGGGCAGGCTTTTACTGGATAACCATTGCGGGTTTGTAGAATTCCTTCACGATCTTTTCATTCTCGCTGATCCATTTCATATGGGCATTAGCGATGTCAAGATCGTTCTTGTTCAGACCAAGCCTCTCGGCTTTCTCTGTGATCTTCTTGAGATACATCTCTCTTGTGCGAATCTCGTTCTTGATGTTGATGATTTCGGCCAGTGTGATTTTCATAGATGGGATCTCCTTTCAAAATTTGTTTTTTAGGCGAATAAAGCGAGGCTTGTCCTCGCTTTGTGGAACCGATCAGATACAACCACCACAGCTTCCATGCCGCCAGTCTTCTTCGGAAATGGCGTCATAGAGAGCGTGAAGATCTTCTTCGCTCAGGTGGAGGTTGGAAAGCCACGATGAGTTTTCCTCAACCCACGGCTGAAATTCCAGACCGTCTTCGTAGCTGTCCCAGGCTTCTTCCCAGTTTGATTCGAACCACCATCTCCGGTAGCAACCAAAGGTGCCCATGTCGCTGGTGCGAACTTCTTCCGGAAGATCAACCTTCACTCCATCGATGGTGATGATCCATTCACCGTGACAGAGGCACGGCCACTTTCCGGTCCATTTTGCTTCAATGTTCATTGAGACTCCTCCTAAATATTTCATTGAAATAGAACAACAAAGGGATTTATTATTCAGGCGAATTCCCGCAAGCTTTGCTTGCGGTGCATCAGCCACAATACACGTACTCGCACACGAATCAACAAACAAAGGAACGTGCAATATCAGCCAAGCAACATGGAGATAGAAATTCAGGAGAATCAAGGCTTGCTTGCAAGCCAAAGCCTAGCAACATCGAAGGCGAAGCAGCAATGCAGTGAAAGCCGAACGAAGCGAAGCGAAAAAAATCCCCCCTGCCGAAAAAATGGGGGCGCCCACGTCTCCTAATTTGGGAGTTGTCACTCCCCGGCTTAGGTTGCCGCAAAAAAATAAAAAAGCGACCCAATGATGGGTCGCTTATTTGTTAGTCGAATTCAACAACCGAAAATAATTGTTTTCCTTTGTATGTGTAAAATACTCTTTGGATCTTTTTCATTCCAGTTTCTTCCATCGTTGAATGACGAAGTTCAAAACACCCGATACTATCCCAGTCAATCAGCCTAGCTCCGAGATACCTGTTATTTGTTTTACGGATTTCCCATTCTTTTTCTGCCCACTTAGGCCAATCATGTATTATTGCGGGTTGATGTGTTTGTTTTGCGTTCCAGACTTTGAATTTGTTTTCATGTACGGTGATAATCGGACAACCAGTGCTCATAAAGTCTTTCCACATGATGTTTGCAACATCTTTATCGGTTTCAACAACTCGTTCAATAGTTCCAAACAGACGATTCATGACAATAAAAATCTGATACATATACAATCTCCTTTCTTTTGACGGGTCACGGCACAGTTGCGGTTTCCGCCCTGGCTACCGTCGTTCGCAAAATAAAAAAAGAGCCCGAAGGCTCTTAAATTTTCCAGACTGTATATTTATGTTTCTTCAATATTGCATATCTAACACAATTTCCAGTTCCTCCGTGTCTGGTTTCAATGTTATCATACGGAGTCACACAAACAAGCAAGTCAGAATGATCAACCATCCAATGGTTCCTTTCATCCAACTTATGAATGGCATCGTTGCTGTTATCAGATAAATATACAACTTCATCTGCTAATTTCAGCATATGTTTGTATTCAGCTTGACTAAACATTCCAGTTTCTTTCCAGCGGAGCTCCTGTCCTTTAAAAGGTACCGAAACGATAGTCTTTACATTGAAGCCTTCACGTTTCATTCGTTCGGCGGACCAGAAAGCGAGCTGATCAACGCCTTGTGCTCCACCGGTAATGACAACAAGCTCGTCATCAAGAGTCTTAAGATTATCCATAATCATCTTGATAACCTTCATGTATGGCTCACGGCTGGAATATCCATAAAGATCTTTCGGACGATGTCCAGTAAATGCAATTTTCATTTTCATTTCCCCTCTTTTATTTTAGAACGGCAACTTGGTCTGTTCATCAATTCTTTGTATGACTTCTTCGATTTCTTTAGAATACCGAGAAGCGTTCGTTTTGCTGGTTGCCTTAGCAATCTTAAGCAAAAGCTGAGCTGCTTCTTCTTTGTTGATGGTTTCGATAGTTTTCCCATTCATAACTTTCTCAGGAATAGAAGAATTGTCGTGAAATGCTCCAACGAACGTTTTAATGGCATACTCACACCAGAATTTGATGGTCCTTCCGCTGATGCCGATGATGATTTCCATTTCTTCGTCTGTCAGTTTGATGAATTTGATGTACTCCATTGGTAACCTTCCTTTCTTTTGCGGATCGTCGCACAGTCCGAGTTTCTCGTCTGGCTCCCCGTTCATAAAAAATAAAAAGAGCCAGCTCGAAAGCTGACTCTTAATTTTAGAATGGCAACTCATCTGTATCGACAGCCTTAAGGTGAATCCTGTCGATGAACCGTACGGGCTCAGGAATTTTATTCTTTTGCCGTTCAATGTGTTTTGCTATAGCTTTGTTACCAATATTATTTTCAGCAAGTATTTTTCTTGCTTTATTTAAGTCGTTGACTTCCTTCCTTATTTCCAGGTCGTCAAGGAAGCAAAGATAAAGTTTGTATTCTTCATTTTCGGAATAAGCGACGATTGAAATCGCGTCATCGATTGTCATATTGTGAATGTTTCTCATGGTTAAACCCCTTTCTTTCTTTTAGATTTTTTCTGCAACAAGACCAAGCTTTGGATAACCGATCTTGACTTTGAACGATTTAATCTCTTCTGCTGTCGCCAACCAGATACCAACAACATAGGCGACCTTTTTCTCTGCAGTTGTGCATTCAACTTTTACTGCATTCCCTTCTTTTGCGATCTCTTTCGGATCTCCGAAGGTGTAAAGACCTTTCATTGTCTTCCCTTCTTTGATAGCCTTCTTGGCAGCTGGAATCAGCTGAAGGTCGAAGACAACCTTTGCCAAATGCCATTTCTTTTCTGCGGCATTTACTTTTATGGCACTGATACCAGAATTAGAAAGCGCCTGAACGATGGCATTGGCCATCTCTTCTGTCATTCTGTCCTGCATAAGAACATCACAACCATTATTGTCTTTGAATAAAATCTGGAACATGGGATCTCCTCCTTTATTTTTGCTAGACTTCCGTCTGCATGAAAACAAAAAAAAGGAGACTGCTTTTCAGCAGTCTCCATGTCGTTGGGTCAGATCTCTTCGGGGATGTAGTCTTCGTCTTCATCATCCCGAAGCGGCACGAGCTCATTGTTGATTTCCTCGACAACACTCTCAATGCCGTTATCGTTCAGCATGGTCACCAGTTCACCGATCAGATCCAGCTCTTTGGTAGCTTTCGCTTTAGCCAGTTCCAGGTCAGGAGCTTTCGCTTCAGCCGCTTCGATGATCTTATCTGATACATCAGGGAAATCTGGCTCTTCAGTCTTCGCCAGAAGCAGTCCATCGCCGCAGACATCAAGGAAATAGTTGTATTTCCTCTGAGCGCTGAATACGTCGATTTTGTACTCAGTGCCGTCTTCCCGCTCGAAGACTCCATACCTGGTTTCGGAGTCAATCGTGGATCTTGATCTTTCAGTATGCTGAGTCATCAGTGTAGTGAACATCACCATCGCTTCTTCGGCGGTGAGATCTTCACTGGACTTCTGCTTCCACATCCGCTGAGTCCAGGCGACGATAGCTACCTTTGCCAGCGCATATCTGGCATCAATCTTCGCCAGAGCCTTGAACCGCATGTCTCTGTCATCGTTGCAACCAACAAGATCTTTGCAAGACGCAGAGTGATCACGATACAACACTCTGAACAGATCTTTCGCTGTCAGCTTCGTATTGGCTTTCAGCTTGTACGCCTTTTCCAGTTCTTCCGGAAGTTCAACTGCGATCTGACCAATACCTTTATCAGAGGTATACAGGTCTACGTATTTGCTGCTCCATTTCACAGGATGAACTGTGAAGTAGAACCTCTTGCTTCCATCAGAAACTTCAGTCGTATCAGAGATGATCTGAAGTCCGGCTTCAGCCATAAGCTTCTCCCACTCCGTGGCAAACATGTCGAGTACGCCATTTCCGGCTTTCTTCTCTTTACCGGTCTTTGTGAAGATTGTCTTATCCATATCTTCTTTGGACCGGAATTTGCAAGAGTATCTGTTGAAGTACGGGCTGAACAGAGTTTCGTCCTTTTCGCCTTCATGATGAATCGTAAACAAGGCAATTTCATTATTGGCCTTGCCATGCTTGAATTCATCAATGTCATCTCCCATGGCACAAGCGTGATCTACAATCATCTGCTCGATGATTTCAGGATTTGAGCCCATCCTGATACTATCAGCAGCCTGAGAGAGGTAATACTTCAGGCTTGTTGCAATCAGACCAACCTGATTGGTGAGAGATTCGATCTTAGTCTGACAGAAAGACTCGAAGGATTCATCTGTCACCAGAGTCTTGTCCTTTTCTGTTCCTTCTGTATTCACCGGGATAATCATGTACGATTTTCCAGCATTCCGCTTCTGTGCTTCCAGCCAGATCTTCTCGGTAAATGCCGTTACAGCATCACCATCGTAATCTGCACCCTGAAGGCGCATCGCATACAAGCACTTTACCGGAATTGTTCCGTCGTCATTGGCGACCGGGAACGGAAACACGATTACATCGGCCGGAACCGTATCGTCAAGATACGCTTTAACGACGATAGTTTCAGAAGGAGCGCCATGCGGATATCTAACAAGTGCTACTTCAACGTAACGACCTTTGCTATCAAGGTGCGTCTCCTTCTTGAAAGTAATCGTCACCGTTCCGTCTTCGTTGTGCTTGACCTTGCGGCCAGCATACGAAGGGCTGACACGGATTTCACCATGAAGTCCGCAGGAAGCCGCTTTCTTTGCCGCTTCGTTGATGTCCATACCATCGACATAGCAAAGACTGTACGCAAGACGGTCAGGATACATCTTCAGGTAGCTTGCTGCTACCATCGTTTTACCCTGTGCGTTGCGAAGGAAGTCATTGCCGCATTTATTGTCGATCTGCCGCATGACCAAGTCTTTGTACATCAGACTCGGACGAGCTGCAAACGCACGACCACGGCTTGTATTGACACTTGCCATCTTCCGCCACGCAATTTCAGGAAACTGCATAGACCAAATCTTACGAGCTTCAGGCTTCAGCAGTTCACGAATCTCAGGCCGTTCCAGCGCAAAGTTTGTGCTATTGATCTGAATTCCAAGAATTCTCTTGTTGGCAACCTCGTGGTCGCCAGACTGCCACTGCTTCATCATAGTGGTCAGTCCCCACTCTTTAGAATGGGCAATCAGCTCTTCCAGGCTGTTGTAGGCACCGAGTCCCTTGACGAGGCTGGAATTAAGCAACAAAGTGTTGCCAAGTGTGATGGTGCGCTCAACGCCCCAATGGTCAATGACTTTCTTGCCGATATCTGTTGCAAGACCAGGCATAAGCATTCCCTTGATGCCATAGCCAAACAGTGCGATCTTTAACCAAAGCCAGAAAGCCATTATACCTTCTTTAGTCTTGAAGTAATGAACACCGGCACCATCGGCGGCGACATCCTTTACTTCATGCGGTCCGTTGCCTTTCCACACAATCTTGTTTTCAGGGTCGTCAACGGGAACCAGTTTCCTGGACTTCTCATCGACGATGATGAGATTAAGATTGTCCAGAGTCGGAATGACATATTCTCCATTAATCGGACGGCAGCTGGAGAAGATCATTCCTCTGTTCTGACAGACTACTACTCCAGGCATCCGGAGTTCGTATTCGGTCAATGACACCGGCTTATCGGTGCGATAACCAGTGCCTTTCTTGGCGGTAGAAGGACTGACAGTGAAGAGGAACCCTTCTTCGCTGTTAACGTCCATAGGGTTTCCGTCGTTCAAGATTTTGATTCCTTCGAGTTTAGACATATTGTCTCCTTTCCTTTTCTGTGATCACGGCTCACAGATGCCTTAATTTGATCTCGTCGGGACATGACGAGAGACTGTTAATTCGGGAGTCACCCGCCTGCCAAATCAGGACTCCTCTGTTCCGCTGGAATTCGCGGCTGAAGTCACATCGTCAGAGGGACGACGATGCGGTCTGGAAGAAACCAACGCTACTTAGCTCCAGACTCGCTAAGCGCATAAAAATAAAAAAAGACCGGATTAGTCCGGTCTTTATCGTTGTATTAAATTTGGGTTGCAGTCGTATTTATATGTATTAGCTGAAATTCGGGAATTCATTTCCTCCATAGAGATAGTCGTCATATTTCGATTGAGCTAATTGTAAGCTGTTCCATCTTTCTTCCAGGATAGACCACATCTTATGAAAATTCTTATTCGTTTTTGCAAAACGACAAGAACATTCTTTGCTGTGCTCATCCATCTCCCAAACTGTTATGCTTGTATTGTCTGTTTTGTTTATTACCTCATATTTCAAAACAGAACAAGAAGGAAACATTCGAATCGCAAAGCCAAGCTCTGTGCAGGCCAACGCGAACGAAGGAGCAGGCACTGTGTCGAAAAAGTCATCTCCTGCTGAAGTTGCAAGTGTGATTCGTCCGTAGTAGTTGTTCATAGTTACACCTTCCTTTTTTTATTTCAGGATCGAGTCCTGATTACGAAAGCCCCTTCTTTCGAAGAGGCTTTCGTGTATCAAAACTCAATCAGCCAAGAAGGCTGGTTTTTAATGTTTGTGGTGATGTTTGATTCTGAAATACATGAGCGCACTAGCAAAAGAATTTATTGCTTCATCTTGCAAAGATAAAGATTCATTGCTGTTCCGGATATTTTTGATCATCTCTTCGATCATTCCTTCCATTCCACTGCAGAACGGAGTGGTAAAATAATATACAGGCAATTCTTCTCCTTCGACCCATCTGAGCATGTCAACTGTAAAAAGTCCAAGACCATATCCAATGGTAACTTCAAAACCAGTATGGTATCTTTCAGCTTTTAACAATTTACGGTTGTTAATGTCGATTTCTACTATGGACTTCTTTGTCATTGTGATCTTCCTTTCTTTTTGAATCGTTTTAATGCCAAAGCTCCGTCTTTGACGTGCGGCAGACGATCCATTTGCATGAAAATAAAAAAAGGCTGGGTTGTTAACCCAGCCAATCATTTGTTACTTTGTTCGCCACGAACGGATTCCTTTTCCATGCTTGAATCCCCAGCAGAAGCCGGGACGATACCCTTTAAGCATGAGCTTCAGGGCTGTCAGGATGGAAATGGGCTGCAGGCCCATCTCGGCGGCAATGTTCTTAGTGAATTTACGCATTTTGTTTTCCTCCTATAATTTTATTCATTAAAACGGAAGTTCATCCGTTTCAATAGCTTCGAATTCAAAATCTTCGAATCTGTGCGGTTCTGCTGAGGTGGCAAGTTCTTGGATACGTTCCAATCGATTCGCTTCGTCTTTAGTGAACCACTTGTTATTGTGAACGTATTTCTCATGTTTGGCTTTTACAATCTGCAGAATCGGTTCATGATCAGTAGGCTCGAAATCATCAGGACGAATTTGGTCATAACGGCAAGTGCTATTCCAGTCTTCTCCAATGCAATTATAATCGTAGCACTCGCATTTAATCTCACCGTTTTCCAGCCATGCATCAATATCGGCACGATATTTACTACGAACGGGGTTATTGTATTTTGCTTTGAGTTGAACAACGCCCTGTTTTTGAACTTCGATGCAGGCAGCGTAATCATCACCATCCATCATTTTTACGATAACGCAATGTTTGTTAACTGCTTTATCGCCATAACCACCAACACAGATACCCATGTTAGCACCGATGATGGCAAGATCTTTTCTTCCTTCCGCAAGTTCGAACCGAATTCCGTTTTCGCTGATGAATTCGTACTTCTTTTTCTCTGTCTTCGAGTACGGAATCTTTTCATCTACGAGGTTTTCCCGAGTCGCGCAAGATCTATTAAAGGTCTCGTGGATTTCCTCGAAGTTGCGGCATTTATTAAGCACGAATTCAGACGCCTCTTCGACGATCTCGTTGTATGACATAGCGACATCATCAATAAGATTAAAGTCGGTATCACTTGTCATTCTAACAACGTTATTTTCTCCGCGAAGTTTGATGAACTTCTTAAAGAAAGCTGCGAATTCAGCAGGATTACGACGGCTGAAATGTACACCAAACCCAGTCAGCTTCTGATATGAATTCACATCCTTGAAACCGATGAATTTCAGAAAATGCACTACTTCCATGTTGTGGATATTTTCGTTATACAATTTTCTTAACGTTTTGCTTGTTGGTATGTGCATTCTCTTTGCAATCACGTCGATCAACTTTGATTCGTCCACAATCTCTTTTGGGTAATTACCAAAGTAAAACGGACAATACCGTTTTGTTGCGGTATGGTGGAACGTATCGAACTTATAATAAGCTGTTGGTCTGCTGAAAACACCACACAGACTATAAGTACCTGCTTCACTGATCATTTTCTTTAATTCAGGCCTAAGTTTCGTTAACTCATCCTTCAAAGCGCTTAAGACGTCATCGTCATACGATGTTACTAATTCATTTGCGCTGACATGTTGGATTCTTCCGTTATAAAGATAGACAGAACCATCTTTGTGGAATGTGATCGAAATATTGTGGAACTTTGTAGCCAGATGACCATTTACACATTTAATCCATTCGATATAAATGCGCTGTAAACGCACTTTACCAGGTGCTACATCAATCTTTGCTCCATAAGACCACGTTGTTTTTGCAAACTGACCCTTTGAAGTACTGCAATACCATTTATTCCTATCGGGTTTATCATCATAGAGTTTGATAAATACAGTATTCCACTTTGTCAACTCTTTCTTATTCACGAAAGAGGTAATAGGATCTCCATCGTTCCACACGGTGTAGCAAACCGACTTTGTGCTCTTTTTCTGAGCAAAGTCTTTTGCTTCTGCGACATCTTTGAATGGATAGGGTTTTCCGGTTTTGGATTTCACAATAAACCGGAAATTGTCGAAGTCTTCGGTTTCGACAAACCGTTTTGCGTCTTCCAAGGTTTTGATACCAGGGACGGTGATCTTCGCATCGGGAATACGCACAGTCTGCTTGTAAGGATTGAACCAGAAGATAGTATTCATAGGACACCTCTTTCTCTCAACACTTTATTGGCGGCTGAGTTGCCGTAAAAGATAAAAAAAGAGAACGCAATGTTACTTGCGTTCTCTCTTGAAGAAGTATAATTTGCCATTTGGGAAGTTTAACGTTTTGTTTAGGACGGCCATCCAAAGAACGACCGAACGTGTTCGGCCTGTTCTTCTTCAGTAGGCTCGCTATCCCAGAACCAGTCCCAATTTGGTTCAATGTAGTGCGAGCCAGTTTCGTTTTTCACGAGAAGTGGAATTCCCTCATAGAACTGAATCACCTTGCACGGCCCAAGAAGCTTATGCCAGTAGCGACTCTGCTCCCAATAAGTTGTATCAGGTTTTAACTGGTTAAACGGAACGATTTTTGCCATGGTCATCCCTCCTGCTCTTTAGAGCTATATTTGACGGTTTGAACCGCCATTAAAAATAAAAAAGCCTGAGCTTGTTAGGCTCAGGCTAATTGTTAGGAATTGAAATAATCTTTCAATGCATCGTCTGCACGGCGACGACATTTTTCGTCTGTCCAACTGGGATAATAATCCCTACTCTGTTTCTGGAACCGACGATGTCCACCGAAATGAGGCTCGGCGTACCGACCCTCCTGATTTTTATGGTGTACCTGCTGGGGTTTCCAGCTGCACCCAAGATGCAGATAACCGTTTTCTCTCTGTTCCTCGTCATACCACAAACCCCACTTGTGAGATTTGGCAATCGCCTTATTGCGGGCAATTACGTTATCCCGAGCGGCTTTGCGGTTGGCGCGAATGTACTCCGGGAGCTCCGGCAGCTCCTCCAGAAGGGACAGCAGGATAATGATGGTCATAATGTTCATTAGAATTCCTCCTTTTCTTTGTATCTTTCTTCTTGCTGAAGATGCAGTTCTTCGGCGTACTGTTCTGCTTCCTCTATGGAGGAGAACATCCCCAAGTGTTCTCCTGTTTCGAGGAAGTGTTCGACAGCTTCTTCTTCAGAAACCAGTTCGCCGTTTATGATCAACGGGAGGAGGACCTCCAATCCGTCGATCTCAACAGAAAAGCTGATCTCCGTTGAAAAGGAGCCATCTTCATTGAAGACAACAATACGATCATTAAGATCGATGTTGCCTTCAACAATTGGATCTGCCATTGCTCCCGGCAGGAAGATAAATCCTGCAAGAAGAACCATGACGAATACCAAGCTCGCCGCTACTTCCCAATAGCGGTAAGCCAAGTATCCAACCAATGCCACCACGGCTATAAACAGAACAGCCACGATGGCAAAGGTAAACGTTGTCCACACCACACTACACACCTCCTTCCGATGCTTGTGGTGTTAACTGTTACCGAGTTGGGACCTCGGTGCAGCCTCTTTGAACTGCCGTAAAATAAAAAAAAAGAGCAGACATTATATCTGCTCTATAAAAACACGCAATTTACATCACGTCTCCTTTCCGTGCTTTTTTCAATGTCCTGGTTTGCACACCAACACCCCCATGTACGTCATAAGCACATTTCCATGTTGGCCCATTGGCTTCTCCAGGCGGAGTTGCCGGTAGCGGTTAACAGCCTTTAGTCAGGTAACAGCCGCTTCTGCACCCCCTGTAAAGACGTCCCATTCCGAAGAATGCCACAGGGTTTCGCCTGAGCTCCTCTGAGCCCGTTTGGCACTTGCACCCAACTTAACAGCTTCATCAGATCTGTTTATTGATCTAGCAGACCTGTACTGTTAAGCGCCTCTGGTGTAGCCCGCCAAGATAAGCCGGAGGATCTTTGTTGTTGCTCGTCATCTTAAAACCTCCTTTCGACGAGTTCTCCTTTACGATTCAAATCGTAAATGGGAAGATTATATTTACGAGCTGCGTTCAGAAGCGTGTTACGCTTATCTTTGCGTAGTTCGCAAATGGAGCCGTAAACCACGATTCCGGTTACGGCATCCGACATTTTTACCCATGCTTCTGCATGGTTGGATTCGTTCTGAGAACGTCCAACATACAGAGCTTTTGGGTTTTGGTCCTTGCTGGCAGAATACTTTTTCTTAGTATCTTGTCCGTAGTAGGACCAAATGTCGGAACGAAACTCTCTGAAGATCGCTTCGTTCCGAATGATCAAACCAACTTGGTTGATTTGACCAACACCAGTGTAGAAACGATGATTGGCTCTGATCAGCGGCTCGCAGGCTGCTTCGTCTTTACGAGTCATTTCAAAGGAGATGGACTCTTTCAGACTGTATTCGCGACCTGCGAATGCACCAATCCAACGGACGTAAACCTTCTTCATGGTTTCCTCCTCTATCTACTCCAGTTCGACTACTTCTGGAGCTTCAGTACCGCTGTTGCCCGGTGGATCTATTGTTAGACTCCATTAAAAATAAAAAAAAAGAGGCTCTTTCGAGCCTCTCTTAATCTGCGAATTTAGCGAGTTCGCCTTCCCCGCTAAATTCACATGCAAATTTGCCAATCTCCTGACGGTTGTGTAAATCACCAGAAAAGATTGGCTGGTATCCCAGCTCAACGCACTTGGCGTTGAGTTCGGTTACTGTTTTTACCGCCATGTTATGCGCTTCGTGCTTTTCCCTGTCAAAGGGAATAGAAAACACGTAGCGGAACATACTCTCATCACCGCTGCGGAGTGCTTCTCTCCGCATTTTTAGTGATTCAACGTAGGGCTTGAATGCACTTACGTATGCAAATGTGTTTACACCTTCTTTTTCCAACATTTTTTCAGTTTCTCTGTTATACATTGTTCAATCCTCCTATTTATGTTTTTTGTTCATAGAGAAAAGAGGTCGTCTTACGACGACCTCTTTCTTGGAATTAGTTGAAGATGTATTTAACATCTCCAATTTCATTTCTGATTACACCGGTTAGGGCATAATTGGTTCTAGCATAAACCATTAAGGACTCTGCGGCATTGCGGGAGCATTCAAACTCCCGACTTTCCATCTGCACATAGGCAGAATGGGAGTTCTTCATTATGATGATGACGAAATCAGAATGTTTCATTTTTGTTTCCTCCATTTTTCTTTTTGCTCGGGTTTGCTCGTAAGCGCCCGGCAGTTCACCATCCCAAGTGGGAGGGTGGGAATTTACGCTGGAAAATTCCAATAAAAGAAAAAGGATGTAGATATGTTCTCTTCCAAGTCGTCCTTTAAATCATCTTCCAACTTATTTTTCCAAATCATTCTTCCAAATGATTCTTCCAACCCATTCCTTAAATCAATTTTCTGAATAGAACATTTAAAGGGGACATGTATATTAAAAATAAATCTTGTCCCCTTTTTTTACGCTGAAATAAAAAAGCATGCTTAAAATCAAATCTTCTTCGACATTAATAAAATATTTTGTAAACATTTCAAAACACTATAAAAAAATAAACAGCATTTATTATCACTTTTTAACGTGTCTTTCGAAAAAGACCGTAAGGGAGAAAGACTCCCTATTATGATTTTTTAGGAGTGATTATTTTATGGACTATCAGATCCCAAAGTATATTTTTGATAAAGAGTATTCCACTCAGTGGAAACGGGAAGTTAAATTCCTCGAAGATAAAGGGATTAACTATACTTATGCTAAGAAGCATTATAAATATCCGATTATCACATACAAATATACTAAGACGCCTGAACTCTTTTTAGCATTGGCTGAATATTACAATCAAGTTCGCACTGAACAGATTCATAAGAAAATCGATAAGATGCCTCTTGAACAGGGTTATATTTCCGTAAAGGAATCTGAATTATCTGATGCTGAAAAGAAAACTATTACCGGAGAAGATTTAGTTGCAGTTATTCAGGACGACACTGAGTAATGGCATACATACTGTCGAAACCCAAAGGCAAGACTCCTGCTCAGACACGGCTTTGTTTTCACTGTAACCAGACAAAACCTCTATCTCAGTTTTACTCCAATAGAGATTGGATTGAGAATGGGAAAAAGGATAAATGGTGTAAACAGTGTCTTGCAAAGATCAGAACCAAAGATGAGATGCGGAGATACTTTTGGGAGAACAACAGAGAATGGCGCGAGAACGTTTGGAACAACGCCATTAAACAAGCAGAAATACAAGCAGCTAAATCTTCTGTATATCAAAAATCCAACGCCGAAAGAAGACAGGTACTATTAGAGTCAATTGCGTGTCCTATTATGCCTGCATTAATGCAGAAAACTCAGAACTATAAGTATGAGGATCACTCTACGGACACAAACACAAATGACTATGACGAAGCCAAAGAAAACGGTAAGATCGTTGAGTTTGATCCTAAGAAAACAAAGGTTGATAAAAATCTGAAAGTCTACAATGAATTTTTCAACGGCGAATTCAAAGAGTCTGAACTTGAATATCTGGAAAATTACTACAGTGGTCTGGAGAATGATTTCAACCTTTCTGACACTGCTCTTAGGGATACGGCTAAAAAAGTTGCAAAGGCTTCTTTGCTTGCGGATAAAGTTCAGAACGATTATATGCTTGGACGATGCTCTTTACAGGATGTTAAAGATGCAATTGCTCAATTGGACCTTCTTATGAAAACAGGTAACTTTGCTGCATGTAAACGTAAACCCGGAGATAAGGAAGGAATGAGTTCGTGGTCTGAACTTACTTTGCATCTTGAAACTCATGGTTTTTTAGCAGACAAACTTGTCTATTGGGATAAGGACGATGTAGACAAAACTATCCAGGAATTCTCTTACATAGTAGAGGCTCTTGGCCTGGATTCTATGTAAGGAGTGTATTTATATGATAGCCAGAGCGGGAGTTATCACTAATTTCAGCGCGGCCGAAAAGCAGATACTTTTCTGGAGAGACCATCTTGATATTGCAATCGAACAAATGTTTGCACCTATCAAGCTAACAAGAGATCAGCATGTGATCGCAAGAGCCTTTGGAAGAGGGAGCGATGTTAAAATCGTTCAATCCAGAGGCTCCGGTAAAACATGGCTTGTTGCTTTGTGTTGTGCTGCAACTTGCGTTCTTTATCCAGGCACGGTATGTGCTGTTGTATCAGGCACAGCAGCACAGGCTACTATTGTTCTTCAGAAATTAAAGTTGATTTCTGATCAGAATCCTAATCTTGCAAATGAAATTTCAGCTTCGAACGCCAGAAGCCTTGTTCAGATCTCGAAAGATAAGGGCAAGTGTTCATTTAAGAATGGTTCGTATATCGAATCATTTTCCATTGACAGTATGCGTGGTAACAGAGCGAAGATTCTTGTATTGGATGAAACAGCTTTAATTCCTCAGGAAGAACAGGATTCTGTCATCGGCCCTGTTAAAAACTATAAACGGGATATATCTTTTAACTATAATTTTAAAGACTATGCTTCCAAGACTATATGCACAACATCTGCATGCCCTAAAGCAAACACTTTTTATGATGACTTCATAAGAGTGCTAAAAGATATGGCAAAGGGTGAACCTGGTTCTTTTGCCTGTGCTTTGGATTATCGTGCTGCAGCTGCGAATGGCATTACGGACATGGACTTCTTCTTAAAAGAAAAAGAGAAGATGCCAGACCTTACCTTTCAAGTAGAGTATGGTTCTAAGTTCGTAGGTTCCAATTCCAATTCTGCTTTGCCTTTTGATCTTACATCAAAATGCAGAACACTCGAAAATATAGAAATGGAACAGCCGAAAAATTCAAAATCAAGATATATCATTTGTATCGATATAGCAACTTCAAGAGCTAAAGGTTCTGATAACACATGCCTTGTTGTAATTAAATTTACAGAAAAGTCAGATGGATCTTTTGCTCGTAAAGTTGTGAATATACGAACTTTCAATGGTGAGCCTTTGGATTATCTGGCAGAAATAATAAGGGAATATTATCATATCAGATTTCCAAACACCGAAAAAATTATTTACGATGCTCGCGGTGTCGGAGACAGCTTTGACAGATTCTTCGATAAAGAATGGGTTGATGTGTCGTCCGGTCGTGAATATCCTCCACTTGTTGTGGATGATCAACCTTTGTCCAATCCTGTTGCTGAACAAACGTTGCATCCGTTCCGGGCTGTAAATAATCTGAACCAGAGAATTTACACAAATCTTCGTGTGTGCTTTGAAAAAGGAACAATTGAATTACCCATTCAGGAAAGAACTATGCGTGCTAAACAATTGGATATTCCTGAAGAATCCAAAAGAATGTCAAAAGAAGAAATGGCTATATTCCTTGAAGCAGACGCTATGCAAATGGAAATGGGCAATATCGTAGAAAAGACAAGCTCTTCAGGTAATAAAACATATGATGTTCCTAAAGCAACACAACATAAGGATAGATATTCAGCATTGGCTATGGGCAATGACTACATATCAGAACTCGAAAAAATGAATGTCAAGCAACATCAAAGGGGACCAGTGTGCGTTGGCATAACTGGTGGCTTTGGTGATGCTTATTCTAAACGTATTGCTAAAACGTTTGGTAGATTTTAAAGAAAGGGGCTGAGTCCAATGGGCTTATTTAATCGGCTTCTGGGCCGTACTGAGACTGTTGCAGAGACACAGCCTCAAAAGAAACGTGAAGTTATTGTTGGAGTAGACCGGGAAAAAGATCAAACTACTATTCAAAGTTTCAATAACTCAAACTTTACATTTACTGGTGAGCTTGCTGATTTTGATTATGTCGGCATCCTTCGTAATAAACAGGATAACATCCAGAGTATTTATCAGCTGGTTGACTATTATACTGACGCAGATCCTATTGTTCATGGAATTATAAAACATGTATATGTTCCATTTTCCACTTGTTCCGACTGGTATCTTACAGGATCAAAGAAAAAGACGTATGCGCTTTTTGAAGAACAATATAAGCGAATGCGGCTCAGAGAAAAAATAGATGCTATCATGCTTGAAGTATGGAAATACTATAATGTCTGTTGCTATTTGTATAATGGCGATTTGATCACACTTCCGATTCACAAATGGAGAATTGGTAATACTACTTTCAATGGTACACCAATTGTTGATTACGACTGTCAAAGTATTATTAACGAAATACGTGCCAAGACATATAGTGTTGAGGACAAATATGTAAAGGATAGTAATATTGATTATATTCTTAAAGGTTATCCAGAAGAAATTCAAAAAGCAGTAAAAGAAAACAGACAGTATGCTCAGTTGAATCCTGAGAATACTTTTGTTTTGCAATGCACAAAGGAAAGTTGGCAAAGATATTCCATTCCTTTTCTTGTTGCTTGCTTAAGAGCATTATCAAAGAAAGAACTAATTTCCAGTTATGAAGACGCGATGCTGAATATTGGCAAACGAAGCTTTGTTCATGTGAAATATGGAGAAAGTTCTAAAACAAATGACATACTACCTGACGAACAACAGTTGAGTAAAATCAGAAGAATCTTCATTTCAGCTATGAGCGGAACACCGCTTGCTGTAACAAATCACCTTGCTACTGCTAATCCTGTTCAGTTTGACTTAAACGATCTTTTCCAATGGGATAAATATAAAGGTGTTAACAACGATATTCTTGCAGCTGGCGGAATAAGCGCTGTTTTAGTTACAGGTGTATCTGATGACGGTTCTACTTTTGCTTCTGCTCAGGTTTCAACACAAACCGCTGAAGCCCGTATTAATGCTGTACGTGATGAATTCTGTGACATGATGACTAAAATCAACAAAAGACTTGCTGAAGAAATTCCAGGGACATATAACCTTAAAGATATTCCTGAATTTCATTTCCAGCCGTTGTCCATGGAAGGCAAGAAAGCTTTACGTGAAAAGGCTCTTGAGTTATGGCAGAAAGGCGTTATTTCTACAGATACCATGTCTAAGTCTCAAGGATATTCTCTTGAAGTTGAAAGAGATAAGAGACAAAAGGAAAAGACAGATGGCACTGATGAAACAATGCTTCCAAGGGAGCTTTACAATACACAAAATAACAATGAAAACGTCGGACGTCCTGAATTGGACAATGACGAGCGCACATCCGATCCTGAAAGTGCTGTAAGAGGTCGTGAACCAAAGCCAAGTAATCCAGAAGGATCAATGGATGACGAGTCGTAGTCCAGGCGACGGTAAATAAACTGGGACTGTGAAAAGGTTGTTGCGCCTTAATGCAACGTTGGAGTGGTAACGGCACCGAAAAGCCGAGAATATTAGTAGTGCTGTCAGCGCCTCTTATATCTCGTTTGTTATTTGTTATGACGAATTATAATGCGCACCTTGACAGTGTCTGGGCATCCGTAAGGTGTAAGTCCCAGAGTTTGCTTACATAGCTCAATGGCAGAGCATTCGGCTGTTAACCGAACGGCTCTAGGTTCGAGTCCTAGTGTAAGCGCGGATGGTTCTCACCGAAAGGTGTTAATCATAGATTAGCCTTGCGCTCTTTGTCTCCCACCACTGAACGCAAAGCAAAAGGAGAGTCAAAATGAGCAAATTAGTATTTGCTTCTACCATCTCCGCAATTGAACAGTCAGATGTGTTTATGACTGTGAAAGCTCGCATCTGCGAAGCTCCTGAGGCTAATCTTAATGGAGCGAGAGTAACCGAAGCTTTTATTGATGAAATTGTCAATAACGAAGCAAGGTATGTGGGCTTGCCGCTGTACGCCGATAAAAAGGCTTTGATCAGCGGAAATTACAATCGCCTTGGTCATCTGTATGACATTAAAACAGGCGAATTTCATTCGACACAAATCGGATCGTTTTACAAGTTTGAAAAGCAATCTAATAAAGACGGTTGCGCCTTAATTGGATATGCGCGGATTCCAAAACGTAACAAGAAGCTTAGCAAGGCTATTCTTGAGTTATTCTCAGAAAATGCTTTAAAGTTTTCTTTTGAAGTTACCGTTGGCGAATACGAGGAACTTGATGATAACACTATCCTGATTGATGTGTCTGAAAACAATTACTTGGAGGGCACTGCCATTGTGACCTATCCAGCCTGTGAAGATGCTGTTGCGCTTGAATTAGTTGCACAGCAAAAAGCAGATGAAACCAGAAAGGATGATGAGGAAATGGCAGAAGTAGAAAACAAGGCTGAAGTTGTTGAAACCGAAGCCACTCAGTCTGAACTGGCTGAAGAAAAAAAGGCAGTTTCCGAAGAGGAAACCGCCAAACAGGAAGAAACTGCTTCCGAAGAAGAAAATGCTTCCCAGGAAGATGCTGCCTGCAATAACAAGAAGAAGGAAAATGCAGAAGAAGAGATCGCAACTGTATACGTTACGACCACAGAAACAGTAACGCATGAAACTCATGCTTATGATTCTGAAACAGATCGTGCAGTGCATCAGGAAGTCGAAATTCAGACAACCACTACCGAACCTGTTGATGGTGAACTTGTGGTTACTGATGATGGCGTGCATGTTGCGGAAAATGAAGCTGCTGAGGAGCAAGTTGTCGAAACAGTAAAGGCTGAAGACGACGGCGCTCCAACTCAAAACGATGGTGATACTAACGATGATACACCATCGGATACCCCTTCTGAAGAACCCGGTCCTGCGGATGAACCCGCTGAAACACCAGACGTCGTTCATGTCGAAGACCAGAAAAAGACTGCAGAACAAATGATTGCAGAGCTTGTTGAAGTAATCAATGATCTGAAGTCTGAAATTGCTGAACTGAAAGAAAAGAAAACAGTTACAGCTGAAATTAATCCTTTTATGGATACGCTTAAGACCGAGAATAAATATTCTCTGCTTGAGAAGGATGAAAAAGTACCCACCTATTCTTTACTGTCTATGTAAAGAATAAATTTATTTGAAAGGAATGACCTAGCGTGGCTGGATATATGACCAAGCTTCAGGGCTACGTGTATGAGGGCGAGCTTGTCAACGGAACTAATGCTCCTGTTAAGAACGGCATCATTATGGTTCAGGACGGCAACAGTCTTGTTCTTCCCTCTGCTGAGTCCACGACCAAGTTCATCTGCAAAGAAGTTACTACTATTTATGATGGTATGGTCGCTTACCGTTTTATTGTTGATAAGCTGAATAAGCGTTACTATTTTGTCGAGAACGGCTCTGAGTATTTCAATGATCAGGCCGAGTACGACAACAGGGAACATGCTGTGCCTGCAGATCTTGAGCTGCGTGCTCATCCTCTGCTGGTTGGCGATGAATTTGTTACTACTATGGTTACCGGGACGCCTGTTGCTGGCACCTCTTATGGTGTGCAGGCTGACGGTACTATCGGTTAATCGGAGGTGAATAGACATGGCTATCGAAAAGATTGAACGCGGCATGAAGCTGATTAAGGTGCTGGCCGCTGAAAACCGTGGTGAACGTGTCGACTCCGATAAGATCGCAGAAGCCCAGCAGATCGTAAGTGAATTAACTCGTGATCTGACTCCTGGCAACTGCCATCTGATTGCGCAGACCGTTGCGTACACCGTTGAAGACCTGCAGAAGAATGCTCTGGATTTCCTGGGCACTGTTGCGGATATCAAGAATATTAGCTATGGCGAGAAGGCTGCCTTTAAGCTTCGCCATGGCGGAATCAAGGCTGTCATTCAGGCGAAGGGCGCTACTGCTCCTCGCAGCTACGTAAGCGACAGTCAGGTTCTGGTTGAGACTAAGGAAATCGCTGCTCGTCCTGCTATCAACATTATTGATCTGCGGACTGGCCGTGTTCAGATCGGTGATCTGATCCGCGAAGCAAACGAAGCGATTACTGACAAGAAGCTGAAGATGGCGCAGCAGGTTCTGCATGCTGGCATCTCCAAGTTCAGCACTCCCTTCTATAGCGCGAGTGTGACCAATCTGAATCAGGCTCTGCTGGATGCTCAGCTGATGCATTTCCGTCGGTTTGGTCCTGTGACTATCCTTGGCGATATGGCTCTGGTGTCTCAGCTGGCTGCCTGGACTGGTATGGCTGTGAATCCTACTTCTATGCAGTACAGCGGAAATATGCTGGATGAGCGGAATAAGAACGGCTTTATTGGCAACTACAATGGCTGTGCTGTTGTTGGTATGACCAATGCTTACGAAGATGACGGCGTGACCCCGATTCTGAATCCTAACTGGCTGTACATTCTGCCGGGTGGACAGACTGCGGATGCTCGTAACCTCAAGCTGGTCAACGAGGGTGGCGTGAACTCTATGAGTTCTCAGAACATCGATGACCGTACGTATGAAGTGCTGCTTGACACTTGGTTTGGCGCTGCGTTTGTTACTGGTAAGAATCCTACCAGTGGCGCACACGAACTGCAGCCCTAATTATTGATTTTTTAATCGCAAAGGGACGGCTTTTACGGCCGTCCCTTTGCTTTTGATTAACTGAAAGGATTGAAGGATAAATGGATAATACTACTACTTTACGTATTTACAATAATACGAACTATGACATTGGTGTAACTTTATCTTCTACGCAACAGCGAGTTATTCGTGCTGGTTCTTTTTTACCCTATGTCGCAATTGAAGACATTCTTTTTATTGAAGACAACTCTCGTTGTAAGCCTTTCTCTTCTAAGATTTTTTCGATCAAGGACTCCAATAATAAAGAATATTCTCTTGAGGATCTCGGCGGTGCAACCGATCCTTATGTTGAAAAAATGTTTTCCCCGGATGAAATTATGGCAAATCTGAATAAATCTGCAAAACACATTGCTAGTTGGATTGCTGACATAAATGACCCTGTTCAGTTAGATGCTATTGCGGCAATGGCTGGACAAATGGATTTGCAGGGGAGCAAACTGAAGGTAATACAGGCGAAAATCCCAAATCAAAATCTTCTTGACACAGAAGAATAAATCAGAAAGGAGCGGTTGACTTGTATAACATCACAGAGGCAGCCACGGAGCTAGCAGAATGGTATAGTCCGTTGAGTTCTCAGGTGCTTGTATATGATAGCGAATATAGAAAATGTATTGTTCAAGCTATCAAGAAATTTTATGTTGATATCAACCATCCTGATGATTATGACAGAACTTTGTTTACTACAGATGAAGAAGAAGTTCTCTATTATGGTAAGGATTTTGATATACTTGAAGAAGAGTATATTTTTATTCTTGCGAAAATTAGGTTTAAACGTATGTCTTTGTCTGAGGTAACTGGTGATCATGCCGTTAGTTATACAACTAATGCATTATCAGTAACAGGAGCTAAAGAAGCATACAAATCCATTCAACAGGAAATTGAAGACCTCGAAAGAGAACGTCTCATCGTTTTTCATAAATTAATGGCCAGAGAAGGATGAAAACAATGAGTGATTTTAAAGTTAAGATTGAATATAAGAATAAAGAGTTAGAAACAGTCGTAGAAAAAGAATACGATTTTATTGATTATACAGAAATGCTCAGTCGAGAACTTAACCGTATTCTTAAAAACGTAGAAGACGTTTTTTTCTATATGTCTGACTATAAGCCAAAAAACGAATGGGATAAAGAATTGTTAGAACGATTCGACAACATTCGGCATAAACTTCTTGACCAGGCAAACGCAATTAAACGTTTACCAAATACTTTATCTTATAAAACAATCCCTGCTAACACTATGTCCATTAGTGAGTTTATCTCAAGATCTTTAAAATAATAAAGGAGGCGGCAATATGTCGATACCGTATGTTCCGCAAGAATCCAGAACGCGGTTTCTCGTTCCTAAAACATTAGCCGCTGACTTTGACAATTTTCTTAATCATGATATTCCGAATACTGTAATGGACTTTGAACTTGTTCATGATTGGTATGAAAAAGAAAATGAAGAATATACACCAAAGTATATTCGTGGAGAAATATATCCAGACGCCACTAAAAGCCGCTATGAAAATACAGACAACAACATGAATATACGTTGTTCTCTTACAAGCGGTATACGTAAAGGCGATATGGTTATTGAACCTGACAACACTATTTATCTGTTGGATTGGAATGGGCACAAAGAAAGCAACAACATTCCATCTCGTGCTGTATATTGCAATCTTTACCTTGAAGTGTACAGAGATGGCAAAATGTATGTGGATGATGAAGGTTATGCAATTAATGATGAAGGCTATGTTGTGAGCGGCTATAACTATAACAAAGGAATAGAAAGCAATCATGAAATTATTTGTCATTCAATTCCAGCAAACGCATACCGATATGATGGAAGACCAGAATATGTAGCTGTATCTGGTACGCCAGGTACCATAGCCGGAGCTTTAACTATTTTGATTGTTCAATATAATGAACAGACTAAAAATGTAAGAATCGGAGACAAGTTTGAATGGGGCGGAAACACTCATGAAATCGTCGATATTGACGGAGTTGGCGTCGACATTAATCAAACACACGGAATACTGAAATTTCAAGCGAAACGTGCAGCTGGTGGTTTACATGGCTACGATTAAGTCTTTTACTGCTACTGCCGATTATACAATTTCATCTGGTAATGAATCTTGGAGAAACCGAATTGACGAAGGTATGGAACCGCCTGAAGTTACTGGTGGAATGATTAATCTTCCACAGCAAGGACAAAGACAATCCAAAGCCGCTGTAACTGGCGGAAGATTCGAAGCCGGATCTGAAGAAGCAACGTACGCAGAAGAAAATTCCAGAAAAATAATCGACAGTATTTTGCCCGGTGAAATTGAAAGCGTCATAGACAGAATGATAGATGGATCATATGACTTAAAAGACTTGGAATTTTTTCTTACAAATATTGTTAAAAGCCAATATCAAATTATTGCCGGTGAATTCTCTGATAATCCGGATGAAGCTCTTGCAACACAACAAGTAATTGATTCTCTTGAAGTGAAACTAACAATCAGTGGAATTCCTACAAGAGAAGAAATTATCAAAGCAGCTGAAGAAGCTGTTATTCCTTTAATAACAAATATTTTAGGAGGTGGTACTTCATGATGGGTTGGATAGACGCATGGAATACTATCATACGTAAAGTAATCTGGCCTGATTACGATTTGAAAGCATTGATGAAGATACCGCCAAAAACAAACATCATCCAATTTATAGACAGATATTTTATTAGTGCTGGATATACAAATAAACTTCTTACAGACGAAGTTTGCAGAATAGTATATTCTGATGTACAAGGAACTGAAACAGATGTTCCAAATGTAACGAAGAATATGCTGCTCTTCGATATATATGTAAAAACAAGTGAATTACACAATATCGGAGATGATCGTTTAAAAATGCGTACTCATTTAATTGCTGAACGTTTATTCAAGTTATTAACACGGGAAAGATATCTTGCAGATACAGGATATCGTTTCTGGATAGCTGGTGCTTGGGACATGGGTACTCGCGTAACTGGATATACGCGATATAGCATAGCTTTCAGATACATGAAGGTATACTAATTGTTTAGCATTTCTAAACCAACATAGTAAAAAATATGCCGCCTGAGACATTGGGCGGCTAAATAAATACAGTCTCAAAGGTAATTTGAAGGCCTCTGAATACGATATAACCCAAATATATTAGCTTGTGGGAGAGCAGGTATATGGTGGTTATAAATATATTGCAAGAGAGGTCATGCACTATGGCAACCTATAATGCTGCGCTTAAGGGCTATGTGGCTGACGTGCCGAAGGTAGTGTTCCGTCGGTGCGATGGGCATGCTTATGCCTTTACTGAGCTGACGGCCGCTACTGTTAGCGCAAACATTGAAACAATCGACATTAAATTCCAGCGTTGGTGTCGTTAAACTCTTCTAAACGGGGAAACTCTTCCCTCTCCTTTTTTAAAATATTATTTAATCAAACATTTGAAGACATTCGGAAATAACCGTAAAGGAGAGAAAGACAACCTACCGTAGTAAAACACACGAAAGGATGTAATAAATGATTATAGAAAATGGACCATATTATGTTTATATACATATAAACAAGATTAATGGAAAAATATATGTTGGAATGTCTAAAAAAACAAATCCTAACAATAGATGGAAAAATGGAAAAGGATATAATTATAATTGGCATTTCAATAGTGCGATTGAAAAATATGGTTGGGATAATTTTGATCATGAAATTTTTGCATCGAATTTAACTAAAGACGAAGCTTCTAATACAGAAAAAATGTTAATTAAAAAGCTTCAAACAACAAACAGAGACTATGGGTATAATTTTGCCGAAGGCGGATATAACAATAGGGGCTTAAAAGGAAATCTCAATCCTTTTTGGAATAAACGTCCTGAAAAAGCTATCGAGGCAAGCGTTGCTTCTCGTAAAGGAAAACATTTGTCAGATAAAACAAAAGAAAAAATACGTCAAGGAAATATACGAGCTGGAAAAAATCCGAACTCCTTAGCTGCTTTAGATGCATGTCGGCACAATAAACGTCCAAGTATGATGGGCGCAAACAATCATAAATCAACCAAAGTTCAATGTATAGAAACTGGATGTATTTATGATTCTCAGCTAGCCGCAGAAAAAGAAATGAATCTTCCCAGAGGATCTGTGTATCAATCAATAAAAAACAATATTCGAGCAAAAAAATATCATTTTAAACGTGTGTAAACTCTAACGATCAGTCGAAAGACGTAAGCCTAAGCAGGCTGAAATGGAGAGACGCAGAATATGCGTAAGATATGATCTGATCTTTATGGAAACATAAAGCAGCTTGAATAAAGCGGGTGTAGCTTAGCGAACTACACTGAACAAAAAGCAAAGACCAAATGAATGCTGGTTGGTCCCTGTTCCCTGTTGCTGTTATTCCTGGCAACTCTACGTTCACGATGAATTTTACATGTGGACAGTTCGACGCTGATCTGTTTGCTATGGCGAATAAGACGCAGTATAAAAAGAACAGCAACTATCAGATCGACACAACTGAGCGTCATACGCCCGATGCAAATCATAAGATTGAACTGCTGCAGGTTCCTATCGAAGGTAGTATCTTTATTGATGGCATGGAGCCTATTACGACTCAGAGCGGTACTGTTACCACTGGTCATTATCTGATCAACGGCAAGGAAATTACTTTCTCTGCTGATGAAGATATTGATTTTGTGGATGTGGTGTATGCTTATACGCAGGAAGCGTATGAAGCCGTCGTCACCAATAAGGAATCCGCTATCGGTGAGTGTTCTGCTATTTGGCCGGTCTACGGCTCTGGCGATGACTGCACCGAAAGCGCTATTGTTGGCTACTATGTGGTCAAAGTGTTCCGTGCTCGTATTACTACGATTCCTGGTATGGACACATCGTATAAGAGTGCTGCAACGTTCCAGTTCGAATTAACGGCTCTGGACGCCAAGCGTAACGACGAGGGTGCGTACAGCACCGCTTACTTCAAGAAGTAAGCAAAGATTACTAACAATAAGGTTTTACCGCAAGGTATTTTACAATAAAGGTTTCAGTTAGTTAATCTCTTAAGGGGATACTGCAACCTTGCAGTATCCCCTTTTTTTATAAGGATTGAAGGAAAGAAGGAAAAATGATGCCAAAGCCGATTCCAAAACCGACTAAAGAACTTCCGCCACCGGAAGAACATAAAACAAGTATGCCTGAAGGTTTTACGATTAAATATACCGAACCCGAAAATCCAGATATTCCGGAAGAAACAAAAGAAAAAGGAGAAGTTCCAGAGACAACTCCTGAAAAAAAAGAAATGCCATCAGATATTAAAGAAGAGAATTGTGTAGAAGTTGATGGCGTTAAAATTGAAATCAAGCCCACTAAGCTGAAGTATTTCCGGAATAAAAGCGCTTCAGGTTATGGGATTATCAAAGCTGTACCTGTGCATGAGTTATTTAAATATGAAAAAGGAATTCTCGATCCGGAACGAGACGCAGATCAGCTTGTATATGACTTTCTTGTTGCCGCTTTCAATGACTCTACTTTTGTCAGAGATAATTATAATGAAATGGATGCTGAAATATTAGACAGAGTTACTAAGATTTTCGGCCGAATTAATCATATAGACGAAAAAGAAGAGGCTGCAAGAAAAAACAGGGAAGCCCAGGAGCAAGCGAAACATTAAACTTAGACGAAGCAGTTGCTGCTGTCGCTGCACACCTGGGCGAAGTAGACGAGGACAAAATCAATAATATGTCTTATGTTTTCTTCCAAGATGTTCTTGCTGCTCTTGGTAAGAGAATTAACTTTGAGTCCATATCGAATATGTATGGCAAAACCGTGTTCGACAAAAAGGGCGGAGAAGCAATAACCAGAATGATACAGCAAGCAAATCCGCTTATCAAACCAAGCACTTCCAATAGTGCAGCGACGTTCCTTAGCATGCCCGGAGGTATGACTATTATTGAATCCGGACAAAAGGACGTTGCAAAACAAGCACTTGGTGATACCAGTTGGTTTGAAGAGTATTTAAAGTAAAGGAGAATTCAAAATGAGTAATTACGAATTATATGAAAAAGTTTTAGAAGCATTAAACGGTGATGAAGGTACGTTTAATGCAGCCGCAAGAAACTGGATTGAAGGCGCTGACAATGTTGAATTTAATAATGTTGTAGCAAACGATCTGTTCTGGACTGCTAAAAGGTATTGTGCAATTTGGCGGAGTAACGCAATCAGCTCACGTATTTCAAAGATTCGTATGATTGAATGTGTACGTCAGCTTGCTGAAATGGGACTTCCAAATCCTTATCAGAAAGAAGAATCCAAGGAAATTCCAGAGCCAGCAGACAATACGAAAGAAGAAGTAAAACCTGCTGAAATTATCAAAGAAGAACCAAAGGAAGAAATTAAGAAAGAAGAACCTAAACATATTCTCGGTGTTATTCCAGAAGAAAAGCCAAAGCTTTTCAACAAACGTAAGAATCGGTGATCTTATGACAGTGAGAGAATTAATCGAAGAACTGGAAGAATATCCTATGGATTTACCAGTATGCGTTGATTATAAAGAAGTAACGCAAGTCGATATTAATGAAAGTCACTATTATATGGACGAGACATATCCTACTGGGTATGTGTACACTACGGCTGTAGTATTGGAGTGATAATATATGACAGTAAAAGAACTTATCGATCTCCTCAAAAAGCAGCCGAAGGATGCTGTAGTTATGTATCGTCATAATAAATACGGCCGAATTGACATAGATGAATTGCATTATTCAGAAGAAGAATTGTTATTCGGTAGAAAGATTAAAACCGTTACACTGGAAGGAAAGGCAGATGATTAACAATGTTATATGGTGAGTTTATTAATAAGGCAATAGACTTAACTATAACACAAGCTGATAATGGGTTAAATTATCTGGAACCATTATGGAGAACTATATTGCATGATGCTAATTTAAATTGTGAAGATATCAGTGATTTTAAGGTTAACCCCGCTGAAGTATTGGAAGTTTTAAAACTTGAAGTTGAAAAAAAGAATATCATAAATTCAGAAAAGCCATATGTATTACATTGGCTTTATGATTTAATTACAGCTCAAGTTGAACCAGCGATGCTTCAGGAAGAAACTGATTATATTAAACAAGTAATGGAATACATGAAAGCAAATCATGAAGGCGTTACATTGAAGGAATAAGATTAAGGGGAGTACCTTATTTTGGTACTCCCCTATTTTTTTATTTAATATATACATATAATAATATCTTTAAATATATCCAGAATCAAACTTTTATTATTGCTATAACAATCTTGTTGATAACAGAACAACAGGATTACACTTTGAATACTTTCTATAACAATAATTATCTTTTCTTAAACATTTTTTTATAAGGTATATCTTCTATACCATCAATTATATGCAATTGTTTTCTTTGAGCAACAGTCATACCTTTGTTATTTATGTGTAAAATCTCCTTTCTAAGAAAGTTAACATATACATTTTATTTTGTGAAGAGGTGTTATTATGGTTGATACAACTATTCGTATTGCTCTTGATGTTGATGGTTCAAGCGCAATTAAAGAGTTTTCAAGTATAAAAGATGCTTCAAAGGGCGTACTTGATAATATTAAACAAATACAAAATTCGGCTGGAGAAATGATTTCCGGTTCTGATGAGTTTTTTTCTCAAGGGAAGGACTCAATTGTTAATTCTTTTTCCAGAATTAATAAGATAAACCAAGAGATAGATAGTTCACCTATTTTTTCAGAAAAGCAATTAAGTGACTTGTACGCTGAAAGAGAAATGCTTCGCAGAGGAATTGAAGCAACAATAAATGAAATGCGTTCATTTGTTACTGCTTCATCTACTTTAATGTCTTCTGTTGGCGGGAAAAAAGCAGGCCAGAGTTTATTGAAAACTGCAACCAATTTAATGCCAAATATGCGTGCATTGGTAACACAAGTTGCTGATTTTCAAAGATCTGCTACAACACTGATGGATACAGCTTCTTTTAAAGCAGGAATAAAAAATAAACTTTTTGATAATGGTATTTTTGAACAACTTGGAATGTCAAGAACTTCAAAAGCAGCAGATGCTTTGTCAGAAATATTAATGTTCCAAGGAACAGACCAAACACAACGTAAAGGTTTTATGTCGCAAATATCAAGAGGATCTGAAAAACAAGCACATCTTTTTGATAGCTTTGCAAATATGCTTCCATCTCAATTTCAAAATTTTCACGCGGCAAAAGGCGCTATATCCGAGCCAAACAGCAACGAAGCTTTAACAAACAAAGAAAAGGCTATAGTTGAAAATTTACTTAAAACCAATCCTTACTTTTTGTCAGCTGCTGAAAAATCGGGAGTAGCTGTTCGATTAAACGGAACGATTGGAATGAGGAATGGACTAACCCGGGGGTTAATCAACAACCTTTCCAGCGAGTTATATGATGCGATCATTTCTTCTGCAAAAGGTATGCCGATGTATGGCATTACAGATGTTAATGATAAACAATTTTGGGATAGAATCGCTAGAAAAAACAATAAACCTTTTTTAGGTAATATGAATGCAGCACGCATTCTATCCGATAATTTCAGTTGGCTCACGCCTAATCGTGGAGCAAAAGTATCAAATATTCCATTAAATCAATTTAGTGACACAGAGGCAAAAATACCGTTTTCTCCAAACATTAAACGATACGAAGTTGCAAATTATACTTTATCTGATTTACAAGCCGGTGTTGATTTAAATAGAGATAGAACAAAGTTTTACGGTCAATCAGACAGAGATGATCGTTATATGTCTATTGACCATAGTTTGCATCTGGAAAACATATTTAGACATCGTAAAACTGGTAAGATGCCGAATAATAACGATGCAATTGATGATATTGTTTATCTTCAAGTTGATCCGCGACTTGCAGATCCAGGTCTTGATGAAAAAACAAGAAACGATTTAATGCAACAATATGCGAAATACATTGACGAAGGACTTACAAAGTCTCCTCACGGAAAACAAACACATTATACGTTTTCGCGAGCACATAAAGGATTAGGTTTGGAGTTTGTTGCTGATCCTTTATATAATGCCATTGCGCCTGTTATAAATCAAGAAACAGGAGAAAGAGATAAAAGTGTTTTTTGGGGCGGACTAAAAAATTTGCACTTCGTCGGAGACGAAGCATTTAATAAAGCAGCAAAAACGCTAGAATACGCGAGTAAACCTGCAACATCTGGCGAAAGCATTCAAGATTTATTTGGCACCAAACTGCCAAAGAACTTAAAAATTGGACTGTTTGATCTTGAAGATGCCGCAAAATTTGGACAAACACCTTCAGAAATTGGCGGGTCTGGTATGAACGGAACAAGCTACATAAACAGCAAGTATGTTCCAAGAGGATTTCAAGCACGCATGCCAGGTGTTAAAACAGCCTTAAGCCCATTGAATTTATCAAGTTTTCTGGCTCCCTTTGGTGGCTCCGTAAAAACAATCGGTCCTGACGGAAGAGTAGAAGAAATAACAGACGATTTGGATCTTTTACTTAGTATGTCCGATGTAAAAAACGCCGGAATCAAATATAAAGATGATAATGGAAAACTACTTCCTACAGAAGAAATTAAAAAGAATATTGCAGAAGAAATTGAACGTTCAGGTGGAAAAATTTTTGCAAACAAAACAATGAAAGATGCTCAAGGCGGAATCCACTGGATGTCCAGACAAGCATCGCAGATTCTTGGTAATTCTCCGGAATTTGTCGAAATGACAACACGAGCATTTTTAGACGAGTATGCCCGTGTTGGAACAATGCAGGGAGCTCTTGATACCGTCTTTGCTGGTAACTCAGAAATGAGAGATTTAATATTAGCAACAAACGGTGCTGTCATGGGAGATAAGCGCATTCAGGACGAAATACAAGGATTCCGTCTTGGAATGCTTACGAGAATTTCGCAAGGAGATACAATTTTACCTAGATCCTTAGAAACTTCCAGGGCAATGGCTCAACCATATTTCTTTAATGCAATTATATCTGGATTAAAAAACATAAACGAAAGCGGCACAGGCATAATTAAAGACGGAGAAACAAAATCATATTACGATACACTGTACTCTCAAATGTCTGAAGACCAAAGAAAAACACTTGGTTTGCTGACTATGGATGATGACGAAATTGCTTTTCAGAAGCTCATGGCTTCAGTTGTAGGAATTAGTCGGTATCCTGCAACGACACGTTCTGCAAGAGAAGTTAAAAATATATCTGTCGGAAACTCTCAACGTGAAAAAGCAATTCAAAAGTATCTTTCAGATTCTGGTTTTGATCCGGATGCTTTTTATATTTCACCTTCATCTCCAGTTATGCAGCTTCTGCAAGACGCTGATTTCGATGGAGACGTCATGGATTTGATTGGTCTTGCATATACAGGTAAAAATAAAAAAGGCGAAAAAGTTGCAGCGGCAGAGATTTTGAAAAAAGCTTATGATTTAGGTATAAAGAAAATAGACGAAAGAGGCCTTTCTCAAGCTGAAGCAGATAAAATAAAAGAAGAATTTAAACATAACGTCTTTGGTGCAGATGATATTGATTTAAATAAAGGTATAGATGTTATGAAAGTACTCGTTCCAGCAATGCAGAATGGGTATTTTATGGGTGGTCCTGACGCAACTATTCGTAACGCAATGCAAGTTCCTTGGGATTCAACTGTTTTAAAAGCTATGTCTGCTGCAGAATCACAATACAGTGTTAATTCTATTAGAAATAAGACTGGTATAGAAATGGATACAACTCCGGAACAATTAGAAGTGTTATCAAAATACAGAGCATTTACGGAGTTTTTCCATATTGTCGATAAAAACAGAGATAAATATGGAAACGTATCCATTCCAAATTTAATCGAAAGCGCTAAAGGCAGCGATGGTTTGCTTGGCGCTAAATTCTGGTCAACCAATCTTCCGTTTAATACAATGTCTAGCAATGTACGTTCTATGATGCTTTCTCGGTATTTTGCTAAACAAAGAGGCGTAGATATTAATAAAAATTATGACTGGAATTATATTTTTGATTCTGTGTTAGGGAAAAAGGATGAATCAACTGCTTTAGGTCGTATGCAATCTGCGTTACGTGATACTTGGATGGGATATTTAAATGCAGATTATCTTGCCATAGACGAAGAAACAATTGCTAAATTAGGAGAATTGCGCTCTGCTGCAATCGATGAACAAGCAGCGTTAGTGAAAAACGAAAGAGACAGACAAGGTAAAGCATTTAACGAAAAAGGATCAAACAGAGCAATAGCCGAAAGAGTAGTTAATAGATTAGGCGGCAAGGTTATTCAAAACGCATTGTCTGGTATGGCAATGTCTGCATCGCATATGCACGATGAAGGCGTAAATGATTCGATTTTCACAACATTAGAAGCAATGAAGTTGCCAAACGTTGTCGGAGGTTTAGACTTTACAAAGTTATTATCTGCAAAAACAACTCCTAAAGCGTTTGAAGAAATGAGTGAACCCACTCAGAATACTAAACTTGCTAGACTTTTGGAGTCATTTAATTTGTTGACTGTAGATGAGAAAAAAAGAATGATTGACAATATGCCAAGACTTTCTTTTAGCTCATTGTCGAAATTTGCATATAATCCAGCAAACTTTATGGAAGACTTAATTACTGGACGTGAAAATAATTCAACGCTTGCTAGTACAGAAATTGGGCAAGCTGCACATACAGCAATTGAGCACTTTATGCAACTGCGAATGAATGCTTCAGCACCATTGTCAGAAGATCAGCTGAAAGCAGCACAAAAAGAAGCTCTTGATGTTTTTGACGAGTATCTTGGTTTAAAAAAGCAAGGAAAAGGATTTAAACTTCCTGCAGGAAGCAGAGGATTAACAGATGCTGAACGCCAAACGTTAAAAACAAGTGGAACAAACTTAAACGACAGATATTACGCTCTTCGTCAATTTTTAGGTGGAGAAGGATTATTAAGCATTTATCCAGAAAGCGATTGGCAAGTCGTTGGCATAGAATCAAGCGACGTAGGAAAAGGTCCAAAAACTGCTGCTGGAAATATGATAATAACAGGTAAAGGGAAAAAATTAACAACAGATGAAGACGTAGGTATGACTGGTTCATACGACTTAAGATTCAGAAGCAGAAAAGATGACCAACGCGAAGTGATGGCAGATATTAAGAATTATTGGAAACCATCAGACGACGATTGGAAAAAATGGAGAGTACAGCAGGCTATTTATGATAGTCAACTTCAAAAAAATGGAGTAAACATTGGTGAAGTTGGCATTATAGAACCATACCAGAATCGAATTCGAAAAATGATTTTTTCTGATGCTGATTTAAGTTTAAGTGATGATAATGTATCTAGGTCGATTAATAGAATTCAACAACTTGCAAAAGAAAATACATCTATCGGAGACGTGCTTGATGCAGCTAAATTTCTCCGTGAAAACATGTTTGGAGATATTAGGGAAAGTGTTGCAGATCAAATTGTTAACAGAAAAGGAAGTTCTAAAAGCGGAAAATTTAATACAGGAAGTATAACAGATGCTTTATGGTTGCACGACAGATATAATGAAGCAATTGAAGCAGATGAAGAAATTCAAAGTTTTGTTAACAAAAGAACAAGAGAAAGAGATAAAAGGACTCCAGACGATGTAATATGGAGATCAAAGTATAATCAAGCAAACTTACTTCTTGAGCAATCCAAACAAGAGGAAATTGCTGGTAATACAGCTCAGGCAAAGGACTTACAAGCTCGATATGATGCAGCAATGAGCAATTTGGATCTTGGCCTTTCACAAGCAGTTGTGCTGGACACTGAAAACTTTGGAGAAGATATATTTAGGTCCATTGCAGGAAACAGCGGAACAAAAGCCGGTCGAGCTTTAGTTGAATCTTATGATAAAGTACAGGAAAGATTTAATAATATTCGAAGAGATAAAGATTATTTATCAGAAAGAATAGACGAACGAAACCAAGACATAGAAGATGCATCTGGTCGCATAAACAGTTTAAAAAGTCAAGAACGAGAACTCAAAGAAGAAAAAGATATATTAGATCGTATTCAAGGATATACTGATGCTATTAATTCCTCGGGTTTGACTACAAAAGAAAAAGGAATTGCTAAAAGAGAAAGAACAAAACTTCTCAACAGACATCCAGAATTAGCTTCTAGCGATGAATTCTTTACTATTAGCAGTGCTATAAAAGAAGGAAACGATAAACTTGCTGCTGAAAGACTTGAAACTGCAAGAGAAAAAACAACATCCAGATTGCAAGCTACGCAAGATCTTAGAAAAAAACAAGAAGAGGAAATGGATTTAAAAGTTTCAGAAGTTGAAGCAATGACAAAAAATTTGGATGCAGCTACTCAACAAGAGAAACTAAACGAACCATTTGTTCAACAGTATATTAAACAATTACAAGGATCTGCAACAGAACTTCTCGGAAATACATTCAATTCTTTAACAGCGATGGTTGATAAAGAAGCCGCAAAGCCAATGGACTTAGCAAAAAATAGGCTTTCTTTTATTGAACAGATTAACAATGCTAAAGTCGACGCTAAAGATTTGTTTGAACGAGGACTTATAAGCGGAACAGAATTGACATCTCGGCTTTCTCAGGCAGAACATTTGTTAAGCAACGAATCCTTAAATCAGTTTGATCAAAATCAAATCGATGCTGCAAAATTAAAACTCGGAATAACTCAAGCATCGAAAGATGAAATATATAACAAGGGTTTACAAGAGCGTATTAATGTATTAAATGCGCAAAAAGAGTTAAATGCAAGAAAAGCCGCGCAACAATTTAAAGAAGATCGTCTGACAAATCCTCATGCTCGTTTATCAGATTACAAAAAACAAGTTGAAGATGAGTATAACAGTGAAGTAGAAAAAGTAACAGAACAGTATAAAAAAGATTTTGAATCACAAAACGATCTTCGTCAATTACAACAAGGCTATGCAGTAAATCAGATTACTCGACGTGGCAATATGATGCGTATGAATCGCTTTGGCACTTCTAGAAATATTGCTACTCGTGCTTACAGCATCTATAATAACGCTCTTACTCAAGCTGAAAATAGGAACGTTGAAGCGCAATCTAAGCTTCGAGCTTACGAAAAAGAAACTGCTGGATTAAAAGAAGGCGACAATGGTTACGCTGAAGCTCAGACTAACCTCGCGAAACTTAGAGAAGAAGCGCAAAGAGCAAGTCAGGATCTTTCTCAGCTTCAAAGTCCGTTTGGCAAAGCCAGTGCAACTGCAGCTGTGTTTGGTCAAACAATTGAAAGAGTTGCAGCTCGTCTTGGTCGTCAACTTTTTCAAAAAGCTCTCCAAGAAACCAAGCGTTTTATAAAAGAATTTGATGCTTCTATGAACGAAATACAGGCCATTACGCTTAAGTCAGATAGTGATATGGCTTCTGTTCGTTCTAATACAATTAATAAAGCTATTGGACTTCGTACTTCTGTTTCCAATGTTGCTAACACTGAAGCTGCTTTATATCGTCAAGGATTAAGCGATCAAGAAGTTTCAAATCGAACAGAATCTATCATTAAATTTGCTACAGTTACAAAACTAAACGTTACTGAAGCTACAAAGATTATTACAACTGCTCTTCAGAATGACCTGGTGCCTTCTGCAGAACAGGCAATGGACGCACTTGTCGCGCTTGGTGATAGCGCTGCAACTACCGCCGCCGAAATTGGTAAAGGTATGCAAAAGGCTGCTGCATCTGCTAAAGTTGCAGGTGTATCTTATGCAGAATTAACTGCATTGCTCACTGTTGGTACTTCCGATACTCAGTTGAGCGGCACTCAGGTTGGTACGGCTTTGCAGACTGTCTTTACTCGTATGAGAAGAATTAGTCTTTCGGGCTGGACGGCAGATCAAAACGGTGAAAAAACAACTGCTTCAGATGCTGAAGCAGCATTAAAGTCTGTTGGTATAGATCTGTTTTCAGATAAGAACGGACAAAAGATGCGCACGGCATACGAAGTTTTAAGTGATCTTGCTGGTGTATGGGAAAAGTTGAGTGATGTTCAGAAATCCGTTGTTACAAACGCTTTAGCTGGAACTAGACAGACAAATATCTTCTCAACATTAATGGAAGGTATGTCCGAAGACGGCGGCAAAAGGATAAAAGAATATCTTGACCTTGCTTCAAATAGCGGTGGAATAACACAATCAAAATATGAAATTGCTATGCAAAGTCTCGCCGCTTCTTTAGATACGCTTAAAAGTTCGTGGGATGCGGTTGTTGAAAGTTTTGTCAATAGCGGTGTTGTTACAGGAGCTCTTGATATTGTTTCAGGATTCCTTCAATTTGCGGCCGGATCGGATGCCTTTGAACAAGCAGGTGGCGTTATTGTCGGCACGTTAACAGCAATAGGTGGAGCAATTCTTGCATTAAAGTTGAAAATGCCAATCCTTGCTGGATTATCTGCTATTGTAGGATTAGTTGCAGGTATTGGTACTACAGGCGTATTAAAAACAATTTTCGGCGGCGGCTCCGTCGAAACAGATGAAGAAAGATTCGCCCGTGAAAGCGCTGCTGATCTTGCTAATGTAAATAATTATTATTCGAAGAGTATGTCTTCTTTAAATAATAGAAGAGATATTATAAGTGAAGCTCAAAAGAAATATGATGAATATTTAAAAGCAACCGAATCTGGAAATACAATATCAGAAAAAGATGCAAGAGCAAAGTTAATTTCTGCTATGAATGATTTAGGGAATGCCTTCCCTACCATTGCACCAGAAGTTAAAAATGCAACAACGAATCTTTCTGAGTTTTCTAGCGCTTTGACTAAGGCATCTGACGCTGCCGATGCCGAAGCAGCAAGAATACACAAAGAAACAGATGAAATGACCAAACAACATCAAGAAGTTTATGGACAACAAGAATACAATAAAAAGTTTGATGAAACTGTTATTGGTGGATTTGATTATGGTCATTTAGATCGAGAAGCAATAAAATATTTATCCGAAGCTGGTGCAGACACAACATATTATGATGAAAATGGCGATTTACAATCTCATGAAATAATTGATAACTTTAGTACATCACAAAATATTTTTAGTGAAAGTAATAATCCAACGCTTGATAAAGCCACTGGTTTTGTTAATCTTTTTAATAAGAGTGACGTTGCTAAAAAAATCATTGGATCATATTACAAAAACGATGAAACAATGTTATCTTTGCTTGGTACAGATCCTAAGAAAGTTAAAGATTTACAAGCTTCAGATCAAAGAATCATTGCAGCTGCTTACGATAGTTTTTGGAAAAATCGTTTTAAATTAGATTTTAGCAATGAAGAAACATATGATGCTCAGAGACGTACCTTTAATAATGATTATATCAAAGAGTTGATTGGACAGTGGAATTTAAGCGATTTGGCAACAGACACTGTTAGTGAAAGTACTATACAAAATATTTTTACTGATAAATTTTTCAAGATGATAACTGATGAAAACGGAGATATAAAAGATAAGTATTTCATTGGTGACTTATTGAATGTTTCCGCAATTTCAGCTGAAATTGACAACCTGAAGAAAAAAGGTTCAAATTATCTTCTTGAAGGATATACTCCTGAAGAGATAGCTCAATACAGAACATCTGTTGATAACGCTGTTGATGCTTCATTAATTGATTTAAGAAAGAAAAGACCAATCAATCAACAAAGAGAAGATTTAATTGCTGCTGTGTCTACAGCAACAAATATGTCAGAACTTAAGAAATCCTACGAAGAAAATGACAGAGCTCAAGAGTTTGCTAATGTTCTTGCGAATTCTCCTGAACTGTTATCTGCTTATGTGATGGCAACAGGCGAAAATCCTTCAATCACTTGGGAACAGTTTCAAGATATTGCAAGCAAAGCAAAGATCGGATATTCACAACCTGTAGATATTGTAAAAACAGCAATGAGCGCAATGGAAGCTGATAATGCATGGGCCTCTGAATTTAAGAATGATGATGTATTTGAAGTAGTATATAAAAATATGCAAAATATATTCGGTGATATGACCGATGAGATATTAAAAGCATATGAAAATGGCGAAGTTTCTGAAGAGATTGAGAAATACATCAATCAGTCAATCAGCAAAAATTCATTAAAACCAGATACTGGATTGACGCAATACACAAAGAAAGAAATCGCAGATCTTGCCGATAAAGCAATGTCAAGTGATTATAAGTCTTTGGCTGAATATGCTCAAGCAAATAATTGGACTAAAAGTCAGTATGATGCTGTTAATAGTATTTATGGCGCTGAAATTGATAGATATAAAAATATGACAGAAGCACAGCGGACTGATATCGAAGGACTCAATCTTAAGAGAGACTTTGATGTTAAGATTGCTGTTGCTGGAATCGACGATCTTGAAAGTGCTAATAAAGTTCTTCAAGGAACAACTCAGTTAATTGAGAACCTTAAAAAGGGCGGACAATTTGAGATTAAAGCTAAGCTTCAAATGGAGTCTGATAATTATAATTTTGAACAGCAAGTAGCTATGCTTCAAAATGGAACTTCGGAAGAACAAATGAATGCTTTAATGAGCCTGAATCCAGGATGGAGTAAAGCTCGTATAGAAGCAAATATGACAGAAGCTAGAGCTAATGCAGATAGAGCAATTCAAGATCAAAGAGAACAAACGGCTGGACGGCTCACCCAACTTGCAAAAACGATGGGTGTTGATTACGCACAACAAGAAGCTGCAAAAATGGGATATAAAACAAAAACAAATCCTATTTTAGTTAAAGATGCGTTAGAAGAAATAAACAAATATGCCATTTATCAACCGTATCAATACGATGAAACAACAGGAGCATTATATTGGACGAGTAAAGATACTGGACAACGTTATGCAGCAACACCTGAGTTTCAAAACTGGTTTGACAGAATGGCGTTTGGAGAATTTGAACCAATTGGCACTACACAAGATATTGACAGAGAAAACCTTGCCTATGGTTTACAGCGTTCGAAAACTCCATATGAAATTGAACAAGCTCAAAGAGTAATTCTCAGCGGTGATACTAACAGGATTGATGAGTTAAGAAAAGGCAATAACGAGCTTTACCAACAAGCGTTTAATGGATTAACTCAAAATCAAAAGGATTATCTTGCAATACAAGATGAATATAACTCTATCATGAACCATTACGGTGGCAGTACAGATTATTTACCAGGAGATCAAGAAAAGATAAACAGATATAATGCTATGCAAACTGCTGCATATGCAGACTTTGGATATAAAACAAGAGACGAGATTTATAATGCAGCGTCCTTATATAATCCAATAACTAATCCACAATTCTACAACGATTATGCTGCTGTTGTTGGTTCTGATATTGCAGAAAGAACAAAAGATCAAAACTATACATTAACGGCGCCCGAAGAAAGCTATGCAACACTTCGCATGCAAAGGTATGCTCAAGGATATGATGGAATAACTCAGATAGATAAAATTCAAGGCGCTTATGATATGATTCAATCTATAGAAGATGGAACATATCAAGATAAATACGGTAAAGCCAGCGAAGATATGAAAAAAGACTTCACAAGTGCTGCGACAGGGCTTGATGAATTAATTGATGCTTATCTTTCTCTTGATAAAAATGCTGTTGATTATGCTGAAAAAGAAGCAATAATCAAAGATAGATTAACAGATACAAAAGCTGCTTTAAAGACAGCTGCTGTTGAAGCAAAAGGATATGGCGAAGCAAATTCAAAAGCTGCGAAATCAATGGGTGAGCTGGCAAAAGGCGGCCTCGCCCAAAAGAAAGAAATTGCACAGTTAACAAAACAAGCAAAAGATTATCAAGATGCTATTACAGCAGCTCAGAAAAGCACTGGCAAAACCGGTAAACAGATAGCAAAAGATCAAGTTGCCGTAAAACAATTTGGTAAAATCGGTTTTGATAAGTCAGACATAGAACAATGGACAAAAGAAGAAGCAACTGAATATTCAAAGTTGCTTGAAGATTCTATTCAAGAAAACTTTGGAACAGAAATGCTCCAACCTTTAGTGCAACAAGCACTGGACGAAATTAATGCTCAACCATTTGAAGTTCGTCCCAAGATTAATATGATTACCGATCCACAAACAGGAGATTTGGATTTCAGTCAGTTGGCGGCTGTTGTGGCACAATATAATGAATCGTTAGCAGCCGCTTTAGAAATTTTCAACGGAATATTGGCAGAAGCACATGTTCGCGTTATAGCACAAAGTGATAAAGAAGGAAACGGTGATGTTAAAGTCGTTGCAGATTCTAGCACCTTTAAAACTGCAAGAGTTAAAGGCGGCGGACGTGGCGGATCGTATAATAATAAAGGTGGCGGAGGCGGCGGAGGTGGCGGTAAATCCGCAACCGATAAGCTTCTTGAAAAACAGAAGCAACGCATCTCCGAAATTGAGCATCAATCCAAAATGCTTGAGATCCAGGAAAAGTATCTTGATTTTACTAACGATTATGATAATTATGGCAGCAATATCGATCAACAGATTGCCAACCAAGAAAGATTAAGAAGCGCATACGCTCAAAGCATCCAGGAGCTTAAGAACCAGCTCGCCACACTGGAGAGAGGTTCTGATGACTGGAACAAAGCCAATGAACAGTTGATGCAATACGAAGAAAATCTTGAAAACATTAAAAATACGATTAACGATCTTGGTGCTAAACGTATTACTATTGTTGAGCAGAAACAAGAGAACGAGGATAAGCGTGGTAGTCATAATCTTAATATGCTTTCCAAGATGGCTGCAAGATATCAGAAGAGCGGTCAATTTGAAAGCTACGAAGGTATTATGGAGCAGACCATCGAAGAAACCCGTAAACAAATTCACTTAAACGATAAACAAATTACGGAATGGGAAAACCTGCTCAAAACATTTACAGAGAACTCTGACAGCTGGATTCAAACACGGGATAAGATCTGGGCAATGAGAGAAGAGAACGCTGAACTTCAGAACCAGATGGCTTCTGATCTTATTGATTTACAGGAAGCTCGGATCTCACAGATCGCTGAAGATCTTCAGAATCAGAAAGCGCCTCTTGAGCATAGAGCAAATATGCTTGATACTTATGGGCAGATGTATGAATCTGTAAACGATTTTACAAAGTATCGTGGAACTCTTGAAGGTACGATTGATACCAATCGTCAAATGAAAGAGATGACCGATGCAGCTATTGCTCAAGTTAAAAAGCAGATCGATGGAATGAAGGAAAGCGACCCGGCACGGCAGAGCGCTATTCAGACTCTGTACGAGTTGGAAGAAGCAAGTGCTCAATACGAAGCTTCTATTCTTTCCAATCAGCAGGCTATCGAAGAGTCTTTGATTTCTGAACTTACTCAGGCCCATCAGGACAGCGGTTCTATTCTTGAGCATGAACTGAAACTGTTAAGCGAAGCTGAAAAGGAATTTATTCGTAATGATGACTTCGTCAATTACGAGAATATTCTTGAAGAGAAAGCCCGCAATGCTTCAGATCGGCTGAAAGACCAGCAGAATGCTCTTGAAGATTACCTTGCTTTGCAGAATAGCGGTAAGATTACAGAGGGAGGCCAACAATGGCGAGAACTCGAAGATACTATTCGTTCCACAAAAGAGAATGTTGCTTCTCTTAAGAATGAATGGCAGGAAGCATTACAAGCTATTGAGAAGGCTAAATTTACTAATCTGAAAGAAACCTTTGCTGAAACTTACGATCTCTCTCAGCACCAGCAAAAGCTTGTGCAGTATGATCAGACAAGATATCAAAACAATGGTCAGCTTACTAATTACGGTACTGCTCTTGAATGGGAAGGAAAAATCCTTGAAGATCAAAGAGACAGTATTCAGAATCATATCAAAGATTTAGAAGAGCAGCTGAACGAATCCAAAGAATTCCCAGAACTGTACAAAGAGATTACGAAAGAGATTACAACCTGGGAAGAAAAGCTTGCAGATACTAATAACAGAATTGAAAAGAATACTGAGCTTATCGAGAAGAATCAAGATGCTATCCGTAAAGCTCGTATTGCCGTTGAAAACGAAGCCGATAAAGCTATTCGTGCCTGGATTCAAAAGCAAAGGAATATGCTTTCTGCAACAGTAACAATGCAGAATAATATCTTTGCTGTTATTTCCAAGAACTATCAACAGCAATGGGCGCTGGAACAGAAGACTCTTGATAAGAAAAAGCAAACACTGAATGAAGAGAAAAACCTGATTAACGAAAGAGTCAACTTCCGTAAGAAGATGATGGATCAGGAAGCTAAGGATGAAGAGCTGGCTGAATACAGAAGGCAATTAGCTTTAATCAGCCAAGATACAACCAGAACAAAAGAAGCAAACGAACTCCGTCGTAAGATCCAGGAGATGGAAAAGGAACAGGCAATGCAGAATGCCCAGGATGTTGCCAATGCAGAAATCCAATCCTTGAACGATCAGTCCAAGGCTATTGACGATTATGCGGCAACATATCAGGAAAATCTGACTGAACTGCTTTCCAATATCAATAACTTCAAAGATATTATCGATGGGTTATTAAGCGGATCGTTTGAAGACTTTGTAAACTGGAACGCTGAATATAACGAAGACTTTAAGAAGTCTTCGGATGAACAGCGTCAGCAATTAATCAACGGCTGGGAAGACACATGGTATACCATGCTTGGTCAACTGAGAACCTATTGGGATCAAGTAGATGAATCCATGCAATCCAGAGATGGGTTCCTTGAACTGCTGAAAACTCAGGATGAATATCTTAAGCTTTCAGATACAGGACGGGAAAGCTATTTGTATCGAGCCGGAGAATTATATGATTCCTTTACAGCTTCGATGATAGATGATGCTACATTTAGTGATAATCATGAGATTATTGATACAATAAACGATCTGAAGGACTGGACATTTAATGTAAATATTGCCGGTCTTGGAAACTATGACTTTGGTGGTACTATAAGCGATTATGTCTACAATAGAGACAGAAGTGTTATACCTTATGAGTATGACTCAGATTATAAGGGTGTTGGGTATGTTGCTCCGCCTCCTGCGCCTACTCCTGCTCCATCTTCTGGCGGTGGAGGATCAAGCAGTGGAAGTGGAAAGCCTTCTGGCGGAGGATCAAAAAAGATTTGGGATATATATGATGAAAAAGGAAATAAAACTAATTGGACTGTCGAAGCTTATACAGTAGAAGAGGCGAATAAAATTGCACTGAAAAAGTACGGAAAGTATTATAGTGCTGCTACACATATGGACTTTCCAAGTGCATCAAAAAAAGCTTCAACTTCTTCTTCATCCAGCGTGGCTTCTGTTGCAAACGCAACGGTAAAAGCTGCTGCTTCTTTTGTTGATAATCTTAGAAAAACCTTTGGATTCTCTGAAGGTGGAGAAGTAGATTATACAGGACTTGCTATGGTACACGGATCTCCGCAAAAACCGGAAGCATTCCTGAACGCTGAAGACAGGGCTAATATGAGAGCAATGCTCGATGCATTCACTTACGTGAAAGCACCTACTATGACTCATATTGATCCTTCCATGTATGGAACCACAACAAACAATTACGGCGATGTTAACATTACGATTAACGAAGCTAAGATTGATAACGATCAGGATATTTCTGCTCTCGCACAGAAAATCGGCAAAGAATTTACTAAGGAATTGTCAAAGAGTGGCTTCAACACTGCGTCTTACGCGTGGTGATTTACGAATCGTTATGATTTCTTTGCTTTTCTTTAAGAATGGGTACTTTCGAAAATGACCGTAAAGGAGAGAGGAGCTTTACTGCTCCTCTCTCCTTTTACCTATACAAAGAAAGGAGGAGTTTGAATGCAGTGTGAAAAACTTATACGCGGCGGATTTTCTTTTTGCGGCGTGGATATTGCAGATCTTGGGTTAAACTACGCACCGGAAAAAGAGAATACCTATGTTTACCGTCCGGCTGAAACGACTATTCATGAAGAAACATTTGACGGTCATGATGGCGGATATTTTTATGGAGCTTCTAAACAAATTAAAGAATTTATTCTACGTTGCTATTTCGAAGAAGAAGCTATCGACCGTGGACTTATGGAACGTATTTATAACTTATTCAGAATGGGTAAGTCTGGGAAGCTTATATTCTCACGCAGGCCGTGGTGTTACTATTATGCCACAGTAACAAGCTCCCCCGCCCCTGAACTTGCAAACTATTTAAACGGCACGATTACCATCACTATGAAATCTTACTATCCGTTTGCAAGAAGTGATCTTTTATATAGTCCGGCTGATCCTAATGACGGCGGCGACAATACAATGCACGATCTGTTAATGAGAAGTACAGCGCTGTTCGACAGACAGGAATTTATGACTCCCCTGTCCTATTCGAATTTGACAGCAAGCACTTCTTTATTACTACACAATCCCGGCACTGAAAGAGCAGACGTGTCTATTGTTGCCGCTGGAGATGTAGGAGCCGGAATTACAATTCGAAACAAGACAACGAAACAGGAATGCAGAATTGTAGCTATGGATAAAGCTCATACATCCAACTACAACAAAACTGTACGCATCGATGGTGTGAGTGGCAAGACTTCGTTGATCGATGAAGAAGGGAATGTTTCCCCTGCATATTTCTATCATGAGTCAGGGTTTATCCAACTTGCCCCTGCGTATCCTATGCTTCGCGAGCTTTATATTGAAGCAATTTCCAATACGACTGTTCAACTTTATAACCGCATCTATACAGATGTGATTGGAAGTTATATTTACATTGGCGGCTCTTGGAGAAAAATAGTTGATCAGCCGACTGAAAATACTATCGTATTGGATCAGCATGCTTCCAAAACAAGTAATTACAGCACAGTAATTACAAAGATGAATGAGATTGAAATCATTCCTGATAATTCAATGGATTTAACTCATCTGAGTTTTTCCTATAAACCTACGTTTGCGTAAAGGAAGTGAAAGGGATGCAACGCAAAAGGAAGTTATGTTTAACTATATATGATTATAACAACAATGTAGTATGTGATTTATATGATAACAAATCAGACGTTTCCGGTCAGGCTACGGATGTTTACATTGACAAAGAACGCAACGGCTGGAAAGAATTATCTTTTACCATTCCTTCTACGTGCATAGGCGAAGATGGTTTAGAAGAAAACTATAGACTTAATTATTTAATTGCTGAGTATCAGATAAAAGCTGTGGATGACAAAGAGACCGACTGGTATGTTATTTCAGAACCAAACATAACAAGGAATAATTTTTCCAAGAATGTTTCCGTTAAAGCCGGTCATGTTTCACAACTTCTGAAACACAAGAATCTTGATCTCGAATTTTCAGATGACGAAGGAAATAATGTCGGCACGGCTGAAGCCTTGTTAACGACAGTTCTTGAAGGTTCCAGCTGGAATGTCGGATATGTTGAGAACTTCCTCGATGATAACGGAGAAGTTAAAGTCCGCTCTATTACAGGCCCGTCCGGAACAGGAGCTCTTGGATTTATTGAAAAGATCTGCGATGTATTTGAAGCAAAGCCGATTTATCACGGCGATACGAAAACCGTAGATCTTATCAGCATGAATCCTTTAAGAGATATTGATCCAAGACAGATTCCTGCCAAGGTTCGGGATGAATTTAATGTTCTTGAACTTCACTATGACAGAAACATTCACAGTTTAAGCAAAACAATCAATGCAAACAGCATGGCAACAAGATTGTATGCGTATGGTTCATCCGGAGACATGAACGGTGCATGTACATTACAAAATGCCAAACATTTTGAATGGCAGTTCACAGCACCGGAAACCGGAGACGAATACAGCATGAACCTTGAAGGAACAGATAATTTCTTTCAAGGAAACGTGGATGTTGGAGACGTTCTTATCTGGAGCAACATGGATATTACATCCATGACATATATCTGGAATCAAACCAAAGGTGAAGCATATGAATTATATGACAAGCCTAAAGGACGATATGTTCAACTTGTTCAACAGGATGTTTATCAGACAGAAAATAATTTTGCCTATTTGCTTGGGCTGAAATATTACCGTGATGTCGGTCTTATGTCCGATGAAACATTCCAGCAAGTTGCAAGATTCCAAAAGGAAATGCCGGAATATTATAAGATCGTTAAAGAGAAATCTGAATCTTATATTAAAGGCGAATCCGATTTAAGTGCCATTGCTGAACACAATACGGGCCTGCTGAAATTGAAAATCAGTTCAGTCGACGTTGAAACGGAAAGCGGAATTCCTTCAGAAGCATGGCCGCAGAAGTTTACAATTGACATTGATGAAGGCGACCACGGTGTACTTTACCGCACAGACTACGATAAAGCAGAACGAAGGTTTTTCCAGTGGCATGTAACAAGCCAACTGAAAGCTAATGGAGATCCGGTAACAGGAACACCAAGCGTATTGTTATTTATCCATAACACAGATCCTATTACTTGGGATATGGTTTATTTAAAACGTATCTATGACAGTAATGGAGAATTGGTAGTTAACAGCGAAGGTAATCCAGGTGACTTTACTTATACAACCGGAGACTTCCCTACCGCTGTGACTGTATGGGGTAACAATGTTAAGTTCCAGACAAGCGACAGGGTTTACTTGTTATGCACTAACAGTATGACAGGTTTACTCGGCGGTCGTTTAAATGGAATCGAAGCACTAATTGAAAACCTCTATGCAACAACAAGGAAACATCCGACAACATTCTTTGATCTGGATGATCCAACGCTTGTTCTCCCCTCTCCTTCCAACAACGAATATGAGTGGTTGTATAAATACCACCATGACATGAGGGATGGAGAACTCTGGTTCTGTTGGGCCGCAAAAGGCGAAAGCATCTGGTATAGAGTATACTATGAAGACACCTTCCCTCTTGGCGTGGAAGGTGATTATTACTATGACCAGAAGCGCAAATGGCTTTGGAGGTTTACAAACGGAGATTGGACTAAATATGAATCCGTGCCGGATCAAAGCGTTGCTGATATGTTCTCCAAGGTAATCTATCTCTGCAAAAGAAGAGATATGTTATACAAAGGTCTTTATAAATACTATCAGTATAACGGTTATGTACCTGTGGGGAATTATGCTTTCTCAGACGGATACGGATCTTTCTGGACATTCAAGACCAAGAAAGATACGAATATTAAATTATTACTTAACACTGTTCTTGGATATGTCTTCCAAGACGATTCAGATGAAGTTGTATCTTTTTCGACTGTTGAATCAGATACAGTATTCTATCCTCTTGAAAACGAACTGGAAGGCAAGACTTTCTATAATGGGTCTATTGATCCTTCCAACGGTGTCGAGCAGGATGTTCCAAACAGATTCAGGACAGGAACAATTCGGGTATGGGAAGACACAAGGTATAACTACGATCTTCCGGACGGAACCTTTGTTCATTACTACGATGTGAACCTGAGATACCTTGGAGTTAACGGATTAAGTGGCGAAGGATCTTTCGTAACATTACCGCAAACAAGGTATATCAGATTCACTACAAATGTTCAGCAACCTGGCGGATATGTCCATGTTGAAAACTACAATAATGTTTTCTACATGAACGAAGAACAATATTCTATTTTAGCTCCTGTTTATACAGATCTTGCCAATGTACCTGAAGATCAGGAGTTAATCGGTATTGATCCTTTGATGAAGAAGTTTGCAGATCTTGCAGATAAGACTTATGAAGAAGACTTAACGGCACTGAGAAATGCGCAGACTCATATCAAAGAACAGGAAAACCTGTTATCCGATTCTTTAGGCGACATGCTTAAAGATGGTAGATGGCAGGATGCTAACTATATTTACGGTGACGAACAGCGTCTCTATAAAGATGCTATGACTATGTTCAAGCAAATTTCAGAGCCGGAGGTCAGCTACTCTTTTACATTCCTTGATCTGTTTGGAACTCATCAGGAAGAGTACTACGAAACCCATGACGCTGAATGGCCTGACGTAGATATTGTAGATATATGTCATCTTGTTGATCAGGAATCCAAGACTAACTGTTGGGCATACATTGAAAAACTTCATAAGTGTTACGACCAGGAATGGAAAACAACTCTTGATATCGATACTAAACTTACTATAGCATCCAAGCATAACTTCTCAGATGTTCTTGGGCGGATTGCTGAAGTAGCAAAAGATATCAGAGCCAAACAATCTATTTACGAACAATCGTTCACGCGACCTGTCGACAGCTCAAGATTACAGGGCATTATCGACATCAATCAGAATATGTTGAACGGTGGTTCATCCAACTGGCACACCGACGAGAAAGGCAATATAATCTTTGAGGCTGCCGATGGACTCTCCGCTATGGTCTTAGGCGGCCGTGGAATGGGCGTAGCCAACTCACGTAACGCAGACGGATCGTGGGAATGGAGAACCGCTGCAACCGGTTATGGTCTGACAGCAGATGAAATCAATACCGGAAAATTGTCTGCTGATCTTATTGAAGTCGGTTCTATTACAGCCGATAAGTTAATGAGCAATGTCGGACAGGAACTTGAAATCGGAAGCAACAAAGCATTGCAATTGTTTGCAACCACAAACGGTTCCAGACCGGCAGGATCATTACTTACAACCGACGCTAAAATAGAAATCAATGCTGGATATGAAGAAGGCGGCACTACAGTCAAGGCTAAAATTAACGTTGCCTCCGGAGGAGAACTCAATCTCGAAGGTGGAAATGTTAATATTTCAGCTGGTGGAATTTTAAATTTACAATCCACAGGGGCTTTTTATTTACGTGCAAAAGGCGCTGATGATATTAATTCTCCAAAAGACGGTATTTATATCGGCACGGATGGAATGAATCTCGGCGGTGGAAAGTTTAAAGTTGCTTTTAGTGGTGACACTTCGACAGTTAATATCACGGCTGCTTATTTTGCGGTTGGAGACTCTGCAAGAAAAGTTGCAGAATTCAGTCTTGATTCAGACAATGGCATTATTAATATCCTTGCTAACAATCTTATTAATATTGCTGCCGGAAACACATTAACGCTTGTTTCCAATGGCGGCGGAGTTGTTATAGGTAACATAGGTCAAACATTTACAATTGACTCAGACACTGTAAATGCATATATCTATAACAGAATTTCTTCTCTTAATCCAACTAACGCCAGTGATGAGCCTATTCCATTTGGTTCACTCGTACCCGGTATTTATGTTGGAACAGACGGTATAAATATTGCGAATATGGTGAAACTTGGAGCAGATGGAAATGCGAAATTCACAGGTGAAGTTAATGCTAATTCAGGCCTTATCGGTGAAATTCACATAGGACTATCTGGTATATACAGTGGAAATAAGAGTTCTGCCGCTGCAGAATCGAACGGATTTTATATTGACAGCCTTGGAGCTATATATATTGGTCCGCACGATCAAACAGGGTATTGTCCTTTCCAAGTGACAAACGATGGATCTCTGAGAGCTGTTAAAGGTAATATTGCAGGCTGGTATATCAGGTCTGATTATCTTGGAAATGCAGAAACAAAGAATGACAGCACCATTGGTATTGCCAATGCTACTGGTTCGAATATCGTATTCTGGGCCGGAGGAAACTATAACAACAATCCTGATGCACCAAAGTTCATAGTACAAGCTAACGGAACATTGATTTCAACTCTTGGAAATATCGGCGGCTGGTATATAGGAGATTCCTATATAGGCAATAACTCAAGCAAAGAAGTCAGTACTGTAGGTATGGCATTCTATCCAATTACAGCAGACGACAGCAGTGTTGTATTCTGGGCTGGTGGAGCTTTTAGCAGTACTCCTTATTTCAGAGTAACCAAGGGCGGAATACTTTACGCTGTGGGCGCTGTTATTTCAGGAGACGCACACTTCTCCGGAACAATAGACGCAGGAGCAGTAGTTTCCTGTAACATCAGCGCTGATAGAATTACATCAGGAGCAATGAGCGCTGATCGTATCTATGGCGGAACATTAACATTAGGCGGAGAAAACGGTAAGTTCGGTCGTATTGTTATCAAAGATTCTCACAACGAAGATATAGGGTATTGGGACAGAAGCGGTATCACAGCATTGGCTGGAACAATTAGCGGTCCTACTATTTCAGCTTGTGAAATCAGCAGTTCAACTATATCTGGCGGTTCTATTACCGGTTCGAGCATTAACATCGGTGATGGAAACTTTACTGTTAACTCGTTGGGCGAAGTAACAATGAAGCAATTAATTGTTGATGGTATACCGGTAAATGTGTCGGATTTTGATAAAGCCGTCGCATATGGAAGTGGCGCATGGGACGGCACAACTTTTAATGCCACATTTAATTTCTTCAAAGGAAAGATATCAAGAACAGTAGGGATGTCATCGTCAGTTGATGTAACATATATTTCCAGTCTTATGCCGTGGGCTGAAGGCGGAAATGATGGATATGCACTTGGAACTGTTGGCCTTGATTTGTATGTTAGCGGAGAAAAACGTTCAGACGCTGTAGAACGCGTTATGTTTGATGCAACAAATTTATATGATGAAGCATGGGATCAAGCTCGCGGATCTGTTTCTTATACACCAGGCGCAAAAACAATTTATGTTCCAAGAAAAGGCGGTTTTAAAGGGAAAGACGTAGAATCATATGATATAACAGCAACATGGACCGATGGTGAACAAAATGTAACTACAGTAAGCGGAACTATAAGTCAAGCTATTTACAATAGTTCTCCTTGGAAAGTTCGTGTCCAGCTTTCCAGTGGTAAAAGCGGAACTGTAGATGTAGATGTATCCGCAGCAATTACAAAGTGGGAAGCTGAAGTTGAAAAAGCAAAAGAAGATGCTGGCACTTATAATAAAGGATGGAATGATTGTTTAGCTGCATGTACTTCACACACTTATTATACAGGAACATGGTATGACGTACTTTATGTTGCCAGAGCGATAACTGCAAAAGCTGTAAACAATTGTATTGGTGAGGTAACATCTGTAACAGCTTATACGTTACCGCCTGCAAAATCATAATAGATTATTAAAGGAGATTATTTTATGAAACAGTTTATTATTAATAAGATTTATAATGAAACCGAAGAACTCACAAAGCAGGAACTTACAATTCAGGGGAAATGGATTATTTATAAAATCAGAAAAACACTGCTCCCTCATATTGAGTTCTACCAAGGTGAAGTTCGGAAGTTATTGGATGAATACAAACCTGAACATGAAAACGGAAACCTGAAGTTCAAAACTCCTGAAATAGCACAAGAGTTTTTGAACAAAGAACAGGAAATAGAAAACTTTGAAGTTGAAGTTCAGAACACAAAAGAATCCTTAAAATTATCTGATATCCCCGGAATCTCAATTCAGCAGATGGAACTGCTGGAAGATTTTATCGAGTTCATTCCTGAATAATGTGGATTAAAGCAAATCCCAATCCAATGCGAAAAGAAGTTCCTGACTGTGTGATTCGAGCGGTATCTATAGCTTTAAATCAGCCGTGGATTCAAACATTTGACGAACTGTATTCTGTTGCAAGAATGGATTTCAATATGCCCTCAGCCGATTCGGTCTGGGGGCACTATCTTTATCTCAAAGGTTTTGAGCCATTCTTATTACCGGATGCATGTCCCAAATGTGTTACTGTCGCAGAATTCACAAAACAGTTTCCAAGAGGAACTTACATCATTGGAACGGGGAGTCATGCCGTAGCTATAATTGACGGCAATTACTTTGATTCATGGGATTCAGGTAATGAAATACCAACATTTTATTGGAGAATTAGGAGATGATTCTTTATGCCGTATCCTTATTATCAGTACCCTTACTACTATAACCAGAATCAATCTTATAGTTCGAACTACAAAAGCATCGAATGGGTTGACGGTGAAGTTGGAGCAAAAGCTTTCCAGATGCCTCAGGGTTTACCGCCCGAAACGCCGATTGCTCTTTGGGACAACAGTGAAAAACGCATTTGGCTGAAGAGTTGGAATGCTATGGGTATGCCAAACCAAATGCAGGAACTGAATTACGAAATCAAGGAACGCACAAATCCCGCATTACTTCCGGGAAATATCTCCGGCGATATGAATCAATTTGCAACAAAAGAAGATCTCGAACATATAAAGAAAGAGATACAGAAACTTTCCCGCACAATTAGCGAGAATCGCGGTGGAGAGAAATGAATGAATTGTACAATGCATATATGAAAAATCCAATTAACAGACCTGTCGAAAATTTAAGTCCAATGCAAAAGCTGAATCAGGTTATGCAGGCGATGAGAAATCCGCCGTCTGTTATTTATCAGGCTTTTCCTGATATTCCTTTATATATGCAACATGACGCAAATCAAATACTCCAATATTTAAAACAAACTCGAAACATATCAGATTACGATATACAAAATATATATAATCAAATTCCAAAATTCTAAAGAAAGGAGCGGTTAGCAATGCCTTATCTTGATTATCCAGGGTTGCAAAGATTCAAAAATAAAATGGATGAGAAAATTGCATCAAAGATAGATGCATCCGAAAAGGGTTCAGCTGGTGGAGTTGCCGAGCTGGATTCTAACGGCAGAGTTTTATCTTCTCAATTGCCATCTTATGTAGATGACGTTCTTGAGTTTTCGTCTGCTGATGCATTTCCTATTACTGGTGAAGCAGGCAAAATCTACGTCGATCTGAATTCAAACGAAACCTACAGATGGAGCGGAAGCGATTACGTAAAAATTGGTTCAAGCTTAACTTTAGGAGAAACTGAAAGCACCGCTTATCGTGGAGATCGCGGTAAGGTCGCTTACAACCACGCCTATGCAAAAGGGTCAGCATTTGAGAACGGGCTATATAAGATTGCAACAAACGATCAAGGTCATGTAATCTTGGCTGATCCTGTTGTAAAAACAGATATTACTTCTCTTGGAATTCCAGGACAGGATATGGACACAAAGGTAACTAGTTCAGAAAATCACTATACACCAGAAACAGATGCAACAGGAACTATTATTGCAAATGCTTCCGGCGGTACTAAAAGCTGGAACGTTGATGTTGTAAGTGGAATATCTGTAAACACAGATGGAAAAGGACACATTACCGGATTGTCTGTTTCTTCCAGAAAGATCCCTTCCAATCCTAATACGGACACTAAAGTCACAAGTGCAGCAAACCATTATACGCCAAGCAGAGATCCTTCCAGTGACAAAACTGCTGTCGCTGAAGGCGGTGCAGCAGGCTGGAATTTCGACGTTGTAACTGGTTTAACCTTACAAACTGACGGGAAAGGTCACGTCACAGCTGTGAGCGTAGACTCAGCTAAAGTTCCTGTCAATCCAAATAATTATCGTGCTGTTCAAGTGGACGATGTTGAAGTGTTAGGTTCAGGCACAACGTCTGCTATGAATTTAAAAGGCGGTCGTAATGTTACGCTTGAAACAACAGGTAGTGCTATTACTGTAAATGCCACAGACACCACTTATGAGGTAAAAGATGCATCTTCAGGTGGAACAGACGTATCTCTTGTAACAACAGGAGAAAAGGCTATTTGGAATTCAAAGACATCTAATTTAGGTACTGTAACAAGCATCACAGCTGGAAGCGGCCTTACCGGTGGCGAAATTATTACAAAAGGAACCATTGGTCTTAATCTGAAAGACTCAGTGTTAAGTGCCTTTTCTTCTGTGAATATTACACCTATAGGCGGCAAGCAGTATGCTGTAGGGTTAGACAAAGATGGGTATCTCAGCGTCAATGTTCCTTGGACAGACACATTGTATGCAAACCTTGCGCCCGTTGTTAACGGTACAGATGTTTCTCTGGTTACAACCGGAGATAAAGCAAACTGGAATTCGAAGACATCTAACTTAGGTACAGTTACTTCCGTATCGGCTGGAATTGGTTTAGCCGGAGACCCCATAACAGAAAGCGGAAGCCTTAAGGTTAAACTTAAATCCGAACAAGTCGGTTCAATTGACTCTATGATCTCCGCAAATGTTGTCGGAAGACAATATGCTGTTATGGTCGATAAGTCTGGGTACTTATCTGTTTGTGTTCCTTGGGAAGATACAAACACAACCTATATCAGCAGAGAAGCTGCTGCAGGAGGAAATAAAGTTTCTCTTGTAACCACAGGAGAAAAGTATTATTGGAACTCCAAAACATCCAATTTAGGAACTGTAACTTCTGTGACTGCAGGTGCAGGATTAATCGGCGGCACAATTACAGAAGCCGGAACTATTAAAGCAAACCTTGCAAATGAAACACAATTTACTAATAGTGTTATTAGTGAGGGAGCCGAAGTTTCCACCAGAATCTATCCTATAAGGTTAGACAGAAACGGTAAGCTTGCGGTTAATATTCCTTGGACTGACACAACATATGAAAGCCGGATGGAAGCAAGCGAAGGCACGGAAGTCTCCCTTGTTACTTCCGGGGAGAAATACACTTGGAACCACAAGGTAGACGAATCTTCTATGGGTATTGCTGGTGGAGTTGCTGAGCTGGATGCTAGCGGCAGAGTTCCTGCTTCACAGCTTCCAAGTTATGTGGATGATGTTCTTGAATATGAAACCTTAGATTTATTCCCCATTACTGGTGAGAACGATAAAATCTACGTTGCATTGGATACTCGTCTTACATACAGATGGAGCGGTAGTGCTTATGTTGAAATTAGCAAATCAATTGGACTCGGAGAAACAGAAACAACCGCATATCGGGGAGATCGTGGAAAAATAGCTTATAATCATGCAACAGCAAAAGGCTCTGCTTTTGGTAGTGGTTTATATAAAATCACAACAAATGCTCAGGGACATGTAACAGCTGCAAAAGCAGTTGTCAAAGCAGATATTACAGCTCTCGGTATTCCTGCGTCTGACACGACTTATTCCAGTCTGAACGCTGCGCAGGGTGGCACAAATGTATCTCTTGTTACAACAGGAGAAAAATATATGTGGGGACACAAAGCAGACAGGGCGGAGGTATGGGTAGATGAAACCAATGGAATCCTTCATATCATGACAGATCCAAACGCTACGCCATACGATCCTGATGCAGAATCAGAGGAGTGATATATCATGCTTACGAAGATTCCTCTTCTGGATGAAAATGGTCACCTGTTGGATTTCGGAGGAGAAGAAACCCCAACACTATTAGAAATATATCCTGTTGGTTCTGTATATATGAACAATAGACTTGTTGATCCTGACATTATGTTCGGCGGAACCTGGGAAAGAATAATGGATGTTTTTCTTTTAGGAGCAGGTGACACATATGTTGCAGGAACAACAGGCGGAGCTGCATCTATTTCATATACTCCTTCCGGAACTGTTGGTGACCATACATTAACTATCGATGAAATTCCTTCTCATAATCATAGCTTCACAGGAACAGCAGTAACATCCGGAACACAAAGCGCTAACCACTATCATACAATAACAGATTATTATGCTACGACAACCGGAGCTCATACAATAACCGTTGCTCAAATCGGTAGTCACGCTCATAGTTTCTATGACTATTGGGGAGTTTATGATGATACCTCCGGATACTATGGTGTTCACGCACATAGTACTTCCGGTGATGTCGGTGGTTCGACAAGCGGTGCTGGTTCCGGAAACTCGCATACGCATAGCGGAGCTAATACAAGCACGACAAGAACTACTAACGGAATAAGCGCTAACCATACTCATAGTTTCACAGCTTCAGGTACGGTTGGAAACAATGGTAGTGGAAATGCACATAACCACGGTTTTACAGGCACAGCTGCAACAATTAATGTATTGCCTCCATATACGACTGTTTATATGTGGAAACGGGTCGCATAAAGGAGGATCGATATGTCAAGAATTAAACATGTTGATGTGAACGGTACATTATATACGTTCAACGGAACAGACGGCGTTGTATTTGATACGATTTATCCTGTCGGTTCTATTTATATTAACACTGCAAATGTTGATCCGGCTCCATTATTTGGAGGAACATGGACACGTCTAAAAGACAGAATGCTGTACATGGCAGATAACAACACTGTATCAGGTTCTACAGGAGGCGCTGCTTCAGTGAGCTATACACCTGCTGGAACTGTAGGAAGCCATACACTTACAACGGATGAAATACCGAGCCACAATCATAGTTTTACAGGATCTGAAGTGACATCTGGCAATCAATCTGCTGGTCATACACATACGTACACAGAATATTACGCTACCACTACATCAAGCACAGCTTTATCATCATCTACATCACCTTCTCATAATCATGGTTATGGATCGTCTGGATGGAAAGTCGACCATACACATGCAAGAAACAGTGGTTCTTGTCTGGCTTTGAACGGTGACTGGGCTGGTGGAGCCGGAGGTAATACAAATAGCAACGGTTCCGGCAATGGACATACACACACCGGCTCAAATACAAGCACAAGCAGAAACTCAACGAACAATAGTGCTAATCATACACACTCGATTACCGCTGCTGGTTCTATTGGAAATAAAGGTGGCGGCGGAGGGCACGATCACAGTTTCACCGGAACAGCTAAAACACTTAATACTATGCCTCCATATCTGGTTGTATATGTATGGCAAAGAACAGCATAAAGGAGGTGTGATCATGCCGTATATAAATCTTCTTGATATAAACGGTACCCCGTTCAAACCAAAAGAAGGGGCCAATATTACGTTTGATAATATCTATCCTGTTGGTTCTATTTATCTAAATACTCGTCTTGTTGAGCCTGCTCAGTTATTCGGTGGAACATGGAACAGAATGCAATCTACTTTCCTATTAGCTGCTGGTAATACTTATTCAGCCGGATCGACAGGGGGCTCTTCATCTCAAAGCTATACACCTGACGGTAGCGTAGATAATCACACCTTAACAACGGCTGAATTGCCATCTCATAACCATACTTTTACAGGAACGGCAAAAAGTTCCGTGAATCAATCGGCTGGTCATACGCATAACTTTACGGACTATTACGCAACAACAACAGGCGGTACGACTGTTAGTACTGCACAGATAACTTCGCATGGACACTCTTACCATGCATCGCAGAGAAACGTTTGGGCGAATGCCGCAAGTTTAAATCGTATTACAGTTTATGTTTCCGGACCGGACAGGCGTGTTTCAAACACCTTAGGTGGACGTAATTATTCACAGAACAGTTGCTCTTCAAACAGTCATAGTCACGGAGGTCCAAACTCATCTTCGTCAAGGACCTCAGGTCCAATATCAGCTAACCACACCCATAAGGCTACACTTACAGGAACCATTGGAAATCAGGGAGGCGGCGGTGCACATAATCATGGGTTTACTGGCACCGCTGCAACTATCAGTACAATGCCTCCATATGTAGCTGTATATGGATGGATTAGGACAGCGTAAGGTAGTTGCAAAACTGAAGATGCTGAATATCGAAGAAACTTTGACTGTTAACGTCTGGAAACGTACAGCATAAACAGAAAGGGGATCATAAAAATATGATCATTGAAATAAAAGGAAAAAGATATGACAATCCTGACTTTAGGATTAACAACGGAATTGCAGAACTTCGTATGCATTCTGAAGCAAGCTTTGCTGAAGTTTTCAGCGATTTTGCGCTTGATGCTGGTGATACAATTCGCCAGTTTAACGATAACGAAGAACAAATCGGTGAATGGTATGTAGAAGGAATGGCATCAATCCAGCTTCCAGGTGAAGATGGCAGCGATGTTGTCACAATAAAATATCATATCACTCAAATCGGCAAGGAAGCACAGGAAGCTTTAACAGATGACTTAGATGTTGCTTCTATGTCCGTGCTGGAGCTTGCTGGTATTGTAGCAAACGCTAAAAAAGAAATGAACGACACTGCAACTCGAATTGAACAGGAACAGCAAGAACATAACGAGCGGCTTTCTACCATTCAGCAGGTCTTAAATAATCTGAATGAAACTACCAGCCGCTGGGAATCCATGTATAACATACTCGCTGATCGAGTTGCAACGCTTGAAAACAGATAAAGGAGGATACACTTATGAATCCTGACAAGATTTACGACATGTATGTAAAGATGATCCGCAGAGGAAAGATTACTCTTTCGGAAGTTCCAGAAGAATATCGAGTCGAAGTTAAACGGAGGCTTGAATCATGATTTTAGTTCATTTATCTGTAAATAGTAAACCAGCTTTATTAGACGAAAATAATATCTTGTTCGCAGAAGAGACTACTGGAAAAGATACGAATGATAAAGAAGTTGAATTCACCCGTATTTATCTTAAACAGCCTCTTCCCGGCGAAAATGAATCATATTGGATTGATGTGCAGGAGACTGCTAAAAAGATACTTCAGGCTATCTAACATCAAGGGAAGTTCGCAGAAACAGGAGCGAACAACAGCACTGCGTTCAGGAAGGATTAGCAGTGTTTTTTTGATTTAAAAAATATTGATTAGTCTATTCCTAACAAAGAATGATTAATTTTGAAGATTAATTTATTTCCTTCAATATCTAATTAAGACTTCTTGTGCGCGCAACTGATATATCAGGGGAAGTTTTAATTTAGATAAATATTTTTTAAAGGATGGGGTTTATTATGGTTGATTCTAATGCTGTACAAGGCTATATGCCAATGATGCCTGCTTACGCTGGCAACAACGACATGTTCGGTGGGAACGGCTTATGGTTCTTGCTGATCTGGATGGCTATGTTCGGCTGGGGCAACAATGGCTTCGGCGGAAACAATGGCTATTCAGAGGTTCAGCGCGGCTTTGATCAAAACTCTGTAATGAATGGAATTGCCGCTATTCAGAACACGCAGAACCAAGCTGAAATATCCGCTGCCAATCGTCAGATGTCAAACATGAACCAATTCTTCCAGATGCAAAGCGCTTTCCAAAATTGCTGTTGTGAAAATCGTCTTGCTACCACTCAGCTTGGAACAGCCATTGCACAGGAAGGTGCAGCTACGCGGGCTGCAAGCGCAAATGATCGTCAGATGATTATGGACAAACTTTGCCAGCTGGAAATGGATGGCATTAAGCAGAACTACGAGAATAGAATCGCAGGAATGCAGAGTGCCTTAGATCAGGCTCGTACAGACAATCAGAATTTACGGTTCCTTGCATCGCAGGGAGCGCAGACAGCACAAATCCTAAACGAATTAAACAATAATAATACTTGCACTTGTGGCGTGTAATACAAGGCTGTCATCTCAGGAGTCCGGGAAACCGGACTCCTGTCTTTAGTTTATCTAATTTTGACAAAGGAGAAATGTATTATGGCTCAGTTTAATTATAACGAAGTTCAGCTTGTTCAACCTGGAGCTCCAGCTCTGCTGAACGACAAAATTGGTTGCAGTCGTAGTTCTGTGCTTCATAGGCCAGGTTCTGGGATTTTAACATTACGTGGAATTGTTAAGAATCCTAAGTGTGGATTTGCACGTTATCGTGTTGCCTATGATGGAAATATATCTGTTCCTACAGATGGAACGGTTGGTGAAATTCAGTTGGCTATTGCTATTGGAGGAGAAGTGGTTCCAACAAGTATTGGCACCGCAACGCCTACCGTGGTTGACGCTTATTGGAACGTTAGTGGTTTTGAGGTCATTGACGTTCCGGCCGGATGCTGCTACACGATAGCTATTGAAAACGCCTCTGTATCTAATACTGCAGCACTTCCTCCTGCGCTCAATCTTCGTAACTTGAACGTAGAAGTAACAAGACTTGCGTAAAGGAGTGTTGAATTATGGAACACAGATATATGGTTATCGAAAGCAAACTCTGTAAAGAACTCGACTTGCTTCAAGAGAAATATCGTACTGGAGCAGAGATGAGCGAAGGAGATCTCAGACGAATTGATCTTCTTGCCCATTCTCTTAAATCTCTTGTTTGTTATATGGAGAAGAAGGGCTCTGATGAATGGCAAGGTGAATCTTTTAATTCATATAATAACGGCAATTCATACATGAATAATTCAACGGCTATGCGCGGCATGCGCAGTCGCGATATGGCTCCGGATATGTCTGGACATTATCCGATGAATTATCCTGTGTATCCTGAAGAACGCCGCTGGTAAACGAAAGGGGCTGTACCAAAATGACAATTCGTATGCCAAGAGGTGATATTCGTTTGGAACGTTTCGTGGTGAATAATCGTGATGGTACAGTAACCGATATAGACTTTACTGAGATTTATTTCACCGTAAAAAAGACTTCAAGGGATATAAACTTCTTGTTTCAAAAAAGGTTAAGCACTGGTGAAATTGTAAAACTTGGAACCGGTGATTATGAAATTAAAATCGAATCAGATGATACATCTGGTTTAAGTTATGGAAATTACAAGTTCGATATACAGTTAGTATACGGCAATCAGCTTAAAGAAACATTTGTCGGAGATCTTGTAATTACAGACGAAATTACATTCAGAGAAAACGAATAAAGGGAGGGTAAGTGTATGTCTGATTTAAATATCCAATCTTCTGGAAACGATCATGCAATTACTCGATCAGGAGCAACTGGTAGTCAATCATATAGCAATATACAATACGAACCAGATTTTCATATTGTTTTGAGGGATAATCAACATACGCTTACCCTTTCTACTCCTGTTGCAATTGGCGATGGAACTGGCAATTATGCGGATCTTCTTAATAAGCCTTCAATTAATGGAGTTGAACTTATTGGTCGGTTATCTTTTGATGATCTTGGTTTAGGCGATATCCCAATGACTCCTCTTTCAAATGATGATATTGATGCAATTATGGGATTTGCTTCAAATGAAACAATTCTAGTTGGACTCTTAAGAAAAGGCGGAACAGTTGAACTTCAGGAAGATATCACAATTTCTTCGCCAATTGCAATACGCAATGACACGGTTTTACATTTAAATCGAAAAACAATTACTTATACAGGCAACGGAAATTTCTTAATTGTTAACGGAGCAAAACTTACTATTAAAACAGGAAGTATTTACTCAAACAGTGGAATTGCTCAAGCTATTAATGGCGGAGAAATCGTTATTCAAAGTGGAACATATGAATCTGGAAATATCGCTTTTACCATTCTTGCTGATTCAAAAATCATTGTAAACAATGGATCGATTACTGCTCAAGATAAGTGCATCGATATTGTTGACAACGGGCAGTCTATCATTAACGGAGGAAATTTCAATCCGGAACTTTAATAGATACGGACATTTATAAAATTCCATTTTTCAAATTCTGAGAAAGGAAGTGAAAACTATGTTTATTCCCGGCGAAACTATATCTTTCCAATATTATATTCCTTTTGTCCGCAATGACGTTGAGAAACTTGTTGTTTCTTTTAAGCAAAGAGATCGTGTTATTCTACAGAAAATCGTTTATCCGGGGCAGATTGAAGGAGAAGGTTCGAACAGCAAAGTTGTTATCACTCTTTCTCAGGAAGAATCTTTGTTATTCGAAAACAATAATAAATTCAAAATGCAATTAAATGTTTATTTTATCGGAGGAGCCAGATGTACAAGTATGGAGCTTGTAGATGAAACAGGCCCGCAGCATATCAGAGAGGTGGTGAATTAAAATGAGTGAAGGTATTTTTACGTTTTATCCGCAATTTAAAGAGTTCTTGCCTTTATACAGAGACGTTACAAGAGTCTGGATCGGTGACGGCGAAAACACTGGTGAGAAAGGAATGCTCTACGCCGAGTATGCGAACGGACAGGTTGCAGAACTTGGCTTTATTACTTTATATCCTTTAGCTGTTGAAGGTGGATATACCGGCACCGAAACTGAATGGATGGATGCTATTATTCATTTGGCTGCTTCTAATAAAGGTGCAACAGTTGTTACGACTTATCAGAATTCAGACAATCCTTCTACTCCGCCACTTGACAGTGATAACTGGACACCGACTCCTTCCCCTCAACAAGGAAAATACCTTTGGGCGAGAAGCACTCTCACATGGGCAGATCAGACCCAAAGTAACATATATAACGTGTCCTACATAGGACAGGATAGTTCTCTTGTAAGCGTTAACGGACTTACTGGTGAAGTAGTTCTTCACGGCGAGAACATTAAAATATCCAGCGAGTCAAACGAAACAATTAAATCCTATATAGACAGCATAACATTTGAACCCGAAATTGCAACAGATGAAGATATCGATGCTTTATTCGGGATTTCTTAAGAAAGGAGATGAGTAACATTGAAATTGATTACTCCTGAACGGTTGGGTCGGTTTAAAACTGATCTTGAGAACACTTATGGTCAACCTGGAAAGCCAGCTTTGCTGGATTCAAATGGTAAAGTTCTTGAATCAGAGATTCCCTCTTCAGCCTTTAATGTACTTGAATACGCTTCTTTTCAGGATTTTCCTGTAACAGGTGAGGCTGAAAAGTTGTATCTTGATACAACTGCAAAAGCATTATATCACTGGGACGGAAATGGTTATGTGAGCATCTCCGATCAAGACAGTGTGAAATTCACATCACAGAGTTTAACGAATGAACAGAAAGCACAGGCAAGAACCAATATCGGTGCTTTGGACGCCAACGATCTTCCGGAAGATATCCTCAGATACTCTTCAATGAATCTTACAGATGAACAGAAGATTCAGTCAAGAGCTAATATTGATGCTGCTTCCACCTCAAGTGTGAGTTCTTTAAGTACAACGGTCTCCAATATTGAAGCTTTAATCCAGACATACAGTGAAAACGTAGCGGATATCACAAAGATCGAAAATGGAATCAGGGTTCTTTACGCCGACGGAACAAGTAAAGAAATGGAACTTGAAACAGACTTCCCTATTAAGTCTGTTGTGTATGATGACAACCATTATCTCCACTTCTACGACGCAAACAACAACGATTTGTTTGACAATGTTTACATCGAAGGAGGCGGAGGCGGCGGTGGAAGCGTAGGCTCTGTTACCGTTGCCCGTATCACGGCTGAATCTTCAAGCTGTGTTTATGGTTCATCCTTCCCTATTCAGTTTAAGGTTACTGCACTGGATTCCAGTGGCGACGCTGCAACACTTAAAGATTCTACATGGACTGTTGGTGGTGTTACCGTCGCCAGGAACATCCCAGTTGTCAACGGAAACAATACCTTTGATATCGGCCCGTATCTAAACGCCGGTGATAACACAATCAAGATTACGGTTACTGCAGATACAGGAGGAACCGCTTACGTCACTGCCTCTAAAACGTGGAGGGTCAACGCAGTCAACATGCGGTTCGTATGGAATTATAACGACACGTCTATCCATGAGTCCAGCTTTACTGATTCGTGGACGGTATACGGCGAAATCGAAAAGACTTCGCATTCCAAACTTGGTGATACAGAACTGACTGTTACGGTGACAACCAAGACGAACGCAACTCAGTCTATCAGTATTCCAATGCAGCCGCATGGCGCTTACGGTCTTGAAAGATGGGTGACTGCTTCTATCGGAGGCCAGCCTCAGTCTACTCCTCACGAATATCACGAAGTAATCTTTGTGGAAAGTGGAAATCCTGCTCCTATTATCGCTGTGTCTATGAAGGATACTACTCTCAAGAACAGCGATATTGAAATGGATCAATACGATACAATTGAGATTCCTGTTGTTATCTATGATCCAATGCATATCCTTGCAGATGCAACATTAACTGTTGATGGTGAATATGCAGGTGAATGGGAAAACATTGACAGGTCTACCCATTTATGGGCATATACTCCTACCACAAGTGGGCCTCACACTCTTGCTATTACCTGTGGTGAAACTGTCAAGACACTCGTGGTAAACGTTAACGAAGTAGCACTTGATATTGAAGAAGTAAGTGGATATACATTCCGGTTTAAGAGTTCTGAATTTGCCTCTAATAAAGCAGTAAGAGAATGGAAATCCAATGGAATTACTGCATCCTTCTCCGATAACTTTGACTGGGTTAACGGCGGACTAAAAACAGAAAGAGACGATAAAGGAAACCTTCAGCAGTATTTCTGTATTAAAGCCGGGACAAGAATGACGATTAAACATAAGCTGTTTGCGGTTGATCCTAAAGAGTCAGGAATGACCTTTAAGATTATTTACAAAGTAAGGAACTGCAGGAACTATGATGCTTTAATTGGTCATTGTTATTCAGATGTCGGCATCAGGATGAACGCACACAATGCAACATTTAATTCTTCCGGTACGACAATCAACGTTCCGTACGGCGAAGATGAATACATCGAGCTGGAATTCGATGTTTATCCTTCAAATAATTATCATTACATGATGGCATGGATTGATGGTGTTATTACCTCCTGCCGTGTTTACGATGCGAATGACAACTTTGTGCAGAACAATGAAACAAGGGAAAACATCGTCTTAGGCTCTGATGACTGTGATGTTTACATTTATATGGTTAAAACCTATCCGATGCTTATTGATCGCGATGGTCATATTGACAACTTCATTATGGATGCTCCGAATGCTTCAGAAATGGCAAAGCGTTATTCCCGTAACGACATTCTGAACGAAGGCGGAGATATTGATTACAAGAAGCTCGTCGATAAGAATCCTGACTGCCGTGTATGGTTATATGATATTCCTTATTTAACCAACAAAAAAAGCGATAAGGTTGGCGGCTGTAAGTTCAACCAGTTCTGGAAGAACGGCAGTCAATATTACCAGATGTCCGGTGTAGGTAAAATGTCTATTCAAGGTACCTCGTCTGTATATTATATCAAAGGTGCAGCTAATACAGATATTAACTTTACATCTCTTTCTGATGGTAATGATGTCGATCTTTTGGCAGGTGCTGTAAAAGATGATACTTATGGCGGAAACTGGTTCATTGAAGACAGCGAAAACCCAGGCCATGCTAAGGTTTTTGTTGTGGACGAAAACACTGAACTCACAGTGGATTGTGTTCCTATTGAAAGAGACTCCAACAGGAATGTAACCAAGTATGTTAAAGCCGTTGGTATGAAGCTGAATGATGACTCATGCCCGATTAGTTATGCCAACACAAAAGTTAACTTTGCTTCTTGTGAACAGGTTAACAACATGTGCAATGCTAAATGGTATCAGATGTATAATCCGTATCCCAGTTTAACTGTACGGGATTGTATGGAATTTAATATGGGTGTTCAATTCATTAAAGACAGTGGCGAAATTCCAGATGATAAACATTTTGTTCTTTGGGGAGACAATAAGTACCATATGTATTCTATTGCAAATATGGGAAACTCCAAGAAGAACGTTCACGTTTTCCATGACTTATCTAACCCTAAAGAAGTCTGTATCGAAGTCAACGACAACGATAAAGATCAGATGAGAATGGTCAACGATGACTTAAGCGAAGAAGATTGGTCTGGTGAAAAGTTCTTTGGTATGCGTTATCCTGATACAAAGAATCCTTCTCAAGAGATTCGTGATGCATGGCAACGTCTTGTAACATGGATGGCTACCAATAATCCCAATGCTCATACTGATGAATTACTGCCAGAACCAGAAACATATGATAACTATACTTTCCGTGGACATGACCGTCCAGGAAATCAAGTTCTGCGCGGTGTTACTGTCACACAGTATGCAGGAACATATACTCATGACACATTCGAGCGTAGAATTGCTAAAATGCTCTCTGAGTGTGAAGACTATATGGTTATGGATTCGTTCGTATATCACTATTTATATCTTGAACGTCATACAATGGTGGATAACGTTTCCAAGAATAACTTCTGGTCATCTACTGACTTAATTCACTGGGATCTGTCTAAGGCATATGATATGGACACCTCTGATGGAAACAACAACCAGGGCCAGATGGTCTTCGATTATGGCAATGAGTACAACGATGACATTGGCGGTATGAAGGTTTTCAATGGCGCTGACGCTGTATGGTTTGTATTTGTTGCAAACCTTTATGAAGCATGCCGAGCAATGTTTACAAATCGTGAATCTGCTGGTGCATGGTCTGCCACTGCATATCATAATTTCTTACTGAAGGAACAACAGAAAGTTCCTGAAAGGTGCTGGGTGCAGTGCTATTGGTACGATTATCTTCGTACTTATGAAGACGGAATTGTTGGTAAAGATGATTGGATGCCTTTCCTTGATGGTGGACAGAAGTCCCATCAGAGAAAACACTTTGAAGACTTTGAAGAATTGTATGATTCTTCTAAGTATCGTGGTTCAGCCTCAACGTCTCAGAATATTAACTTCCGTGCTTATACGCCCAACACATGGAACAACTATGTGACAAAGGCAACGGGCGCATCTATGCGATCTTCGCCGAATGCATCCGGAACATTAATCCAGACAATTCCTGTGAACACATTAGTAACCGTGTCCAGAATTGCAGATGATTGGCGTGTTGTTACTTATAATAACAGAACAGGTTATGTTCTTAGGGCTGAACTTGGAGGCGTTGAACCTAGTGGAACACTGACAGTTACAATGTACAATAAAATGTATATTTCTATTAATGTTGGTACTACGGCATGGGCTCCAATTAAGGCTGCTAAAAACGTTCCTATTACAATTCCTTTCTCAAAAGGATCATTGATAAATAACACGATGATTGTTGTTAATACTGCATCAATGATCCAGGCTATAAGCGGCATGGAACACTTATATGCAGATACTTGTGTTTTCTCAGATGCGACAAGATTAAGAGAATTGTCTCTTGGTTCAAACGACATTGGATATGAAAATACTTTCTTAAAGAGTCTTTCACTTGATAATAATACTATGCTTGAAAGATTGTATGTCCAGAATTTACCAAACGCTAATTCACCATTAGATTTGACAGGATGTTTATCTTTAACAACTCTTGATGCAACAGGATCTGGGTTTACAGCATATTCATTTGCAGATGGCGGTCTGTTATCCAGTGCTATTCTTAACAGGCCTACTTCTTTAAGCCTTCTGAATCTTGCATATCTTAAAGACGAGAACTTTGCTATTACAGACTATTCCGGATTGATTTCATTTAGATATGAAAACACTCCCGGAATCGATTCTTATATGATTGCAAGCGCAGCAGAGAATCTTCAGATTGTTCGTTTGATTGGCATTGAATGGATTATGCCGAATGCAAATATGCTGAACAGAATGCTTCGTCTGCAAGGCTTAAATGAAAGCAACCACACTATTGATCAATCTGTTCTTGCCGGTGAAGCTTATGCTCCGTCTATGAGGCAGAGAAATCTGAATGAATATAGTGTTGCATGGCCAGACCTTGTTGTTACGTATCATAATATTCTTGAAGAATTCCAGATCACGTTCTCCAATCCGGATGGAACAACGGTTAAAGACAGGCTTGGCAAAGACTACATCCAGTATGTGGATCGTGGTCAAACAATTGTTGATCCTGTGGAAAACGGAGATATTGATACTCCTACAATGGAACCAACAGCACAGTATACTTACACATATACAGGATGGCAAAACATCTCCGGTGCTGTAATGGATAACAGAAATGTTATCGCAACTTATTCAAGTGCCGTCAGAACGTATCGTGTGCGCTGGTTTGCTCAGACAGGTGTTCTCTTAAAAACAACCTATGCTGAGTATGGTTCTGAAGTAATCTATCAGGATGAGGATCATGTATTCCCTCCGACCAAAACGGACGAAGAAGAGAACCTTTACTTCTGGGTGTTCCTCAACTGGGATAAGTCTACTGGATTCATTACTGAAGATGTAGATGTGTACGCAATTTGGGATCGTGCTACTATTCCGTCTGGCTCTGTCAATCTTAAAGATTTGTCTATTGCCCAGATTTACGGTATTGCAAAAACCTATAACTCTTCTAACTACTTCCATGACGAGGACTATGTTGATATTAAGGTTGGTAAAGACTTTGACTTCTCGAATGTACAATCGGAAGTGCTTCTTGAAAATAAATATTTCGACGGCACCGAAATTGTAAAGAAAGAAAATATCAGGCTGTTTGACGCTGATGCTCCAAGCTTTACAATTGCTATCGATTATGAATTCACTGAAGCAACAACCAACGCAACAATGATCAGCTGCTGTGACTCTACCGGAAGCACTGAAGGTTTCAGGGTATATTATTACTTAGCAGGAAACACCAATGAAAACCAGAGCGTTCAGGTTCTTTGGGGTGATAAGACAGCTATCGTTGGACACGGATTAAACCGTGGCATCCTTGTCTTAAGACACCGTAAAGGATCAAGAAACCTGCTTGTTTCTTCCGATAATGGCGGCCGTTATGTACTTCATACGTCAACATACGGCGGCGACGATTATCCTTCTAACAATGAGAATAGGTACGACGCATATAATGCAAGTGGATTTACCACTGAACTTGTGCGTGCACAGGATACTCAGACTGATTCTGTTCTTTCGTTTGGAGCTATGGCTTACGGTAGCCAGGGTTCTCGTTTCCCTGCTAAAGGATGGATTCACTGGGCAAAGATCTGGTATGACGATCTTGGAACAAGTGTCTCTAACGAACTGGCAAGCTGGCCTCATGAAGTCTGGAGAATGCATTATCGTGGAAACCATCTCTACAATAAGGATGATGGTACTGGTTTAATGGATGGCGCTTCGTTTATTATGAACGCTCCGTTGCCTCAGTTTTACGAAATGTATGAACCGGACAGTCTTAACCAGATCTATACAACCGGTGGCTGGAAGAACTCACTTGTGAGATCTTTCATTAACGACAGATGCTTTAATGCCCTTCCATATTCTTGGCAGTCCATTATCAGTCCTGTCAGTATTCCTACCAAGGGTGGTGCCGACAACTATAATGTTCTTGAATACACCACGGATAAACTTTATATTCCTTCTATTGCTGACCTGTACTCTGGCGCTCAGAACCTTAACAGAGCAGAAAGTACTCAAATCAGCTGGTGTATTGACAACAAGAGCCGTGTAAGGTTTATGGGTATTACTATTCCGGAAGACGCTCAATACTACACAGTTGACAGCGATCCTACGCTTTATACCGGCACTTATAACGTTAAGGAAGGCGACGTATGGATCAGAGGCGACAGAGCTTATGTGTATGTAACACAGACTACTGCTGATAGGCATGGTTATCTTGGCGGCCGTAACATTACGGAAACTTCCAACAATATTGTCGCAACCGGAACACAGGGTGGATTATGGGTACGCTCGATTACTTACTGGACGAGATCCAATAACACAACCGCACAGGCTAACTCTACTTCAAGTCAGTGGACAATCTGGCCTACTGGTCAGCCCACAAGTACTTTTGTGCTTTATCCTGAATACGGTCGTCGCGGCATCATACTGATGTTCTCTATTTAAGGAAGGAGTGTAAAACATGACATACTTTAAAGTTATCAGAAACGATATTGTTGTTGATGTTGGCACTGTATTTCTTAAATGGAACATCAACAAGCACAAATTCAATATTTGTTCTACAGATGAAGGTCAGTTCGTACAGTCCTATAAAGAGGATCACATATACAGAGATTCATGGATGAAACAACATCCGGATGAAGCAAAAGGTTATGACAACGCAAAAGTCGTTATCATTGCTGAATCAGAATACAATGATTTAAGAGATCTTCTTGGTGAAGGCGAAACTGTTGAAATTGATGAAATCGTAATTCCTGCTGAAGAAGTGCATGAAGTTCCTGTTCAGGAACAACCTGAAAAGAAACTTTCCTTAGCTGAATTAAGGGAATTAGTTGTAGAACAGCAAAAACAAATCGAACTCTTAAACGAAAAGCTTAATTCTTAAATGAACACGCAGGGCGGTTTTGGCCGCCCTGCGTGTTCTTATAAATCCGAAAGGAGTGCTCAACTATGGCATATGAACCTATAGAAACAAAAAAGTTTCTTAATTCCACAGGTGTAGGTCATCTTTGGGATAAAATTAAAGAACGTTATGATAATCGTATTGCCAATGTTCAGGCCGCTGACGACTCTATTTCTGTCGATAGCGACGCCGGTATATCCGTTCAGATTTCAGCGGAAGAAGGAAACTTACTTCAACTGAAAACAACCGGAAATAAAGGTCTGTATGTTCAAGCGCCTGATGTGCAAGATACTTACGCTGTTGTTAAAGCAACAAACAGCGGTGATTATGCAGCTGTTTATCAGCTCATGAAATATACTCATGGATCTGGACAAGGAACAAAAGTAGGCGTAGATATTAATATTCCAAAGGATATGGTTGTTCAGTCTGGTTCAGTTGAAACGAAATCAGGATCTGGAGCATGGGGTCCTGCAGGAACTTATATCCATCTTGTACTTGCAAATGCAGATCAGAGCGATCTGTATATTAATGTGTCAAATCTTATTGAGTATGTAACATCGGGCTCTCAGGCCGGTGACGCAATTATGATTGACATTGATAGTCAGCATCGTGTTACTGCGACTATTTCAGACAATTCTATTACATCTTCAAAACTTGATCCGAATCTTCGCTCTCAGATAGCTCTTAGTCAATCTGCTGTTCAGAATATTAGCGAGGGTTCAACCAACGGGACAATTGATGTTGATGGAAATGAAGTGCCTGTTCATGGCCTCGGAACTGCCGCCTTTATGGCTAGCTCTGCTTTTGACGCTGCTGGCGCTGCTAACGCAATTCTCGGTTCGTCTACAGATACTGCTGCAACAATGACAGTTCATGGTGTTAAGCAGTATGCTTCTGATGTTTATACTGCAGTGCAAGCTCTTTCCAACGCTGAAATTGATGCTGCTATTTCCAATGGCGTTAATTCTTAATATATGAAACATTGAGGTGGTTCATATGATTAAGATTGAAGGAACAAATATAACAATTACAAGAGGAGACTGTGAACCTTTTACCATTACACTAACTGGAGAAGATGTCCCTGAAAATGGTGAAAAAGTTTTATTTTCTGTGAAGAAAACTCAATTTCAAGATCGTCCTGAAATAAAAAAAATATTGGAAGTAATCAATTCTCAAATTGTTGTACAGATAAACAATTCTGATACAAAAAATCTTGAATTTGGTAATTATCTTTGGGATATTCGTTTTCCAAATTATTATGGAGAAAATGAACCATATACGCCAATGTCTCCTGCTGTTTTTACAATCGCTGAGGTGATCGGAAATGTCTAAAGCATTGGACATTACAATTGCTGTTGAAAGAAAAACCCCCAATATTCAAATCGGTCTTGGAACAGGTAAAAACGATATACAAATCGGGTTGGAAAAGAAAGCTATAACCTACGAAAATGATTATGAAAAGCTTATTCATCATCCACAAATCAACAGCACAACGCTGATCGGCAACAAGACATCATCTGAATTAGGCTTACAGGATGAGCTTCCGCTTATCACAAGGTCGGAAATCAGAGAGATCATCAACAATCTTTAATCAATGAGGTGAAAATAATGGCTGTACAGGGTTTTACAATGTCTAAGGACGAACTGTCCTACCTGCTTGGCATTATATGGGATACGTTTCAAAAAGCACAGACCGGAAAAGGTCTTAGTACAGAAGACTTTACAAATGCTCTGAAGACGAAGCTTGAAGGTATTGCTGCTGGCGCTCAAGTTAATGTTCTTGAGGGTGTAAAGCTGAATGGCACGGCACTTACTGTGTCAAGCAAAGCAGTTAACATCCCCGTCTTCGGAGGAGCTAATTCAAGCAGTAATGGTACTGTTGGTGCTGTTCCTGCCCCTACTAAAGGAAATCAGGACAAATACTTGAAAGCAGACGGAAGTTGGAGTGCGCCTCCCGACAATAACACAACTTATACCATCACACAGGATGGAACAAACCCAAATAAAATCACATTAAGCGGTAGCGATGGAACAAACGTTGAAATAACGCTTCCATCTCTTCAAACCGCATCCTCTTCAACACTTGGCGGAATCAAAATCGGGTTTAGCCAAACAGGAAAGAAATATCCCGTTGCATTGTCTGATGGAAAAGCCTACGTAGAAGTCCCGTGGACGAATACAACATACGACCCGGCTACAACCACAGTAGACGGCTTGATGAGCGCATCAGACAAGACAAAACTTGACGGTATCGCAGAAGGTGCAACAGCCAACGTAGGTACAATTACAGGTATCAAAATGAATGGTGCAAGTAAGGGTACAAGCGGTGTTGTTGACCTTGGCACTGTAATCACAGCTCACCAAGATATTTCAGGAAAAGCAAACATTGCAAGTCCTACATTTACAGGAACTCCTAAAGCTCCTACAGCAAATGCTGGTACAAACACAACGCAAATTGCAACAACTGAATTCGTCGGAACGGCGATTACAAATGCTCTCAGTGGAATTACAGGAATTTCGTTTGAATTTGTTCAGTCACTTCCTGCAACGGGAAAAGCTGGTACATTCTACTTTGTGCCTGATGCAAGCGGTAGTGGAACGAACAACTTTATCGAATATGTTTGGAATTCAAATGCAAACAAGTTTGAAGAGATTGGCAGACCGTCAGTCGATCTTTCAGGTTACATGAAGAGTGCGGATTATCCGCTCATTACGGAGGCAGAAATCGATGAGATTGTTGCCTCTTTATAAGGGTGATGATGAATAATGAGTGATACTCTTAAGAGTTGGTCAATAGAAAAAATCACACGATTAATCAGTAATTTGCTTAAAAAAAACCAGGGTACTGTCAACGCCGGAAAGTTCATGAAAGTTGGAAATGACGGCAATCTTGTTCCGGATACCGTTCCCGATCCTACAAACAAGGCCGATAAAGTAACCAATGCGACTGCCGGTAATTTCGCCGGACTCGACGCAACCGGAAATCTGACGGATAGCGGAAAGAGTGCGGAAGATTTTGCCGGTGCCATCTACAAGACCGCTACCACGGGCTCTATCATCACGATTGATGATGGTGCAGACGATCTGCCTGTACGAGAGATGCGGATTGCCATTGAGCCTGTGCAGGATCTGCATGGGTATGAGAATCCGTGGCCGGGTGGTGATGGGAAGAATCTACTTGATGAATCCACCAATGTTATTAATAAAGCTGTGAATGAAGCCGGTGAAATTGTCAGCAACACTACCGGAAATTATTCAGAACTGATTTACGTAACTGCTGGAGAAACGTATACATTCAGTGCCATAAGCGATTATAGCACTTCTTGGTCACGGAGGGTACATGGATATTCTGGCGATACATGGATGAAACAGTTAGGGGTAGCAGATGGTACAAAGCCTATTGGTACAAAATACAGTATTACAGTAACTATTCCGAGTGGTGTTGATTCCATAAGGATATCCTATTGCAAAAATGATAAAGAAGCGCAGTTTGAATTAGGAAGCGAAGCCACGGACTATGCCCCTTTCACCAACATCTGCCCGATCACCGGGTGGAATGGCGTGAAGGTTAGCAGGACTGGAAAGAATCTGTTTGATAAAGATGCGAACATATCGGCAAATAAATTTTATTACAATTCTGCAGGTCAAACTGTAAGTGCACAAAACTATTATTGTACTGACTATATAAAAGTGAAACCGGGTACGACATATTACTGGGCAATAAACGGTGTTCCTGCAAATAAATCGGCAGGAACACATAACGCACCAAGAATTGCGTGCTTTGATAAGGATAAAAGATGGTTAAAGTCAAGCGAGGCATTAGGTAACGATGGAAACATTATTGTCGTTCCAGATAATGGTGCATATGTCAGGTTGCCTGTTTACTTAAATCAGCAAGTGTATTTGAAATCAATGTTTGTGGAAGACAGTATGATTCCTACAGAATATGAGGGTTTTGGTCAGACCTACGAAGTCACTCTCCCCGCAGAAGCCGGAACAGTTTACGGCGGAAACCTTACCATCCACGCAGATGGCACAGGAGAGTTGGTGGTGGATAGGGCATTTTTTGAGATAGATGGTAGCGGCACTGGGTATGGTGTTGGTGGGGGCACGTACAAATATGTAAGATATACACCGGAATCTTCGATCTATTATTACGGGACACCAACAGATGGCATATCAAATATGTTTACAGAGCAAGCCATTGGCAATACTAATGCTGATATAGGCTTTGGATTTGCTAACGGAAGAGATATTAGAATCCGTTATGGGTTGTTCACAGAACTTACAATAGCAGAAGCAAAGGAATGGCTTGCGGAGCATCCTGTTCAAGTCTGTTATAAGATTGCAAGTCCTATGCTCTATCAGCTTTCCGCCCCTCAAGTCCGTACCTTGCTTGGACTCAATCATATTTGGGCAGACACCGGGGATATCACGGAACTGATTTATCCTGTGAATACAGATACCGCCATGGCGCTTTACGAAAAGGCGGACAAGGTTGCAAACGCAACAGCTGGAAACTTTGCTGCTCTGGACGCTGAAGGCAATCTTACGGATAGTAACAAGAGTGCCAAAGACTTTTTGGATAAAGAATATGAGATAGGCATTTTCGAAAAGCAATGGAATGGATTGACCAGTTTTATTGGTGATCGTATTTGGACAGATGGAGAGAATGTTTATTATAGTAGTGATTCAGATCAGTATATTTTAGATAAATCCACTTCAACTTGGAATACTAAAACGTGGAATGGGATAAGTAGCTTTAGTGGCGATAATATCTGGACTGACGGTGAGAATATTTATTATAGTAATAGCTCTGGCCAAAGAGTTTTAGATAAATCTACTTCTACTTGGAATACTAAGACGTGGAGTGGGCTGAGTAATTTCAGTGGAACTAATATATGGACTGATGGTAAAGATATTTATCTTAGTGAAAGTGCAAAACAATATGTTTTAGACAAATCTACTTCTACTTGGAATACTAAAACGTGGAGCGGATTGACTAGTTATGATGGTCAATATATCTGGACTGATGGAGAGAATATTTATTATGATTACAGCTACGAATCAAAACATTTTGTCTTAGATAAATCCACATCTACTTGGAATACTAATACGTGGAATGGTTTTAGCGGAATTAATGGTAATGATATCTGGACCGACGGTGAGAATATTTATTATAGTTTTGGTTCATCAACTCAATTTGTCTTAGATAAATCTACTTCTACATGGGACACTAAGACGTGGAGTGGCTTTAGTGGATTTAGTGGCCGTGCCATATGGACTGATGGAGAGAATATTTATTATAGCTGGTATGAAAATCAGTATATGATATCAAATAATATTAAAAAGCTTTACGTAAGTAATAATGGTAAATATGTTTCTGTTCCTGTAAAAAAGTTTATAAAAGAGAATGTTCCAGTTCCAAGTGATCCACTTAAATACGAAATAGAATTAGATAATTGGTCTGTTGAAACCTGGGGTAGTACTTTAGCTCCTGGTGGACAATATATTTGGACTGATGGAGAGAATGTATATTTCAGTTATAGCACAACACAACGTGTCTTAGATAAATCTACTTCTACTTGGACTACTAAGTCATGGTCTGGAATAACCAGTTTTAATGGAGATAGCATATGGACTGATGGAGAGAATATTTATTTTAGTGCTGGTAATGGACAGTTTGTTTTAAATAAATCCACTTCTACTTGGAGTACTAAGACGTGGAACAATAATGGATCAAATATATATGGAGCATATATCTGGACAGATGGAAATAATATTTATTGTAGCAATGGTACACAGCATTATGTTTTGGATAAATCTAATTCTGCCTGGAATGTTAAGACATGGTCTGGATTGACTAATTTTTACGGCAATAATATTTGGACAGATGGAGAAAATACTTATTATAGTGCCGGATACACGTATGTATTAAATAAATCTACTTCCACTTGGTCACAAAAAACGTGGAACGGAACAAACGTAATGTTTGGTGGATTAAACATTTGGACTAATGGTAAAGATATTTATCTTAGTGAAAGTGCAAATCAATATGTATTAGACAAAGCTACTTCCATTTGGAGTAAAAAAACATGGTCTGGTTTGACTAACTTTAATGGACAATATATTTGGACTGATGGGAAAAGATTTTATTATAGCAATGGCTCGAATCAGCAATATGTATTGACAGATAGTCCGAGAATTCTTATTGGAAAAAATGGAAATTATTCCGGCTCTTCTGTTTTGGCTTTTGTGGAAGAATATGTTCCGCCAAAGGTAGAAGTTGTGAATAATCTTACAACTACAACTACCGGTAAAGCATTGGATGCATCTCAGGGAAGAACGTTAGATCGAAACAAAATTAATGTCTCTGAAAAAGGCGCGGCCAATGGTGTTGCAGAGCTTGATTCAAACGGCCGTATTCCTTCTTCGCAGCTTCCATCTTATGTTGATGATGTACTTGAATACGACAAGCAGTCCTCTTTCCCTTCTACTGGCGAGGCTGGAAAGATCTACATTGCTAAGGATACGAACAAGACCTACCGCTGGAGTGGTAGCGCATACGTTGAGATCAGTGCTTCTCTTGCTTTAGGCACAACTTCTTCAACTGCCTATCGTGGAGACTATGGTAATACTGCTTATACTCATGCTGTGACAAACAAGGGAAGTGCTTTCAGTTCTGGGCTTTATAAGATTACAACAAACTCCGAAGGTCACGTTACCGCCGCTACGGCAGTTGCAAAAGCTGATATTACCGCTTTAGGTATTCCATCAAGTGATACAACTTATTCAGCAGCCACGCAAAGCGCGAACGGTCTGATGTCCAGCACCGACAAAAAGAAACTAGATACAATTGCAAATGTTTTCTATGTTGAAGGTCCGACGACGGATACTACTGCCGGAACATGGACAGGAACGTGTACAGGATTCACTTCTTATTCAAATGGATTAACGATTCTTTATCGACCGAATGTTGCTGGCGCTAGCACGACTACTTTGAATATTAATAATCTTGGTGCTGTAACTTGTTACTTTAGTGGAAACTCTAAGCTGACAACTCATTATGCTGTTGGATCTGTAATTTTATTTACATATTACAATAACGGCTGGCACAGAGCTGATTATGATTCTAATACAAATACACAAATTCGAATTTACAGGCAAACTACTGGATACGATGACGATTATCCATTTATTGTAAGTAGAAGTCAAACAATTGGAAAAGCGGGATCAAATAGTTCAAACACTGCTGTGTATGGCGTAGTTTCTGACACTGATGAAAACAATCCAACAGTTAATCCGTCTACAGGCGAAGTTAAAGTTAAGAAGTTAACCGTTGCTGATACTGTAAATGGATATAAACTTGCCGCAGCTTCATCAAAGGGTGTTACAGATAATACAGCTTCAACAGCAGTTTCTGCATCTGATACAAATTTAATAACAGCAAGAACACTTTATTATGCTGGATATACTAAAACAAATGGTACAGTTACTTCTGTTGCAACTGGTGTAGGCCTTACAGGCGGTACGATTACAGGAAGCGGTACTATCAAAACAAAGCTCAAAAGTGAGACTGCTTCCACGCTTGATTCGGCGGCAATGGGAAGCACGGCAAACAGACAGTATGCAGTTGGTGTTGATAAGAGTGGTTATCTGTCTGTTAATGTTCCATGGACTGATACCAATAATGACACAAAGAATACAGCTGGGTCTACAAACAGTTCGTCCAAGTTATTCCTTATTGGTGCTACGACTCAAGCAGCTAACCCTCAAACATATTCTCATGATACGGCATATGTTGGAACGGATGGATGTTTGTATTCCAACGGAACAAAAGTATTAACCGCTCATCAAGATATTAGTGGAAAACTTGATAAGAATCAAGGTTCTGCCAATGCTGATAAACTTATGAAGGTTGGTTCCGATGGAAACATTGTACTTATTTCAATGCATGATTTTGTACAGATGCTTATGGAAGAAATTTCAGTATGGGAAGGGGGTAATTATTAATGGCATTAGATAAACTTATTGACAGCAATCGGCTAGATGCAGCTCTTACAGCAACGGCAAATGCAATACGAGATAAAGATCCAAATGCATCTGCATCCATTCCATGGGATCTTGACACTGGATTCGCAAGCGCCATTGGTAATATCCCTGTAGGCGGCCTAGAAGATGAACTAATAACAAGAACCATTAGCATTTATGAAAATTCTACCATGACAAAAATTGGGAGTTATACGTTTGCCGAATGTCGTTATCTTTCATCTGTAAGTGCTCATTCTTGCTCGTATATTGGTGGATCTGCATTTTATGATTGCTCTGCATTAACAACTGTGAGTTTTCCGGCTTGTTCAAAAATTTTGTATAGTGCATTTTATGGTTGTAAAATACTTACAACTGTAAGTTTTCCTCTTTGCAGTGTTATTTATGATGGCGCATTTCGAGGTTGCTCCAAACTTACAACTATAAGTTTTCCTATTTGTACGAGTCTTGGGGCTAGTGTGTTTGGTTATTGCAGTAAACTTACAGCTGCTAGTTTTCCTGTTTGTACAAGTATTGACAGCAATGCGTTTGAATATGACTACGATCTTACAACTATAAGTTTTCCTATTTGCAAAAAAATTGGAAGTTGGGCGTTTCAATATTGCTCCAATCTTACAACTGTAAGTTTTCCTGCTTGCACAAGCATTGGGACTAGTGCGTTTAATAATTGCTGGAGACTTGTTTCCTTATATTTTATGGGATCTTCTGTTATAAGTTTGATAAATAGTAGGGCTTTTTATAGCACTCCAATATCAACTTATACAACTTACACAGATGGCAAATATGGAAGTATTTATGTTCCAGCATCTTTGCTTGCAAGTTATAAAACCGCATCTCAATGGAGTTATTATAGTAGTCGTTTTGTAGGAATTTAAGGAGGAAAGCAGATAAATGAAGTTACAGATTCTTATACCACAATATAAAGAAACTGATAAGATAATTAAACAATTATTGGATAGTATTGCCATTCAGCAAAATGTTCCATTTGATCAGATCGGAGTAATTATTTGTAACGATGGAAGCGATATATTTCTGTCGGATGAATTGTTACATAATTATCCATTTATGATTGAATATCATAAAGAACCACACCGTGGAGTATCCGCAACAAGAAACGCTTGTCTTGATTATGCTACGGCTGAATACGTTATGTTTTGTGATGCGGATGATATGTTTTATAACGCATGTGGATTATGGATTGTATTTCGCGAAATGGAAACAGGATTCGATAGTCTTGTGTCTGTATTTACTGAAGAAACACGGCATCCCGAAACAAAAGAAATTATTTATATTAACCATGAAATGGATAGCACTTTTGTTCATGGAAAAATTCACCGGCGTCAGTATCTAATTGATAAAGGGATACGTTGGAATGATAAACTTACTATCCATGAGGACAGTTATTTCAACATCCTCTGTCAGAATCTTTCTACAAATGTAAAATACTGTCAAACTCCATATTATCTTTGGAAATGGCGCGACGATTCTGTATGCCGTCATGATCCAAAATATATTCTGAAGACTTACCGTAATATGCTTGATTCAAACGATGCATTAATCGATGAATTTTTAAGCAGAGGAATTCAGGATAAGGTTATGTTTTTTACGGCTTTCATGATTTTTGATGCATATTACACCATGAACAAGCCAGAATGGATCGATCAGGAAAATCAGGAGTATCGAGACAGTACCGAAAAGCATTTCGCCGTATGGTATAAAAAGCATGAAGATATTTGGGAAAGCATTCCGATTAATGATAAAATGATGATCAGTAATCAAGTTCGAAGCAGATCCGTAATGGAAGGAATGCGAATGGAAGCTGTAACTATTGATGCATGGCTTAAACATATTAAGGAAATGAATTAAGTACTACACAAAATGTTTCTATGTTCGACGTAACCTTTATATTATTTCTTTTTTGTTAATTCAATATTTCTTTATCAATTTCAAAAGGAGATATCTATAATGGCATACGAAAATCCTACCCAGAAAAAGTTTCTGGACTTTACTGGGTTGAGTTATTTCGCTCAGAAGCTGAATGATTATCCAGATAACACCGTTATAGCATCTGTTATTGATGGAATGCAGGATGAACTGGATACCAAGGTTGATTCATCCAGCATCGGAGCAAGAAACGGAATAGCATCTCTTGATTCAAATGGTAAAGTTACTGAATCTCAATTGCCAAGTGATATATTGGTATATTCTGATTATTCAGATTTTCCTTTAACCGGAGCAGAAGACAAACTTTATATTGATGAAACATCAAATACACCATATCGCTGGAACGGCGAATCTTATTCGACAGTCGGCACTGTCATTTCTGCTATTACAAATGCTCAAATAGATGCTTTATTCGTTTAATAATCTACTAAGGGGTGATATTTGTGCCCATATATGCTACAACCATTGAAGACATGGTTCCATTGCATAATGATGCAAATATTGATTCTGAAATAACAACTGTAATACCAGCCAATACTACAGTAGCTATCCTTGAAAAAGGTGAGGTATGGAGTAAAACTGTTTTTAATGAATATACAGGTTATCTACTGAATGTTTTTCTTAAGTTCGAGAGCGAAGGCGAAGATAAAATAGTATTAAGCCTCTCGCGTGAGAATGCACAAAACTTATACTTAGCGCTAAAGCTCTCGCTCAATCAATAAGCGAGGAGTGTTTCCTATGGGAGAAATATCAAAAGCAGTCGGCCAATGGATACTTGGCAATGTCGGCTGGTCTATTATTATTCTTTTATTTATTTTGTCATGTTTCTTTAAGATTACCAAGAGGAATATTGATCCGCTTGGCTGGGTTATAAGCTGGATTGGAAAAGCTTTTACAACGGATGTCCGCAAAGATGTTGCAGAGTTAAAAGCTGATTCAGCCAGAAAGTTTGCTGAGGTTAAAACAGATCGAGCTGCAAAAATCGAAGAACTTAAATCAGACTATGAAGCAAAAATAACAAATCTTCGCAGTGATCTTGATGTCTTCGAAGAAAGAACAAATGCAAGCATTGACGAGATGAAAAACGGCACAACAAATAATTGTGAGATGATGAAAGAACGCATGGACCGGATGGAAAAATCCAATGACATGCAAACGATTCGTCAAATAAAATCACATGTACTGGATTTTGCTAATTCATGCTTTAATCATCGGCAGCATACAAAACTGGAATTCGAAAACATCATAAAGGAAAATGAAGAATACGAAGAGCTCGTGGCAAAACATGGTATTAAAAACAATGTTTATAAAGAAGACTACGAATTCATTATGGAAGTCTATCACGAGTGTCAACGAAAAGGAACATTTCTCGGCAGCGACAGACAATAAGACTTCTTTTTTTGTAAGTCTTTTTAAAAGGAGGAGATCCGATGGCGACATCTTTAAAGCTAAAGGAAGCATTTATTCAATATTCAAAAAAGATGTGTACGAGAGTGACGCTTTTCTGGATGCTCTATCGGATCGCAAATTTTCTTGTTGTTCTTTTGCGGCCGGAAATAGCGTCAGCTCTTGTGGATCTTAGTACCGGTGTTGACACAATTATGATTGTGAATATGGGCGCTTATACATTTAACAGCGGAACTGAGAAAGTAGCTATAGCATTTGGTAAAAATGCGATAAGACCTAAAGAAAAGTCTGAAGAAGAAGACGAATCTGAAGAAGATGAGTCTGAAAAGAAAGAAGAAGAAGGAGATGCAGTTGGATGACTTACAAAGAAGCAGTAGATAAATTTCTTGCTAAAGTTATTCAGATTTATCAATCCCATCCTAAACGGAGAGAACCGGCCGATGGCTCTGATGGTTATTGCGATTGCATTGGTTTGATTATTGGTGCTATTCGTAGAATGGGTCTCAAATGGACTGGTATTCACGGTTCGAACTGGGCAGCCAGAAAAGAAATGGTAGACCTCAAGCCTATTGCATCTCAGGCTGATTTACAACCCGGAGATATTGTGCTGAAAGCAGTTCCAAAGGGACACAAAAACTGGGATCTGCCCTCCAGATACAGGAAGGGCGGAAGGTACTACAACGGTGATACGAATGATTATTATCATGCTGGTGTAGTGTACAGTGTAAATCCTTTTCAAATCAAACATATGAGTACAAGAATGACCACAGATACTAAGGTAAACGTGTATTATCCTTGGACTCACTATGGAAAAAGTAGGCAACTGAAAGAGGCATCCGATATTCCTGTGCCAACTCCCACCTCTGGCGAACAGGCAGTGTTGGTTGCTCCTTCAGGAGGAACTGTTAATCTGCGTCGGACTCCTAGCTTAAAGGGAGCTTTAATGATGCAGGTTCCGCTTGGAACGATTGTAAACATCATTACTCCCGGAGAAGAATGGTGCAAGGTAACGTTCAGGAATAAAACTGGCTACATGATGGCTAAGTTCCTTGACATTATCGGTGATGGAAAAGGTAGTTATTGATTAAAGGAGATGTGTACTATGAAGTTTATTGCAGAAAATTGGTATATTATTCTTGCTGCTGTTGCGGCTATTGCTGTTATTATTTACTGTATTATTAAGTTCTTTAAATTTCCGCGAGCAGAGCAGATAGCGAAGATTAAAGAATGGCTCCTGTATGCCGTAGCCGAAGCTGAAAGAGAACTCGGAAGCGGTACCGGTCAGCTGAAACTTCGCAAGGTCTACGATATGTTTGTTACCAAATTTCCATTCCTTGTTAAATTCATTTCTTTTGAATACTTCAGCAACCTTGTAGACGAAGTTCTTGTTAAGTTCAAAAAGATGTTTGAAACAAATGAAAACGTCAAAACTTATGTTAACACCAGTATTTCTACACACAATCCAGAGGTGTAAACAATGAACGAACAAGTTATCTGGGATTATTTAATCAAAGAAACAAATAATCCTTACGGCACGGCAGCAATTATGGGTAACCTTATGGCGGAAAGCTCATTGAATCCTAAAAATGTTACAGGATCTAAAGACCCGGATTACGTTGCCAAAGCCGATGCCGGAACCCTGGATTTCGTTCATGACAAATGTGCTTTCGGTTTAGCTCAATGGTGTTTCTATACTCGCAAAGAGGCGCTCTTGAATCGTGCTAAAATCAAGGGGGTCTCTGTAGGAGACATCAACGTACAGTTGGACCATCTTATAAATGAATTGAAAAACAGTTATAAAACTGTCTGGTCTGCTGTAACCAACGCCGATGAAATTCGTGCTGCTTCTGATGTTTTTATGCTGAAATATGAAAAGCCAGCTAATACATCAGAAACAATGAAGCAACGGCGTGCTAACTACGCACAAAAGTTTTTCGATGCATTTGCTTCTTCCGAAACTCCAGACAAACAGGAGAAAAAAGAGGAAAAAACAATGCCAAAGAAGGTTGTTATAACTGCGAACAGGGTAAATCTTCGGGTCGGAAATGGCCTGAATTACTCTAGTATTGCACAGGTTAACAAGAATGCTATGTACGAGTGGATTGCAACAGCCGAAAATGGATGGCATGCAATCAAAATTCCGGGGAGAATTGTATGGGTAAGCGGACAATTTTCCAAAGTCCAATAAAAAAGGCAGCTTTCGCTGCCTTAATTCAGGGGATACTGTTATATACAGTGTCCCCTTTTTTTATCAGTCCCACAAATAATCCCAGTGTTCCAGTATTTCATACATAGTTTTCTTAAACAATTCTTTATGTTCGTTTGTTAATTCGAGCCATCGTTCATAATATTTTTCTCTTAATTCCCTTTTCTCTTCTGTTTCTTCTTCTGTGAGAGCTTCTTTAGGATTTTTCATTAAGCTATTAATATATGGCTCGTAATATTCATTTCCATCGTTTTCGTCTTGGCATTTTTCAATTTGATTTGCCATATGACGAAGCCAACTGCTCCAGTCTTCAGGAGTTTCAAAAGGAGATACTCCAGGGTATCCATGCCCATGTACAGCCATTTCTTTCAGCATTTGAGGAGCAATTTCTTTAAACCACATATCGAAATTAGCCCAATCCAAATAACAGTATCCCTTTGTTGTTCTTTGCCATGCGTTTTGAATATTCCATTTTAGTTCACGGAACCATTTCCAAGGTTTCTTTAAATAATATTTTGCTGGAAGGTTCCATGTCCATACATTCAAATAGTCTTTCAATTTTGCTTTCCTTCTTTTTCATGTTCTTCTCTATACAGCGGACAGGATTCTGTTCCTTTTAAGTTTGCCGCTGAAAACAAACCTGTCTTACTCAACCGATGTATTGTATTGCGTTCACATTTCTCATAACTGCATTCACTTACGCACCATGTTATATCGTCATAAATCCAGTCATACTCCATCTTTATCGCTCCATTCTTCTTTGTTTCTTGGATGTCCGCAAGGTCTCTCCTCGGTGCATTTTCCGGTTACGCATCCAGGACCTGCATTTTCAAAGATTTGCGGCGCTATTTCCTTGCACTGTTTAAGCATCTCGTCTGCCATCTGACGAATCTCCCACTGAGCCCTATTACATGTTCGGAGGCCAAAGAAATGCAGGAGTTCCCGACAGTTCATTGTCATAAACAATTGAGTTGGAACAGCCTGCGGTGTTACGTATCTTGCATCTTCCGCTGGAATTCCTGCATCAAGAAGCTTCTTGTATGTATCCATAGAATGTTTCATACAAGATATTGCTTCCTCTGCAAGATCAGACTGCTTAATAGTTTCCGGAATAATAAGTTCAGGATTATCAAGTTTTACATATCGCTGACTCTGAACACTGAATGAAGCCAAACGATGCCGTGTCAGCTGTGCAAGGCAAGCTCTGCTGATTCCTTCGATTTCAAATGTAAACGATGCGTGTTCAAGAACGCTTGTATGTCCTGCTCCGGCTGAATGTTTTAGTGAGCTTTCATAATTGTTTGAATTATAACATATGGCTGCAGCCATTCCACAAAGTTTAGCTGCATCCATTATTGGATAACTAATAAGTTTTACTTTCATTGTTTCTTCCTCCGTTCAATAGTATCTTACGGCTCTTGTCACAACCCGTAATACTTTCCCGCATATACCCATATCCACAAGTTCATGTATTGCTTTCTCATAGTTTTCGTCCTTTGGTTCTGCCATTATTTTTCTCTGCGGATACGAGTAGCAAAGATGGTACAGTGGATAATCTTCCTTTAATTCTTTCTCCATAAGTTCGATTTCAGCGTTGATGATTTTTTCTCTCGGAAGATTGATCAAGTCAAAGATATACTCAGGGATGTAATGGATAATCTCTATTACTGCATGTTCGTCGTCATCAATAATTTTCTTAACCATATTATACCTTTCATTTATATAACTGGAATTTTTTTGAAATTTTCCAAGCTGTTTCATCTTCAAGTGGGCGAAAACCAATACATGTTAATGTGCGACCTATTCCATTTTCATCAAACTCTTCGGGTGTTAGTTCTGTGTTACAAGCATCCTTAATTAAAAAGAAATCTTTTCCTTCTTCTAATCCAAGTTCTTCTGCTAATGTTTTCGCTTTTAAAAGCTGAGTCCTGTTTTTAGCTTCGCAGATTGTTTTTGTAAAAATACCGCAAAACCAATCTTCGTATATAGTTTTAGGAATAACTAATGGAACAAGATAATCTGTTGTTAAACTAAGTTGCTCACCTTTGCTACGAATTTTGTGAGATAAAAATGCCCAACTTGCATGTGCAACTTGAGATGCAAGTTTTCCTGGACTCATTTCTAAGTCTTTTCGTGCGATTATTAGTTGTCTCATATTTTCTCCTTAAAATAGTCCATGATGGAAGCATACAGCAAGTTAATCATGTTATCTCACAAACAATTTCCAATGCCACAAGCAATGCAGATTTCCAACCACGAATATATTCTTCGTCTTCGCTGAATGCTTTATCGGCATCAGTAATACACTCTTCAATTTCTTTAATAGCTTCGTCTTTTGTCATGTACTAAACTCCTATTTAAATTCCTATATATCGGAATTTTTTGATGCAAAGTGGTGTCCATTCGTATCCATTTCTGAATACTCGTGTATAAACAAACATTGGCGTTGCCTTATGATTCCATTTGCTAAATCTAATTACTAACATTTCAATTTTACTGACCTTCCTGCGTTATCGATTTTGTTAAGGACATTAATGTCCCTAGCAAAATACGACAACTTGGCATTTTTGACTTTAAAGCATTCTTAAATATGGCCATGTTGCTTTCTGAAAGTTTCATTTAAGTTTCTTTTCGCAGTAGTCCCTAAACGGACACCAATTACACGCAAACGCTTGTGCTGGGCAGTCCGCATCGGGACTATCTATCGTAAGCGGAGATACTCCTTCTCCAATCATTTCACATCACCACCTTTGTTAAACCTCCTATTTTAGTTACTTGTATCCACCTCGGTCATAATCATGCTCCATTAGCGGCTCGTACTTATTACAGCAACAAATGTTATCGCCACCGACACCGTCACCAAATTCGACAGCAAGTTTATCGTCATCACATTCAGGGTAAGAATTGCAACATGAGTTACAAAGATGCACATGATTATTTTCCATATCGTTAAGCTCCTATATATATTGGTTTACTTCTCCATACAGTAATTTAATGCATTACTGATGTTCTTCCCAATACGCTTTTACTACTGGATCAAGACACCCGTCTTCATAAGGATTCCGTGTACAATCAGTTCCGCTCCATGCAGGACATTTTGAGCAATCGTGTTCTTTTAAGTATTGCTCGTATTCTTGTTGTGTCATTCTTACATATCCTCCTACTTTAAAAGCGTTCTTTAACTAATATGGCTACGGGGCAGGATTTCCCTACATACTGACATGGTTTTTTGTCAGCGTCCTTGTCTCCCGGTCTTTGGTTGTGAGCAGTTAAACGACCCGTATATGTTGCTTAAGCTATTTGGTGGCGAGTGCCTATACCGTCATCTTGCATATCTGTTTTACTGCTCAACCGCTGTCCGGACAGCCTGTTTTGAAGCATAACGGCTCGCCTAAACTCCTATTTAAGTTATTTCCTTTTCTCATTTTTGAGCGTGTCTACCTTTTCCACCACCGCTTATATAGTTTTGTTAAACAGCAATTTATTTGTCATCTGCTAGTTCGATTTCGTTCTGAAGGATTTTAACAGTGTTTTCCAGAGCTCTTTGAAACACGTCATCGGAAATTTCAAGCGGCCTGACTTCTCCGCTTCGTGCCATTCCCGCAGAAACACAATCGCAAACCATCTCAATCACATCGAACAAATCAACATCGTCCGGCACATGTCTACGAAGATGATGCCGTTCAAGTTCTTCATAGTGCAGTCTGCACCATTCGCTGTCCTCGAACTGCATCCGTCCTTCCATCGTTGCAACCATATCCCGGTAAAACATACTTCGATAAGGCTCTGTCACCTTTGACCAGTCATGTTTTTCTGCTGATCGCTTAAGCAATGCACAGAACCTTTCTATAAGTCTACCAACATCACCACGATGTGATTCGTTTGCTTTGTTGAACTCAGAAATCGTTGGGATGTGATCTGCGTGTCTCGTATCACCGTTTGAATTTTTGACTACTTTTACCTTAGTTTGAGATTTTGTATACATATTTCTCCTTTCTCTTACTACCGCTACATACTGATACTTCGTAATACAGCAAATGTATACTATACTATTTGTAAATCGTCGAATAACAATATGTTATAATTGTGAATTTCATCATCCGATTTGTACATCAATTGTGTATCATATCCATGATACTTAGATATAAATTCATCATAGCTCATTGTATTATAATCTTGTATCATCTTATTACGGAGTTTTATGTCGTAGTCATCCCATGCTTGTAGATATTCTTCTTTAGTCTTTATCGGTTTCATTAGTTACCCCTTTTTGGCATTTCGTAATACAGTAATTGAGCAGGTGAGGATTTGCACCTCACATGACAGCCTTTACCAAGATCGCGGGTCGCATGAGCCATAACTCCTTCTTCTCTCGGAGTAACGTTACCTCTCCGATGGTAGCTGTCTCCCGGTAGCACGTCTACCTTTTCCGTCACCGCTCGTTATACAGTAATTTAACAGCATCACTTTTTCTGCGTTTCTCGTGCCTCAAAACACGAGTTGCAAGCTCTTGCATCTATTTCACAATCCCATTTGTCGCAGTAATCGTAATACCAATGGTAATGTTTGCAATCGTCACAACTCACTTTGTATTCACCTCCGAAACAGCAAGTTTCTCTTATTCCCATTTCAACTTTTGACCGCATTTGTAACAGAAATTTGATTCTCCATATACTGCTCTTTCTGGAAGGACTATCCCACACGAAGGACAATGATGAAGTGCGTCTTCATACTTTTTATAATTTACAACGGGCTTCTTTGCTTCCTTTTTTAAAAACCATTCAATTTCGAAGTCATACATTGTCTTGAATCCCTTCTGCCTATTCAGCCGCCGCTCGGTAATTTAGGCATAAACTATAGCTATCTCTCGAAGATAGTTTACAATCTTCTTCTTATCAAGCTTATAAATTCTTATTCCTTCTACAATATCTCTATATGGAGCTTGTGTTTGTTTGCGAATTTCTTTCAGCAATTCAACCTCAGATGGTGACAGTTTTTGTGTTGCAACATTTTTGTCATTACAGTGATCGATTCGTGTTTTACATTCTGTGCAAATGTTGTGTCCGTACAAACGTTTTCCACATACTCGACAGAGCGTAACGTTGCACAGATATCTACCACCTTCATCAATTTCTTCATAAATTGGCTTTTCCATATATTCCTCCACTTTTAATGTAACACTTCACTGATAAAATAGTAATTGAACGGGTGAGGATTTGCACCTCACATAACGGGATTAGTATTTTACACATCCGTCCCGACCGCCGACTTCTTCGTCTCGTTATTGTCGGTGCAGGTTCTTCCCCCATGTCCCGTCTCTCAGATGTATGAGCGTTTACCTATTTCGCCACCGTTCATAAAATATTTTAAGATTCTTTCAATTTTTGTTTGTTGCGTGTTTCTGATGGAATATACTTAATTATCTGTTTTTCGCCTGTCTACGTAGTCACCGATATTCACGGAATTATAATAATCTTGCGTAACATTCCACCATTCTTTTCCATCCTCGTTCTCAACAAGAATACTCCATGAATCAGCGTGTGATATCCATCGTGGAATAATCTGTGTATGTTTATTCTGCATCATTATAATCGGTTGATATGTTCGATGCGCTGGAACAAATGATTTATCTTTAACTATTCCATTATTTATAGATGTACAGCCAGTCAGACAAATCATCATAACAAACAGAAGTGCCACAATTATGATGCGTTTCATACTATGTTGTCACCTTCTTCATTTGCTAGTATCTGCATTTTCCATTTTTTTTTAATTCCCATTTCAATTAATGGGCACCATTCTGGTCTCTTTGTGAAAGGATCATCGAATTTATCATCGTAAAAACTTTTGTGGTTGATTCCACAGTTTACATAATCATTATTGCATGGACAATCTGAACAATTCTCAGGCATAGGAATATCAATTATTATCATCCCACTTCACCACCTGGTTGTATGGGTTTTCTTGCTTGTAAATATTTCGAAGGATATCAAGCTCTGCTTCTTGTTGGAGCAATTCTGCTTCCTGCTCTTTTAATATGGCAATGGTATCCTCGATCATCTGTCCCATGCAGTATTCGGGCTCCCTTATCGCCCTGAATTCTCTGCCGTTACAGATTTCATACGGGTTGCTGTCACGGAAGATCTTCCATGCTTTGATGAGTCTGTCAATATCAGGCATTCCACTTCACCGCCTGTCCACAGAATCCGCACCAATGCGGGTACACTTCGCTGTTCAACCTTTCTCCGCAGTGTGGGCAATCCCCAAATTTGGTGTCGAAAATTTTCCCACAAATTTCAACGGGTATAGGTTCACGCTCTCTTTGCATGACCTTCATCAGACCAATAACGTTTGTGTACATTTCATGTAGATCACCATCATCCTGCACTAATTCACAATCGGCACAGTTCCGGTCGCAGTCATCGTGCGATCCTCTGAGCATGCATTCATGTTCAATTTCTAATAGTTCAATCATTCGTTGGATCGTCATTCACTTCACCGACCTTTTTATTTTTCCTCGTAAACATATTTTTTAATAAATTCCATATCCGTTCAAAAACGTTCGGATAATAAGGAATTTCATCTGCTTCTTCCCACGTTCCATAAACCGTCTGTTTTGAGGTTTCCGGTTCATTCATCCCACTTTACCACTCTTCCTCCGGCTTTTCCGTTTTCTTTACAGATTCATGATGCAACTCAACTGTTGTGCTTGAAACCGTATAAGGAACACCATTTCCACAGTAATAACACATTGGAATTGTTGGCGAATAAACCCGTTTACAAATAGGGCATTGCCAACCTTGCTGTGCAAAATCAACGCTATGCCACTCGCTCATTCCACTTCACCTACCTTCCTGCTTGTCTTTGTTCATTTCCTCTAACTTCTTCAGAATCCTTGAACTGTTAATAGCAATATGAACAAGCGTTGCACATACAAGATAACCCATCAGCAGAAAATTTATTCCAAGGCACCTGATAACATTGTCAAGACTCATTCCGCTTCACCTACTTTCCTGCTCTAATGGATACATCCTTTGAGGTTTATCTGTATCCATAATAATTATTCCCTTGGGAAGTTTCTTTTCTACATCTTCAATTTCATGCAAATATTTGCTTGAGTAAACATATGTCACAGTTAAGCTATAACCATCGGTTGTTGGCATGTTCCAATGGCTTGATTGTGTGATTTTCATTATTGCTTCGCCTCTTGCTTAAGCCGTTTTATGAGATATGCCTCAAAATTGTCTAAACCTTCGAAAAAGTAGCCAGTGTCAGCTTGAAATGCATAACCTTTTTTGTCTTTCCAATATGTACAACTACATTCATCTTCTTCGTCATCTATGTATTTGTTTATCGTTTGTATTGCATTCAAGCATTTGGCTGCATTTTCATCTGCGTTGTATTCTTTATTTATCTCAACGGCGTCCTGTTCTTTCAGTATAGCAATGGCATCGTCAATGTATTCCATGATGCCGTTATAATCATCTCTAAACATAGTTAATGCGTTTACATATGATTTGAAATCTTTTGCCCATTCTTCAATTGTCATTCCCACTTCACCTTTTTACCGCACTGACGGCAGTATTTTGCATATTCCTTCGCTTTGTCGATTCCATCGTAAATGTGATACATGTACGCACCACACGAACCACAGGCCCATACAAAAATGCCGTCTTCACCTTGTTTGAATGTCGGTTCAACTGCTTCCTGCTCTTTCAGCAGAGTAAGAATTTCGTCAATAAATTTATGCGCTATTACTGCACTATCAAGTCCGATTTCCGCAGTTTGCGTTTTTATATCCTCTAATGTACTGATAACATTTTCCCTGTCAGTCATTTCATCCAGCTCCTTGTTCTTCCACACAACCAATTACCAACGGCGCTATAATATGTAGGCTTCTTTCCTGTTTCTTTTTCAATTTTCTTTTCACGAAAATGATTAACGATAAGCCCAATAATACAGCCAGCTTCCGCAATCCCCAATACGCAAAGAATAAACACATCCTCATTCATTCCCACTTCACCTCTTGTCCGCAATATGGACAATAGTTCCATTCACGAAAAAGTTCTTCATCACGACTTCCACATGTAGGACAAACATAATCCCAATAGCCATTCTTTTTACGTATAACTGGATTTTTCGCTTCATGTTTTTTCAACGGACAGTTATCATCACGTTTATTATTCAGCCATCCACTGTCGTTTGCAATCTTACATCCCATGTTTTTCCTCACCCAACAAGAATAACAATCAGATGGCATCTGAATATCAATCTGAACCATCCCACTTCACCGTCTTTCTTTGCTCATCCGATGGCTTTGCAGACCAACACCGCCATTTCTTGCCATAGCTGTCGTCACCGCGCTGTATCCGTATTGAGGCAATGCATGGCCATGTAATACAGGTTAATGCATAATCACCGCAAATCATTTTGTATTGTTTTCCAGGCAAACGTTCTTCTTCCAAATAGCAACAATCCCAATCAAACGCTTTGACCTCATCCAGCGTCATCACTCGTGCTTCCTGCTCTTTCAGTAGTTCCAGCGCATCCGCAGACAAAACAGCTCTGCAATCCTGAACAGCAATGCTGATATCGTTATATGGGCAATGTGCACATTCTGCAAAAGGATCGTTCCATGTGCTTTTTATGCAACATTTTAATCCTTTTAAAACATTTTCCCTGTCCATTCACTTCACCGACTTTCCATTTTTGCACCACAATACGGACAATATTTCCCATAAACCGCATACTCGTCAGATGCAGTAAGATATTTTTTACATTCCGAACAAAAACATTCTTGTTCTGGATATCCATCATTATCTATTGCAACAATGTTTCCATCTTTAACACTAACCCAATGTCCTGTTTTTGTTTCCTGCTCTTTCAGCAGAGCAAGGGCGTCATTAATTGAATCGATATGCGGTGATGCACCTCTATCAACCCATTCTTTGTCCTCAAGATACCGTCTTGTATCATGCAGTCCTTTGATAATCTTCTCCCTGTCCATGAACTTCACCGGCCTTCCCACAAAACTGGATGTCCACATTCACGACAGAATTTGTCAAACTCGTTTGGGTCATCCTCGTCATGATCTTCAAATCCAACATATGAACCGCATTTTCCGCACAACCATATACGACCTGTTTTCTTATCACGAACAGGCTTTACAGCATCTTGCTCCTTCAGCAAGTCAATGGTATCACGTACTAATTCGGCGCATTGTGGCATTAACTCGTCAAGAACAATTGCAAGCCGTTTAAGCCGTTCTAATAGTAATTCCCTGTCAGACATTCTACTTTACCTCATTGTCTTTCCCTGTTGTTGCGTCTACTGAATAACAGCTTCCTTCCGGATGCTCAATGGCATATTTATATCCATCAATAAAATCAGGCGTATTCTTTTTGTGAACAAATACATCGCCTTGACCGTAACGCCATCCTTTGCGCCAATCATCCGACTTCAATGTCCACTCGTCATTTGTCATTTACACTTCACCGACCTTCCACTTCAGCTTTTACGGTTTCAACCATGCCAACAAATGCCACCGTTTCAGCCATACCGCCAATCGGAATGCCACTGTTAATATTGTCATATTTTTCAAGCGCTTCGGCTATATATTCAGAACCGATATTCTTTTCAACCCATTTGGCAAGTTCAGACCGTAAATTGTAGCGTTTTCGTTTTGACTTTTTAAACAATTTCATTTTTCCGTATTATTTCCTTTCTCTATTAATTCGCAAAGAGTGTGCTGTGTTCCGACAAGAATTGCGATTTGACTTCGTAAATCATGAATTAAGTCGAGAGCATCATCCAATACTTCCCAGACTTTGTAATCAACAGTATCCTGTTCCGGTCTATTCTGTAAAAGGTCTTTTGCGTATTCAATATCTTTAATAACTTTGTTGCAATCCGTCATTCACTCCACCGCCTTTTTACCATTTTAATGGGATTTTGTTTATTCCTGCTGTTAGCGTGGATTTCGCTTCCTGTTCTTTCATGCACTCATATGCGTCAGCCATAAGTTTACGCATGCAAGTCGGTCTTCCAAGTCTGTAAGGACAAATAGCAGAGCAATCGTCTTCTTTTCCACATATCTTAAGCCAAAACATAACCTTTTCCTTGTTCATTCAGTTCACCTTCTTTTGTCTTTTTTCCATTGCCATCTGTCTTAAAGTGTTCCTAATATAAATTGAATAGCATTGATTTTTTCTTCTTTTGACATAGTTGATACTATTTCTTCTATTCTTCGCCTATCTTTTGCTTCAGCATCTGTAACTTCTCCAAGGAAATGTACGATGGCATCTTCACGCTTTGATGGAATTTTTGATGTGCCAGAAAGCCACTTTGAAATCATACTTCTCGAAACACCAATACGACTGGCTAATTCAGAAGGTTTTATCCCTTTTAACACCAAGGAATATCGCAAGTCTTTACCTGTCATTCCTGTTTTACTTCCTTTCCCCGTCAGCACAGTACCATCTTTCATTGTGAAATCTGCCATTTTTTATGCATTTATATGCACGGTCAGGGAAAATATCTGTATAGTCACATGAGTGTTTGCAATCCTTGCATCGGATAACAGGAACTGCATCCTTGCTAAAACCATTTATAAATCCTATAAGTTTTTCTATTTTCGCTTCCTGCTCTTTCAGCAGCTCGTAAACATCTTTAATCAAAGCATGTTTGCAATTATAGGAAATATCTTTATAAGAGCACTCTCCGCACAGGTTTGTATTATCAGGACGCAAACAGTACTCGATGTCTTTCATTACTTTATCCTTATTAATCATCCCACTTCACCGCTCTTCCACAGTTTGGGCAGTAATTGTAATAAGTCATTATTTCTGTTTCTTTGCATTTTCCACAGTAATAACATCTATCTTCTATGCTTAATCTTGGCTTAACCGCTTTCTTCTCTTTTAATAGTTCACACATTTCATCAAACATTGGTTCAGAAATATAGTAAAATATTCTTGGAGTAAAAAGATCTTCCTCGGCAGTTGATTTGACCCTTTTGATAAAATCATCTATTTTCGTTGCCATATTCAACAAATCCTTTCTTTTTCTGATCGTAAATATACGTTATTCGGACAAGTAATACGCCATTTTTTATCGGGTTCATCGCAAGAGTCTGATTTTTTACAATATGCACAGATCGGAACATAATCTTTTGTCGATGTTCTTCTGTTAATGTATATGGCTCGATTGATATTTTCCGTTTTCATCGGTATTTTAATCCTCCGTAGCAAGAACATTCTGCATTTCGTATTCTGGGCACCAGTCATCCCAAACAACAGCGATGGTTTTACGCGCTGAACATCCAGCATAACCTTTGGCATCAAACTTACCTTTATAATACTTGCAATGATTGCATTGCGGTTTGTAATATGGCTTATTATTGTATGTTTTTACTATTCGATTGTCATAAGGTAATGAGGTCGGAATTATAATATTTTCAAAACGTTTTCCGCAAAACGGGCAATGTGATGGTGTGATTGTGTAATTTCTATGCGACAAATTTGGTTTAGATTCTGTAAATTCTTCGATTTCTTCCTCATAATTAATCACGAGATTAAGTTGTTTTTCACAGGAACTGCATGTTGGTTTAAATATTATTTCGGCAGGAATATAAGATTGACCAGTTTTATTAGCATCCATTATGGTTACCCTCCAATAATAGGGCCAGTTCTTTCCTTCTTTTTCTTAGGAATATAATTGTCGCAGCAGTATTCGCTGTCATTAGTGTTCTCATGCCATTCAACTTTATCATCAACGTCGATTCTCGCAGTGCAGACGTATCCATCAAGGAAGGTGCATTCAGCTCCGCCAGGGAAGAGCTTAACTTTTTCGACTTCATGGTGATGAGCACAGATTTTACAGTTTTTCATTTATTTCACCTCATTTTATTGCCTTATTGGAAATGTCCCATACATGTTGGAATAATAGAACTGTCTTGCAGATTGCTGATTAATCTCTATCGCCATTAACCGTTCTTGAATGAGCTGCATCTCAAGATCATGAATTTTCAGATCAATTCTTATTTTTATCTTTTCTTCGTCTGTAGGCTCTGAATCCAAACGATAGTATTTCCTTAATATTTCATTCTCATCTGTGAGTTGTTTAATGGTTTCATGGCACGACTTCAAATCCGCAAGATCTTTTGCCGTCTTTGCCTGGTCATCAGCTCGTTCTTTTAGCGATTCATAATATTCATTCTCTCGTTTTTTAAGCTTTTGTTTCAACCCATCGATCTCGTTTTTTAAAATTTTACTCGCTATCTTCTTTAATATCATTCTGCTTCCATCCTTTTTTCTATATGCATTATCTATAAGGACATACATTTTCGCATTCTGACATACAATAATCGCTTCCTAATCCATAGCAAACGCTTTTCTTTGTATTAGTTTTTGCAGACTGTTTGGCGTTTTTCTTTTCCTCTGTTCTTTTTTCTACACAATTTCTTATAATTTTGCTTGCTTCTGCGTTGCTAATATACTTGTCGCATCCTTCGCATGGACAATAACCCCACTTAATTTTTGATTGTGTACAATATCTTATGGTTGCGCCCATGTCTTTTGTTTCTTCATAAAAATAACAATCTTCTTTGTATTTCGGCCGGTTAAAGTCAAGTCCGCAACCATAAATCATATATGGTTCACACGTATACTTTGGTTCTATAGAATCTTCAGTCTTTTTGTTTGTACGTGAGTTATGCACAGTGTCTTCTAAATCCCATTCATAATTTTCTGGCACATCTTCATTTTCAAATAAATGTCTTTCAGTCAAACCCATCCAATTTCACCTTCTTTCAGCGCATTCTGCAGACTTTCATTAGATGCCGTTAATGGCGTGAACGATATAATCAACCACGTCTTTCACTTGCTGAACGGTCCAATGAACGTTATCAAAAGTAGCGGTTTTCGCGATTAGCATTTCTATACTGGTCGTCCTTCCTGGAATAAAAATTGATGCCACAATCAGAACAAAACCAATAATCCCAGTTACGATGGCCCAGGTTCTACACACTTTCATATAAACTTCGTTATCTTCGAAACCATTTTTCACTTCACTTGCGTTGTATATCCATCCAACAACCAGACATATAAACGCTGTTACGAGCACTCCTCCGATTATAGCAATTACGGTTTGTAGAATACCAAGGACATTAATCCAGTAAAACACCTGTGGATTAATTACATAATTTTCCATTTGTTTCATTCCTTTTCTTTTAACATTTCATATATTTGGTAAATGTGTTTTGCGTTATATCCTATTCCTTTTGTTATCTCTGTTAAAGCTTTAATATCTTGTTGGTTATGATATGTTCCAAGCGCAGCATACGTAGACATAACTGTGACCAATACAATCAAAATGACTACTGCTATCATTTCACTTCACCATCTCCCTGTATATTATGCCTTTCCATCCTCGTTCCACAGTGTGGGCAGAAATATGAAAACTTCTTTTTAAACGGATAGTTATCAAACACTTTTGTATGACACTCTGAACAATAAACGCCAGCATTAGAACAGTTTTTAAGTACAATCCAATGCCCAATTTCCTGCTCTTTCAGCACGGAAATAATCTTTTTTGCTTGTTCCTGTGTCAGCGAAAGTGTTTCGTCAGCATCAGCGTATTTCTGCAAATCATCAAGTTGAATTTCCAGTCCTTGAATAATCTTCTCTTTATCGTTCATTTTCGTCCTTCCTTTTTCCAGAGGCGCAAAACCAATCTTTATCTGTTTTTGCACTGACGCATGGAATCCATCGTGATGTCTGACCCTGATCTTTCCAGAACATGCAGTCTTTGCATCGAACTATTTCAGGTCGTTCTTTTATTAATGAAATAGCATCACGTAATACGTCAGATACTTTTACTCGTAAAGAAACTTGTCCTTCGCCATATACACCTTCTTTGAAAACAATATCAAAATCTGTATCTTCGTATTGTTCCTTTAATAAATGTAATCCATTGCATATTGCATTTTGTGTTAACATAATTTCTTTATCTACTTTCATACTATTACACATCCAATTATTAAATCACGATTATTAAACCGCTTTTGTATCCTTGCTTCATACAATGTTCCAGTAATCTTTGGCCGCATCTTCTCCATCTTGATTTTTTATATGCTTTTCGATAGATGCTCCACTGAATATTTCCGTGTTCATCAAATCTAATTGTCATTCTTTTGAACCTTCTCTTTCAAGAAATTCTCGGATACTATTTCCTTAATGTTTTTATTTCTCTTCTGCATATCGATCTGTTGCGAAGCGCACATTAAAATGTTTGTCTTTATTACCCCAGCGGAACATAAAGTCAATCTCAACGCTATCTCCATCACGACACCATAAGTTCGGATCATCACGAACAGCTTGCGGCATAGAGTTCAGGTCGTGCGTTGCCTGGTAAATCCAGTGATCATACGTGCTTTTGTTCTTGCAGCGAATTACAATGTCCGCAACACGTATGCCAATAAACCGGATATCGATACCAACCCAATATGTCCAGCTGCCATCATCGTTCAGCCCCTCGAATCCGTGAACGTTAGCGTACATTCCAACAGATTTCTGTGATGCGTTAACATATTCATCACAAATATGATTAACCCAATATGTTTGTTCTGTTGATTCCAAGCCTTTGTTGCTAAACAGTTTTTTTATCCATTCTGCAAACCTTTTAAAAATGGAAATAATACCCATAATAACAGCTCCTTCTTTATTTAAAACTTTTGAACCCTTCCCTGAATAACTTCATTAGATTGTATTTCCACTTCAGTCGTTATCAGATGTTAAAAGATTAATTAAGCTTTCACAGTATTCTTCATAGCTATTATGTCTATAAAGAAGCATCTTATTCTTAAGTTCTTCCAGCGCTTCTTCGAATTTCTGTGTATCTTTGTTCTTAATCTCACAGATAATAATTCTGTATTCCTCTCCCTCTTTAACAAGTTCCTGTATGAATTTGACGGGAATTTTACGTTTATAAAACAATGAATCGGCGAGATATTCGCTTGTATCGATATATGCGTATTTTGTTTTTCTAAGTCCTTTAAAGCTCAAATAATTATTCAAAATTGCACCTCCATATTTTTATTTATGTAAATTATATTTTATCAAATATAAGTAGGCCCCGCCATAACGACGGGGCCTTTATCCAGCCATAACCTAATTAATCTTACTTGTTAACAGCGTCTTTGAAAGCCTTACCAGCTTTGAAAGCAGGAGCACGCTTTGCGGCAACCTTCATAGCTTCGCCAGTCTGAGGATTACGAGCAGTACGTGCAGCACGCTCACGAGTTTCAAAGGTACCAAATCCAATTATCTGAACCTTATCCCCTTCAACAAGCGCATCAGAAACAGTCTCAATAAACGAATTAAGAAATCTTTCGGCCGCAGCCTTGGTTACATTGGTCTTGTCAGACAGCATGGTTACTAATTCTTGCTTATTCATTTTATTAATCTCCTTCTTATTATTTGGCTGGATAATATATACAAACACAGATATACTGTGAGTGTAACAATGTTATTCCCACTTTAGAGGCTTACCGCAGTTATCACAATAATTGCAACCCCAGCTTTGAATCCATCCGCATGAACCGCAATGTGGAACACCGTCTATGTCTATAATTCCTTGCGCGAATGTGTGTTCATTTAAATGTTTTAAGGTCTTCAAGTGTTCGAGTGCGTTCATTGCAGTACCGGCGTGAATATAAAACATAAGTTTATTTTTATCTTTTAATAATTCTTCGAATGTGTTTATTGTTTTATCTAATTTGCCTAGTTGTCTCATATTCAAAACCTCCGTAAGATTAAAGTTTTCAACACACAAAAGACGGCTCTTTCGAGTCGTCTTCTGAATTATGAAAACTCTATGTCAGTGCAGTTATAAGAGTCGGAGTCTGACACTCTATCCAGCTGAGCTACGGGCACTCAACGCTGAATATATTAGCATTCCAGACGTTGAATGTCAAACTTTTTCAGAGTGTTTTTCTCGGAATTGGTGTTTTGTCCATTTTATTGTTATTTGTTATTTGCTCTAAATGGCCTCTAAGTATTGATTCTATTGTGTTCCAGGTCACATGATTACGTCAACTTTTTTGTCATCTTGTCCAGTGTATCACTCAGCATATTACTTGCATTCTGAATATTATTTTTGCTTTTGTCGATATATTTATTAAACGTAAAGCTGAAGTCAGAATGGCCAGCAATTGTCTGAATCGTCTTAGGATCGACATTGCTTGCTGCAAGCAGTGTTAAGTAAGTGTGTCTGAATATGTGCGGCGTCGCATTGTGAAGATTGATCTTCTTCCCTATTCTTTCCCATGTTCTTACAAACTTTGACTGTGTCATAGGCTTATCGCCGCTGACTACAAAACCTTTTCCTCTGTTTTGTAGGTATTCTTTTAATTCCTTTTGTATTGGTATGCTTCTTATTCCAGATTTACTCTTTGTATAGTTCTGAACAACTGAAGTATTTCCTTTAAATGTTACTTCGGAACATACTAATATCTTGTCTTCCAAGACATGGTCCCACGTCAGACCTAGGACTTCACCTCTTCGCATACCTGTATAGCAGAAGAGTGCTAAAATCTTGGCATCCGATTCATCGAGAGCCTTGATATTAGTGGTGATGTCATAGAACTCTTCAATGTTTAATGCTTCTCTTTTCGTGGCACGATCAGGCAGTGTAATTCTTTTTGATAATGTTGGATCTGTTTTTACTTTTCCGTCTTCTACAGCGTTCTGGAATATTTCATGAAGCATGATCAGCATTTGTTTTGTATATGATTTAGATAAATGCTTTTTTGTTTGAAAGAACTTTTGAATTTCAGCCGTGCTGATTTGAGACAAAGTCATGTCATCAAAGTATGGATGAAGATGTCTATCCAGTAGAAACCTATTGGTATCAGCAGTGGAAGGCTTCCATCTTGGTAAAAGAAAAATATCAAAGATTTTATCCGTATAATCTTTGAATGTCTCGCTGTCTGTTGGCTGCGGTACTGTGTATTTATTTATTGCCGACATGATCAAATCAGTAAACGTATTACCAGTAATCCATGTTGTAGTACCATCCGGTAAGGTGATGTGAACCTTTCGCCGTCCCATTTCTGTGTTCCTTTCTGTTGTCGGCACTGACTCTATAGAGTTTTCAAGGTTCATTGACGAGAGCTGATCGAAAACATATCGAGCGATCTCATCTGCTTGAGTATAAGAAAGATTATTATCGTTGTCAAACATACGTATCTCCTAAACGGGGCGGGCTTTTGAGGCCCGCCCCTTTATTTATTCTGATCTGAAATCATCCAATATTCCTGTTCTGCAAGAATATGTTCTGTTTGTAATAATATCTTTTGTCTGTGTTATTAATCCTTGCAATTGTGTCATTTTGTTGTACAGGACTTTGTCACTGAAGAAACTATATAACGGTTGAAGTATTTCATTTTCACTTTTACACGCCCTTCTTCTTTGCAATACTTCTGTTAATTTGTTATACAAGCTCTTCTTTTCCTTTTCAGTGAGCTTCTGTGCCAACTCCATGCAATGTTTTAAATCCATCTCCATTGTTTCGGCTTCTTCCTGGCACCTGATATTATCTTCATATCTGGAAATTACACTTCTGATGAAATTGCAGAATTCTTTCATTTGTTCTTCTGAATTTAAAGTGTCATAATCTTTGTCTGTGCCATGAAAAGAAATTCCAGCCTGAATTGGCTCCTGTGCTTTTGACTCAATTGTTATTTTATTCGGATTGTTGGACAGCAAACGTTCGATCTGCTTTGGCGTTAATCGAGGATCTCTTTTCGCCATTGATCTTAATCATCCCCTTAGTCATCTTCGTATGTCATTTCAGAATATTCAGCATGAGCTTCTTCCTTTACATAACTTCCTGTGTCAATAAAATCTGTTTTGATGTATCCTCTGCTTGTTACGCACCACTCATCAGAAATGACATATACGTTTAATGTGTCTCCGCCATAAAGCCAGCTTTTAATTTTGCCATTCATTGTCTTTCTGGCTGCAACACGCGTTTCTGTAATGATCATTCTTTTAGTGAACATTGGTTTATATGGTTTATCATAAACAATATAATTGTTTGAAACCCATCCTTCTGTGGATTCAGCCGCAAGATCAATTAAGTGAAGATATCCATTTACAGTTTTTCCATCTGTGTAAACGCTGTCACAACACTCAAGTTCACCAAACGCAAAACTGCTCTTTCTTGGATATTCTCTGATATTTACAGTTGAATCAGGCTGACAAAGCACCCAGCATTCTATATATTCATTATCTGCCAGCGAAAACGAACATATACAAACAAGAACAAACAATAAAGAAATAAATCTTTTCATTTCTTTTTCATCCTTTCGAGACCACAGTTGTATGAATCTCTAATGAACAAAGGACACTCCTTGATAAAATAAGTTTCAATTGTTTGTTTCAATGAAGGTTCAGCGACCCATCCTTTAACAGGTTTTAATTCTGCTGACCATGGACATCCGCCTGTTGAGTTTCTACAATCCCAGCAAAGCTGTCCGCTGGTTGTAAATTTGTTTTCTTCACTCATGCCAGCTTATACCTTGTATATGTAGTCTTCTCGTTATATCGATTCATTGCATGTTCTTGGAGCCTTTCAATAGAAACACCTCTGTGTTCCAGATCTGAAATACGGGCTGCCAGCCTCATAATTCCAAGATCTTTATAAGCTTCCAACGCTGAAATAGAACCGAACTCCTTCATGTAATCAAGAACTCTTTCGCACTGTGTCATAATTCAATCTCCTTATAAATAAGATTTGCCAAAAAGTTTTCTGAATTCATCCCTTGTACGGGTTTCTTCGAAAGCTTTTTGGCATTCCTGTTGTAAATATCTATCAAGCTCTTTGTCTTGGTCGTGAAGTTTCATATGAATATCATGTCTTAGCCATACCCAACATCCTTCTTTTTCTGATATTCTTCTATTAGCCATGCCATGATAAATATGATGGCGGTCGAGATTGTTTCGGCTGCCAGTAATAAAACATTTTTTTTCATTTGGCTGCAGAATTGATTTGCTCATTTACTCACCTTCGTCTTTTAAACGGGCCCAAGCTTCGAGCATTTTTGTCATTGCAGTCTCAGTAATTGTAGGAACACCAAGATCGTTAGCAATCAACACAAGATAATCTATGACACGGCTCATCGACGCTGAATCATAGGTAGAACTTCCATAGAATGCATGAACAATTTTATAGTGTTCTTTATAACTGTCGACAATTTCTGCAAACCATCCTATTCCATGTTCGCTCCATCTTGACAGGAATTTCTCAACGGCGTCATCTCTTACCAGTAAAGGTTCAAATTCTCCTTTAGCTTTTATAGCTTCTCTGTAAACGTCATTCTTGCCATCAGTTGAAAATCTGGACGATGCTTTAGCAATTTCACTGCATAGATACCATAAATACTGATTCGCATTCTGAGAACGTTTAGGAGAAGCTTTCTTTATTTCAACAACAACATCGCAGTCTTTTAATTTTTCATACATTTCCCTGAAGTCAGTTTCAACGGTAACTGTAATGTTCTGACTGTCATTACGGTTCATCGTCAAATCTCTTAAACGTCCGATCATCTTTTCGCACTCCTGCCCAATAATAATAAAAGTTCATAATTACAAGAACTCCAGCCATGATAATAAACTCAAGCTGATAAGTCAGATCTGTTCTTATACAGAAGAAAATCAAACAACCAAGCCATGCGAACGCTGCAATAAGTGGTACGTATTTCCATACTTTACTCATCATCTGTACCTCTCATTACAATATCTATAAGTTCGTCAGCTGTAATATCTAACTGAACATGCTCACAAACTGTTTTGCAGATTTTTCTTATTATTGATTCAAGTTTGTCTTCAGTTATAAATGATGGATAATTTCGCGGAGAATAGTCAAACGTTGTTGTTGTATCAGTTGTATATGGCGCAGTAGTCGTATACGTCGTATACGGTTCAAGATCTGTATGTATCGTATATGGCCGAAAATTTGTATCTAAACCTGTTAATGTATCAAGATCATGAAAGTCTAGTGGCGGCATATAAATCACCTCAAATTTTATCTATTTTGGAAGCTATCATATCAGCCGCATGAGTATAGAAAACATTTGGAAATTTTCTTATTGCGCTGTCAAACTCGTTCCATTCTTCTGTTTCGTATGGACCCATGTGATATCTTATACACAGCAATTCTTCTTCTGTAAGATTAATAAACTGTGAAAGAATCATAACCGACTTAGCTCCATGTCCTTTAAGGAGCAGCTTTGGATTATATTCATAGTGATACAATCC